ATGAGTATGATAAATTCAGTGACAATAAATCAATTAGAGGATTGTAAAAATAAATTAATGAATCCTGAGGATAAGTGGGAGTTATTAATAAAGGCTATAATAGATCTTAAATTAAGTGTAGGAGATTTAGAAGCTAAGATCATGACAATAAAATCATTTGAAATAAATAAGGTTGTTCAATTAGAAAATAATCTAAGAGAACTTAAATATAAATTAAACTCAATATGAAGACTAGTAAGGCATTAAAGTTATTTATTGCAATAGTTGCACTATTATCAGCAATAATATTACTCTAATAAATTCTCCTATTAGATAAATAAAAATTCCCAAAATTAATTTGGAAATATTATTTTAAATTATACGTGTGCACGTTATATAATAAAGGTATAATTTTAAATAGCACATGATAATATAAATTCATAATCTAAGCTATACTTTATTAAATATTTACTATCTTTGTATTAATAAATAACAAATGATATTAATATTAAATTGAATCAGGTATGGCTAATTTTAATTTTGGGAATTTTGATTTTTCTCAATTTGATCCTAGAGTAATACAAAATGCTTTAAAGATGTTAAATTATATACAAAATAATATGCAATCAATGCAAAAGATATTGTCTGAAGATCCAGATTTAACATCTCCAGAAGCTACACAAATAGTTAATGAATTAGGTGCAATCAAGTATCCAAATAAAAGTTATTTAGATAGACAAAGAATAGTTAAGGAAGAGCTTAAAGAACTACTTCCAGAATTTAGAGAGAAACTAAGATAATTAGATGAATCCATAAAGATTTAAATGTTGAGTATGATAACCTTATTTAGATACTATTTAGAATCGGATTACTTGGAAAAGTAGATTCTAAATAGTATCTTTGTTTTTATAAATTAATTTAATATTAAATATGATTATGGGAAAAATTAGTGAAGAATTTTACGAAAAGATTGACTCTTTTATGAATAATGAAGTTGGAAAACTTTGTGAATTGGAAGGATCTTTATTAAAGATTATCAAGAATATGGATGATTTGATTGAGGCTAAGAATCAAGAAATTTCTAAGTTAAAAAAGATGGTAAGTGGTTATATAGCTGAAAGAACTTCTTTAAAGGAAGAATTATCAGAAAATAAGGAACTTCTAGAAGCTGTTAATTCTGAGAACTATGTATTAAGAAATAAAGAAGAAGGATTATATCAAACTATTGAAGAATTACATGATGAAAATATAAAATTACATCGTGAGATTGAGGAATATAAAAATAATGAAGTGGCCTATGATGATACTATAGATGATTTGAAAGAAGCTATTGGTATAGAAAGGGAAAGAGTTGCCAATTTAGGAGAAAAATTATGTGAATCAAAAGAGCAAATATCTCAACTTGAAGAAACTGTAAAATGGCAAAGTGATTATATTGAAAATGACACATATAAGAAAAATGCAGAGGAAGAGATAGTTAGATTAAAGGATCAATTAAATCAAGCTAAGACTCTAGCAATACATAATTATAACCAGTGGAAGAAATTAGATGATAGATGGAGGCGAATTGAACTTGATAAGACTGATGAAAATTATAGAAAATTCTGTGAAGATTATGCTAGATGGGAACTTGAGGCATATGTTGGAAAGAAAGAAGGAAATAAAGTAGAAGATACTTATACTTCTACATCGACTAATGATCCTGAGGAGAAATTAGATAAGATTCCAGAATATGCTAAGGTTGGTAAATCTGAAAAGGAATTATCAAGAAATAAATTAACAATAGAAGAGGCTAAAGATTTATATAATGACAACCCAGTTATCACTGGATTTTTAGAATTATTAGAATCTATGGGAATTAAAACTGTTGATACTGTAAATGCTTTTGAATTATTAAATGATTAAATATGGGAATAAGTGAATTGAAAGAAATTGCTGAAGCTTTAGAAAAGCTAAGTAATATAAAAGATTTAGATATAGATATTCAAATAAATATAAAAAATAGTCGACCCTACACTATAACTAGCACTCCTTGGAATACTGGCTCGGGCAATTGGAATGATTGGTGGAAAAATGGAAAAGTTTATTGTTCTACTAATCTAATAAATGAAATAAAAGTATAACAAAAAAGGACTAATCTTAATTGATTAGTCCTTTTTTATTTTAATATACTCCAAGTTCTCTATAATAATTTTTTAATAATTCTACATGAGCATCTGTAAGTTTGTTATCTATCCATAATACAAAATCTTGAATAAGTCCTTTAAAGTATTTTTTTCCACTCTGCCATACACAACCCAAATGAATGTAACTATCACCTTGCTCACTAGATAAATCACTATAATCTAATGGACTACCTATACTACCTGCTCCAACACCTTTAGTAAATTCAGAACCATTTATAGAAAGAAAAGATGTTGGTGTTCCATCTCCTGTTGCAGTTATTGGAGACCTGAATTCCGCCATAACATGATACCATTTATCGGTAGTCATAACAGTGTTATAAGCAGCAGCAGCATCACCACCCGCATAACTTTCAGCACATATTTTATTACCTTGGATACTAGAACCCCATCCTAAAGCATATCCTAATCCTTCTGTATTTAATCCAAATATAGTTCCTCCCAAAACTCCTGAATAACTACTATTTTTAGTAGTTTGTTTTATTAGCATTGATATGAATACACTATGTTGTGCTTTAGCTAATTGAGCTAAAGAAATATCAACATAACTACATTTCAGTGCTTTCCTCCCTCCAACACCTTTTTCATATGTAGGACTGTTTGGAGTACTGATAAAGTTAATAGGACTCATTTGAACTCCATCAATAAGTAAAGGAGTTTGTGTTATATTTCCATCAAATTTGCAATAATGGATAGGCACTATTTTTAAATCTTTTGTTATCTGTGCTACTATAGGATCTAAATCAGGATAATTAGGCCAAACCTTTTTATCTCCTAAATAAATACTATTTCCATTAGAATTTCCAACATATATTTTAGATAACTCATCGGCTCCTACATATACAGCCATATTTTACTTTACTTTACTTTACTTTTATTCTTAATAAAATATTTATCAACTAATACTAAAGCATTAGAAAATGCACAGAATAATGCAATTATTCCAAAAACAATTTCAACATGTGCAAACATATAAATAGTTAAGAATATCAATGCAACCATATTAGTAAATTCAAATAAGAACTTTCCTACTTTAGTAGATAAAATTTTATTAATTATTTCTCTAATTTTATTCATATCATTTAAATTTATTGATTATACTTTTTAGTCTTATTTTTCCTAGGTTCTTCATAATTTCTCCAATACTTCTCTTTTAACCAACACCACCTAGTTCTTTGTTTTAAATAATCTAAATTATTCTCATGAATATATGCTTCCTTTTCAAAACATATATCATGATATGCCTCATCATATGGAGGTCTTACTAATTCTACTAACCAGAATAAGAAATAAAATATATAGAATATAGTATATCCTATCCAGTTTATCTTACAGAAGTCCCTTGCTTGAGCTGAATGAATTTCTTCATGATTTATATCATACTCATCTAATCTCAAAGGACTATCTTTAAATTCTTTCCTAATATACATAGTTCCATAAAGATTTATTGCATAAAATCCTTTAAATGGAATCAATGAAGAGTATTTAATTTTCATATTATGCTGGACCTATAGCTATATATCTAAATAATCTGGTGGTTCCTTCACCATTAACAATATAAATTGTTGAGGAAGATAACTGATAAATTGCATAATTTTCTTGTCCTCCTACAGCATCATAATCCCATGTACAAACTGCCGTATAAGGATTTCCACCAAAAGAACTAGCAAAATTTGTGCTTCCTCTAGTATTTGGGCCTATAGATAATGTTCCCCAATTAATTTTTATTCTCCCCAATGTTATATATCCATTAACAGTTGCCCTATGATCCCCTACTAATTTAAGATAGTCAGTTTCTGTCACTACTTTATTACCATTACTATATAAATTATTATTACTCATATAACAATTAGAATTAGTATACAAATTTTCAGTATCTCCTGTAGTAGAAGCCGATCCAACTAAATATCTAGTTGCAGTAGAGGTAGAGAGGCTTACCCCCCCCCCTCCTACATCAGCAACTAATGTGTTTCCTACATATATTGCCATACCTAATTTAAATTATTAATTAATTATTTACTTCCTTTTCCAGATTTTCCTTTAGAAGATCCAGATTTTTTACTACCTTTACAAGCCATAATTATTTCTCTTTTAAATTGTTAATATATTTATTTACATTATCTATTCTATTTAACCATCCCTTCAAAAATTTCTCTTGTTTAGGATTCTTAGTTACAATAGATTTATAATATTCTTGTCTTTCTTTAATAAAATTATCTAAAAGTATTCTGGGACTACAAGTATTTGCCTCATTGATTGTCTTAGGGCCAATTTTACCATCTATAGATAAATTAGCTGGACAAGTTTTATTAACTGCTCTTTGTAAACATTTAACACCATTAGAGATTCCAGCATTAACTCCATGATCCAATAAATGAGCTGAGATATATAAATTATTAATCTGATCTATTTTTAGTTTGGAATAGAAATGAACTAAATAAAATTCATATATTTCTTCCTCTAAATCCTCATCCCTAATCACTTGTCCTCTTTTCAGTGGTTCATGCTTATTAATTATATTCCAACCTTCCCAATTAGGGAAATTCTTTTCAGAGATTCCTTTATAAGTTCTTCCTCCAGAATCATCTGAATCATTTACATATCCTCCTTCTCCTTCAAGAATTAAATTGATTAGATTTATCTTTTTACTCATTACTCTTCTTATTAGGTTTTACATATTCTTCCCCATTCTCATCTTGTATTCTCATATATTTAAATATTGATTTTCCTAATCTTTTATAGGCTGAATCAGTTTTTAATTTATCAGCTTTCTTAGCTTGTCTGATTAGGACTTTAGTATTTTTTCTAGAGAATATCCTAACATCTCCTTTTATAACCAGTTGAACTTCTCCATCAGGATCTAATACTTTAAGAAGAGCAGAGAGTTTTTCTCTTTCAGAGTCAAGAACTTTTTCAACATTTTCTTGTGGTAATGATTCAATTCTATTTTCAATAAAATCTTCTAACCCATCGAATTCTACCTCATCTCCTTCTTTTATTCCTGATCCAGCTTTTACTTCCAATACAAACTGAACATTATTCTCTGTTATTAAATCAGTAGTATTAGCTATTCCTTGCCCAACTGAAATAACTTTTTTACATGGACATATAAATACAATATCCAAATCTAAAGGAGTATCCTTCATCCAAAAGGAGATCTCTTCTTGAGGTTCATCATATATAAATAGCATCCCCTCATTATCTCCTAGATTCTCCTCATTCATTAGCCCTCTACCTTTTTCCCAAGTATCGTAGGCTACTCTACAGACATAATCATTGTCTCCTACTTCTACATCTATATAATTCTTACCTAATTCTGACATTTTATGCTAATATAATTATTCCTAATAAAATTGCTATACCAATAGATAAAGCGGCCCAAAACATTTTCTTATCTAACTTATTCTCAGCTTTACCATTTTCACAAGAAGAATTCTTTTTAAATGGATTTTGGAATATCAACCATAAAATCATAGGGACAAACCAAACTATGAATACAAATATTATTCCTCCTAACATAATTACTTATTTGTTAACATTTTAAAATACTTACTATTATATAAAGAATCTAATGAATGTGTCATTTTACTTCTTCTCTTAGCTTCATTTAATCCTCCTTTGGGTCTTACATATCCAGCAGACAATGCATAAGCTTTTTCTTCAGCAGAACTTTTTCTACTAATAAAAGCTTTTCTTGCATCCTCGGCAGTATTAAATCCACTTCCTTTACCTCCATGATGCCAATCATCTGGATGCTGAGAGTCAAGTGTGGTGTTAATAATAAATTCTGCTTGTCTTTGAAGCTCTGGATCTACTCCTGGAATAATACTATCAGTGCGATACTTCATCATTCTATTATATCTATCAGATCCTTTCTCCCACTGTAATAATCCATATCCAGGCCCTCCACCTATCTGTTTAATTTTAGGATTCCCAAAACTTTCTTTAATAACAGAGGGCAATATTCCTAAGGATGTTTTATATCCTAGATTTTTATGAAAAAATTGCTGTAACCAATCTATATTATCCCAATTTATTCTCTTATCAAATTTAGGATTAGATTTAATTTTATCCTCATAGATTGATTTATTAGATTCAAATTGAGGTTGTTTAGATACTTTTTTAGACTCTTCTATAACTTTTTCTTTATTATTGGATTTAAATAAATTCCAAATAGGCAAAGGAGACAAACCATTCATAGTTCCTCCCATTTGAAGTTTACTAATATCTTTTACATATTTTTCACTTGACATTCTCGTAATTTTTAACTACATTAGAACAAATTAGTAAAACTGTATTCATATCAAAATCTGATTTTAATTGATTTATAGACATACATACAAGTTGTATATTATCTCTAGTATATCCTAAAGAAGGATTTATTTGATCAATGCTTACATTAGAAAAAGTTCTTCCACTATCTAAAGTATATGTCATAGGCAGCTTAAATACTTTACACAGTCCACGTTGTTCATCCCACAGTTTTCTTATAAATTCCAAATCTAAATCAAAAGGAATATTTTTCTTTATGGCTCTTCTTTTAGCCCCATCTAGTCTATTTCTAAGAGTTTTCTCTAACTTCTGATCATCTGAATATTTTGATCTTGCTAATTTATTTTGTAAAGTTTTACATTTTGCACATCTTTTATCTTTATGATTTCTATACTCATAATTCTCACTATGTGAAAAGTTATCTTCATCTAAATATTCTCCACATATAAAACATTTTAATTTACCATCCTTCCAATTTTCTTCTAACAGTAATTTGTTTTCACACTCTCTACAAACATTACTTAGTTCTTCTTTAGAAGTCTCTTTATTTTTTATTCTTTTAAAATAGTTTTTATTAGCTGGGAGCTCTTTTTCACAATGAGAACACTTTTTAAATTTCTTAATTCCCATTTTTAGAATTATTTCTTATGCCAGCGCCTGGCGTTTTGGGCAAAGGTAGCTCTCTTTCTAACTGCGGGATCAGAACTATTCTTTCCCTTAGCAATACATTTGGAAGTAACTTTTCCTCCACAATATTTAGTAAACTTACCTCTATTAGCTTTCTTTATATGTATCTTACCACCTTTCTTTAGAAATAATTCTATTTGTTCATTCAATGAATTTTCCGTTTCATCTATATATTCTGACAAGTCTATGCCAGATAAGTCTATGTTTAAATTCTGAAAGTCTTTTATACTTAAACTCATATCAATATAATTTAATTGTCTAATAATCACTTCATGATAAAAATTTTAAAAACTCATATTATATCTTTTTTATGTTGCAAGATATAATTATATTTGCAGAATAAAAAGTAAATCTAATCATAAATTAATTAGGGTATAGGAATGATAAAATTAATTGAATTGTTTAATACTTTGATAAAGCACAAAGTCATTAAACATCCTAAGTGTTTTTTAATAACAGTTCTTATACTTGCTATGCTTGGTGTTCCTAGTTATGTAAAGAATGCTATTGAAAATGGAGTTCATTCTGTTTTTGTGGAAAGACAAGATATGCAAGATAGGATTATTAAATATCGAGGAGAGATTTCTGGAAAGATTGATAAAATCTTAAAAAATCTAAGACTTAGATTAGGTGCTGACAGAACTTTTCTTGGTGAGTATAGTAACACTGTTACTGGATTAACTGGACTTCACTTCTTATACTTTACCATTAATAATGAAGATGTTAAACCCGGAATTACTTCAATCGCCAGTAATTACCAAAAGCAAAACAATTCAAATTTTAAAACTATGTCAAGAGTATTTACTGAGAATACTGTAGCAATAAGGGATATAGAGGAAATTAGATATTATGATCCTATTACTTATGCTATGGTTAAAAAGAATTCTACTAAACAAATGTACTTGATGTATTTTGAATTACATGGCACACCGATTGGGTTTGTTGGAGTAAGTTATGCTGATTCTACTTATAAAGATACTAATAAAATTTTTTATGAGGAATCAGTTGCATTAAGGGATTTAAGTGATCTATTTGATTATGAGGGAAAATTAAAGAAAAAATGATGATATTATGACAATGAGTATGAATGATGGAGATGTAAGTAAACATTTCCGATTTGGTGGTGAAGAATTAGTGATAGATAAGGAAACAGATGATGTTGTATATAATGATGAAAAACATATATACGTAGGTAAATCTGGATTAGTGCAAGATAAAAAGTTTATATCAGTGACTACTCTAATAGGATTATTTGAGAATAAATTCGATGGTGATTTTTGGAGTAAATATAAAGCCTTAGAAGCTTTAGTTGGAGCTGATCAATTTTCTTCAGTAAAAAAGAAGTTATTAGATAAAAAAATATGGGATGATTCTTATTATTTAAATTTTGGAATCTCTCCAGAAGACTTTGAATCTAAATGTGAAGAGGTTAAATCTGGGTGGAAAGATACTAATAAAGAAGCCTGTGAGCATGGGACTAGAGTTCATGCTAAACAAGAAAATACTTTTTACATGAACCCACAGAAAATGATTGATAAATTTAATGTTGGGAATAAATTCAAAGTAAATAAAAATTACCATAAATTAGATTTAGAAAGAGCTATTTATCCTGAAATACTTTTATCATCAGTATCTAAAGATGGATTATTAAGAATAGCTGGTCAATCTGATTTACTTATTAAAGATGGTAATCATATTAAAATTTGGGACTGGAAAGGACTTCCTTTAGACACTGAAATTCCCACATTAGATGGATGGAGTACAATAGCAGAGTTGAAAGAAGGAGATACCATTTTTGACAAAAATGGAAATCCTACTAAAATTCTTCATAAATCGGAAATCCATTTAAATCCATGTTATAAGATTACTTTTGATAACGGAGATACCATAGTAGCAGATCATGAACATAGATGGGAAATATCTTTTAAATCTCAAAAAGGAGGATATGTTCAAACAGTGATGACTACAGAAGACATAGCTAAATATCTTGATAAATTAGAGAGCAGAAACTCTTATAATATTCCAAAAATATTAAATCCAGAACCTTTAAATATTAATGATAAACCTCTTCCTTTAGATCCCTATGTTCTAGGATGTTGGTTAGGAGATGGGTCTAAACAATGTGGAGTTATTACTAATGAAACAAATAATGTATTGGAAGAAATTGAGAGAAGAGGATATACTCTTAGTAAAGATATTTCTTCAGAAAATAGAACAGAAGCTCATACTATTTTAGGAATCTATCCTATTTTAAGATCTTTAAACTTAATTAACAATAAGCACATTCCTGAAATTTATCAAAGAGCCTCCTATAATCAAAGATTAGATCTTCTTAGAGGATTAATGGACACTGATGGGTATTATAATCCTAAAAGAAAAAGATTTGTTATGGAGACTTCTCAAGAGTGGCAATGTTTTGATTTTATAAAACTGCTAAGTAGTTTAGGAATTAAATCTACTAAATTTGATATAATCAAAACATTAAATGGAAAAGAATTTAAAGAATATAGTGTGAATTTTTCTACTAGAGGGTTAAATCCTTTTCTAATGAGAAATCAGGATATTGAATTCTCTAAAGTAGATAAATGTTCTTACAGAAATATAGTTTCTGTTGAAATAACTGAAACCATCCCAACTCAATGTTTGGAAGTAGACAGTCTAACTCATACATTTTTATGTACTAATAAAATGATTGTTACTCATAATACTAATAAGGAATTGAAAATGGAATCTTATTATGATAAGAAAAAAGGATCTCATGAAATGATGAAATATCCTTTAAATAATATCCAAGATTGTAATTACATGCATTACACATTACAATTATCCTTATATGCCTGGATGGTTCAAAAAATGAATCCTAATTTTATTATAGATGAATTAAGAATAGTTCACTTTACCCATGATGGTCAAGTTAATGAATATGTTCTTGATTACAGAAAAGAAGATATAATTAGGATGCTTAAATATTATAAAAAACAACTTGTTTTACAAGACTTAGAAGAGAGAAATAAACCTGTTATATTTTAATATGGGGAAAATTTCTGATATAGTTGGAGGACATGTTAAAGAGTTCTTAGAATTAAATGAGGACTTATATTTAGAGAGAATTAAAATATGTAAACAATGTCCTCTATACTTAGATAAATTAGGTGGTATGTGTGATAGTTCCTTATGGATAAATCCGGATACTAATGAAACATCTGATATTCCATTATATGGTTGGTTTAGAGGATGTGGATGCAGATTAAGAGCTAAAGCTAGAAATAAAGATAATCATTGTATTATAAATAAATGGTAAATGTTTAATGATTTAAAATTAATGAATATGAGTAAAGAATTTAATGAAATTATGACTGATTTAGAAAGAAAAACTCTTAAAGATTGTGAACTTAATAATATCCCAATGACCTTAGAACAACTAAGAGAGGATAATAAAAGGAATTCTTTAGAGGCAGAAAGAAAAAGAAGAAACATTGAAGAGGTTCAACAAACAGAATATGGAAAACAAAAAGCTCTATATGAGGAAAGATTGAGCAAAAACTGGTGTCTTCAAGTAACAGGAAACTTTATTATGTTTAAACCCTATGAAAGAAGTCCATATTTAGCTCCAGAAGTTGGAAATAGTGGTATAATTTTAGTAAGAGATAAAGTATATAATTCTAAATCTGGAACTACTGAAGATATGGAGGATATGAGATTTATTGGAACTGGTTTAGTTTTAGAAGTTGGACCTGATGTTAAAAATATAAAACCTGGAATGGAAATCATGTATATAAAAGGAGGAGAAAGATCTCTTCCAGTAACTACTGATGAAGGAGATGATACATGGTATATTATTCAAGGAGGTAATGTAGTAGTTTATGGATTTAAAAAAGAAGAGTAATATGTACTATGAGAATAAAAAAGACGTAATGTTCAAACCAGGAGATATAGTAAGAATTAAACATTCTGAATTACAGAATACTCCAATAAATATGCTTATTACACAAAAAGTAACTGATTGCAATAAAGTACTTCTAGGAATGAAGTGCTTATGGTTTGATAAGGAAGAAGTTCCTCATGAAATGGTGATTTCAACTAAAGATTTAGAACTGGTTAAAGCCAGTGAATAACTTTAAGGAGTAATGTAATTTTTAGATAAAAATTATGTTACTCTTTTTTAATTTAAATAATGATATATGTTAGACTTTTTTCAGTATAATAATGCTACTGGACAATTAGAGTTGGTAGAACCTGCGATTCTATTAACAGAAGAGTTTGAGGCATTAATAGAACCAGAAAGAAATAAATGTGTTGAGGATGTAGAAGGAAGATATAAATTAAGAGCATTTAGGGAATTTAAATATATTTACCTAATGCTTAATTGGAAATCTCCTTATGCTGATTATCCTGAACAGGATAGACATAAGATGGCTTTAAAAGACTCTAAACTAACTCAAGCTGAGTTTGATGATGAAACATTCAGAAAAGCTTGTAGAGCTTTTAAAGAGATGAAAGAGAATGATAGAACTTGGAAACTTCTTAAATCAGTATATAATATAGTAGATAAATTAACTATATATTTTGATTATTTAGTAGATTTAAATGAGAGAAAAGAAGATGGAAGTCCTGTGTTTAAAGCTAAAGATGTAATAGCTGAAGCTAAAAGTGTTGGGCCATTATTAGATGAAATTAAAGATGCTGAGATTAGATATAAGAAGGCATTAGAAAAGCAAAGTAAAATCAAAGGAGATCAAACTCCTGGTTTATTTGATTAATTATGGCTAAGAAGACTTTTGGGGCTAAAGGTAATGCTGAAAAGCTTAGAAAGAAAGAGGAAGAGAAGAAAGCTAGAGAAAAAGCTAAACTTGAAAAGGAATCTAAGCCTAAAAGAGCTTATCGTAAAAGGGAAACAACACAGGAATTATTAGATAAAATAAACTCTCAAGATTTAGTAGATGAGGAAATAGCAACTATTTATCACATTCCAGAGCATCTATTAGATGATCCAAAAGAAGAAGATTTAGTTTTGTATGATAATGATTATATAAGACAATCTTTAGAAATTGCAGATCAGACTAGAGAAAACTTTGATAATGAAGAATTTAGAAAGTTATACCATGTAAATGGAGAAGATGTTAAATTCACAAATTGGGATGTGAAAATAGATGACCCAATAGAATATTTTGATCCAGATTTATCTTATGAATTAACTGGATATAGACCAATTACTGAAACACAAGGATTGGATTTTGATCCAGATTGGTTTAGAGAGCCTGCTATAACTAAAGAAGCTACTGGTAAGTATAGTTCATTTGAGATAAATGGACCTTCCTATGTTAAATATTGGTTAGAACAACAAAGAAGATGTATATATGGTTATACATATAATGGATATACTTTAACAGGAGATAATTACTTCTATTTAAATTTCTATAGAATGGATTCTCCTGCTGTTCTTAAATCTGATTCTAAGGCTAAGGTAACTGTAAGAAATGATTCATTTCCTACATTTATTGCAGAACAATATAAATATTTCCACTATGTGGAACTTTGTAAAAAATTAGGACTAAATGTCTTTGCATTAAAGTCCAGAGGGATAAATGCCTGTCCCAATATACAGTAATGTATATTTTAAATCCGGCAAAATCGGTGAAGGCTAAGGTGATTAAAAAATAACACGATTAAAAATATAAAAATTATGAATGTAAATGATCAAGAAGTGATTCTTAACAAGATTTGTCCATTATATATTAATAATGGAAGTAAAAGAGAAGTTAGACATGAATTTTTTAATAATATTGTAACTGAAATTCAAGCATACCTATTAGGATTTTTTGCTGCTGATGGGTCTATTGATGAGAAAAGAAAAACTTTTAGAGTTAAATTATGTGAAGAAGACAGGGACATTATAGAGTTAATATCTAAATATATTTCTCCTAATAGCAGAAGGTTTCATATTGATTCTTATGAAATTAAGGGAAGAGAAGGTAAAACCTATATTGGAAGACCTCAAGAAGGAGTTGATATAAATAGCACCATATTGGTAAACTCTCTAAATGATATAGGATTTGGTTATAATAAAACTTATAAAGAATTAAAAATTCCTAATATTTCTCAAGATCTCATTCCCCATTTTATTAGAGGATATTTTGATGGAGATGGGTCTATTATTGGATGGATTGCTTCTGAAAAAGGGAAATCAGATAGGTTTAGATTTAAGTTTGAGATCTGTTCTAAATATTCTTCTATATTAGAAGATATAATAGATTTCTTTAAATTAAATAATATTAAAATCAACTTAAATTATTTGTCTAGAGATGATATGTATAGAATAAGTACATCATCAAAGAAGGAGGTTTCTAAAATATTCCATTTACTATATGATAATTCTAATTTTTATATGAGTAGAAAGTTCAATAAATTTAATTACTATGTTAACACCGAGGTAAGTCAATTATTAATTGACCACCGTAACGCGTAGAGATTGAAATAATATCTCCAAGAGTGTCGGCCCCAATTTATTTGGGTGAAAATGTACGCTGAACTGTCTGATGATTAAATCAGAATATCTTATTATTTCCATTTCAGTAATAAGTAAGGAGGAAACTCCCAGAACTATAGGATAAAAAGCCTATGGGATAACAAGACCATGAGGATGGTCAGAAATGGGAGCCTGTTTAGGTGTAAATCTTTATACAGTTAAAAGAAGACAACAAGCTATATACACAGCATTCACTGATCTATTTGTTTCCAAGACATTAGAGAAATGTTGGAGACAACTAGATTATTTAAATACAGAAACAGAAGGAGGATTTAAACATCTTAGACAGGCTGTTAATACAGCTACTCAGAAAAAAGCCTCTAAGAAAGATAGAGAAGGTAATGAGTCCGGTTTTGGATCTATGATTACTGGAATTGTTGCTGATAAACCTAGTAAGGTTAGAGGTGATAGAGCTGAGATGTTGTTATATGAAGAAGTTGGATCTGATCCAGTTTTAATTAAAAAATGGATTCAAGGTGATGCTCTTATTATAGTAGGTGGATCTAGAATAGGATTTAAAATAGGATATGGTACTGGAGGTGATGAAGGCCCTGCCGTAGCTGGATTAAATGAATTATTTTATAAACCAAAAGAATATGATATACTTCCATATAAACATAACCACACAGCAGACGGTGAATATGTAGTTACATCTTATTTTATTCCTGCATATAGTGTAGTTATTGTAGATGGAATTATAGATAAAAGAGGAGTATGTAATAAAAAGAAAGCAATTGAGCACTATAATAAGAAAAGAGAAGCTAAAGCTGGGTCTCCAGAAGGTTATCTTACATATTGTGCTGAATATTGTTATAACCCAGATGAGGCTCTTTCTAGGCAAGGCGATAATATCTTTGATTCAGTAGCTATAGCAGCTAGAATAACTGATATTAAAGTTCATGGCTCTGGAATTAAACCTAAAGTTGGAATAGTAGACTACTCCTATAGTAAAGATTTAAATCAAGATATTCTTAAATTTTTACCTTCTCCTAATGGTAAAGTTAGAATATATGAGCTTCCCAGACATGATGAAAATGGAGCTCTGTTTAAGAATTTATATGTAGCAGGAATTGACTCCATTGACCAAGGTATAGATCAATCAACTGGCCAAAAAGATGTTTCTGATTACTGTTTAGTAATCAAGAGAAGAACATTTGGATTGGAACCCCCCAAATATGTAGCTATATATAAAGATCGTCCTAGAAATATTAAAGAAGCATATAATCAAACTATTAAATTATTAGAATTTTATGGTTGTCAGGCTGTACTTGAAAGTTCAAGAACTGCCATTGTAAACCATTTTAAGGATAGAAAAAAGCAAGGTCTTTTAATGAGGCGGCCAAGTTCGGTTAATCCTACTAATAAAGTAACTAATACTGATATGTTTGGAGTATATCCATCTAAGCAAACAATTGAATATTATCTAGAACTTATAGCTGATTTTGTATTGGAATATTGCTTTACAATAGATGATTTAGCTATGTTAGAAGAGTTAAGTAAATACTCTTTTGAAGACAAGAGAAAATTCGATATTATTGCTGCGATGGGAATGTGTGAAATAGGTGATCAGGAAATGAGAACATGGGGAGCTGTTGCAAAGAGAATGAATGCAAATAAGATGAAACCTTTTGGATATTGGTATGATGATAATGGGATTAAACACTATGGAGTTAAACCTGATCCAATTCAAGATTTACAAGATTTAGCTAATTTACAATATGATATAAATGATGACAAAGTCGCAAGAGCAAGAGCTAATTTGCAAAATAGAAGATATAATACTTGAAGTATATGAAGCAATATATGTAGGGAAAATGAAGATAGAAGAAAAAGAGGATGGATTTATTCTTAGTCTTTATATGAATAAAGACTTTCTTACTCCCACATGTAAAATCTATGTACAATGTACTTCAATAGATGAGTTTCTAGACTATGTAAGAGAGGATCTCTTAAATAGAAACCTCAATTTAACTAAATTTAGTGTAGGAGAAAAAATAGACTTAAATGACTACAAAAAAAGAAACAGAAGAGCGGGACAAGAGGATTCAGAAAATAAATCATACAATCTCGGATCTTGTTTATGATAAGATAGCTTTGAAGAAAGCTTATAATTATTATCATGGTAAAATGGACTTAGATCAATATAAACATTTAGAAGAAAATTATGGAATAGGAACTCCCACACAAATTAAATTTATTCCATTAATTAAGAAACATGTAGATGCATTGGTGGGACACTTTTTAGATTTACCTTTAAATATTCAAATATCTTGTAAAGATTCTAATACATTATCTAATATATTTAGAGAAAAGCAATTATACATAGATTCTCAAGTAAGAGATATTTATATTAAAGATCTCCAGAATCAAATATTAACTAAATTTGGACTTCAAGGAACTCCTCCTACTGATCCTTTAACAGAGGAATATTTAAATAATTTAGTTAATGACCTAAATAAAAACTTCATTTCAGAATATGAAATAACTGCTCAGAATCTTATTACATATTTATCTCAATCTAGAAATATAGATTTAAGAACTAAATCTAGAATCTTATTTACAGACTTACTAATAACAGGTACAGCTTATTATAAAGAATACCCCAGTGAAAGTGGAGATAATATAGAATTAGAAACATTAAATCCTATAAATACCTTCATTGAAAGAAATCCTAATAGTTATTATTTAAAAGATTCACCTAGAGCAGTATGTAGATATTACATGACTCCAGAACAAATCCTTCACAAATATCATAAAGAATTAGACGATGAGTCTAGGAAAAAACTTGAAGAAGGATTAATTAGACATGGAAGTCAAGATGGACAAGTTTATGTAATTAGATCTACTGGTCCAGTAAGTGCTGTAACTGATAATAACACAGAATTAGGTACTGGAGTTTTAGGAGGATTAGAAGTATCTCCTACTTGGGATGGAAATTATTCTATATATACAGCATCAAGAAGAGATATAGTAGTTCATGAGATTGAATATATAGATACTGATGAACATGGTGTAGAACATAGATATTCTGATGCCAAAATTGGAGAAGATATTTATATCATAAGAAAGAAAGATATAAATGTTATTAGATCAGTAGATAATAAGAAACATTGTACTTTATCAATCAATGGAGTATTTATGACTACTAGACAAAATCAACCATTTTCATTAGTTTTAGCCACTGCTGATCTTCAAGATATGTATAATATTTTACATTTCCATAGAGAAAATCTTATAGCCAATTCAGGATCTAAAGGAGGATACATTGATGTAAGTAAAATTCCAACTTGGCTAGACGAAGATGAGACTATGAGATTACTTAAATTCGTAGGATATAAAAAACAAGGATTCGCACCATTAGATTTTTCTCAAATAGAACCTGGAGTTGCACCTGTTAATACAATATATAATGGATATGATGATACAGTTCCTCTTAATGCAATTCAAGCCATTGATATATCATTAGAGAGAGTAGAACTTTCAGCATCTAGTATTACAGGAGTATTTAGAGAAATGATTGGGGGAATAGAGCAAAAAGATGCTGTTCATAATGTTAAAGTAGGCATGGAACAGTCCTTTATAATAACTAAGTCTTATTTTGCTAATATGAATCTAATATTAAAAGAGCTAATGTTAGATGCATTAAATTTAGGGAAAATAGTTTACAAGGATGGATTGACTGGAGCTATTATATTAGGAGATAAAGGACAAAAAATCTTTACTGCTCTACCAGAATATTATACTCTTACAGACTTTGATATACATATAGCAGATGGACAAGAGGCTGTTAGAGATATGGAAAGTATTAGAGAATTAAATCTTGAACTAGTTAAAGCTGGACAAGTTGACGCAGAAGTAGTTTTATCAACAGTTGGATGTAAAAGTCTTACCGATTATAAACAAAAAAGTCTTGAAGCTATTAAGAGAAGAAAAGAAGAAGCTGGACAAATACAACAAATGCAACAAAATCTTGAACAATCTGATCAAGTTATTAAGGAGCTTCAACAGCAACTTCAACAAATGCAACAACAATTACAACAAGCTCAGCAACAATTACAACAAGCTCAGGATGATTCAGAGAAAAATAAAATTGAATGGGCTAAAGTTAAATCACAAGATGAATTTAATAAGAGTAAGATTGAGGTTGACAACAAAAAGGTTGATCTTGAATTAGCACAGATGCTTGATAATAATCCTCATAATAATGAAGTTAAATACTAATGAGAAACGTAAATATAAACTTAAAAGCAACCTTTTCTGAAAATGGAACTACTGGGTTTACTTTAAAAGATACAACAGGTATAGGGTATTTAAAATTTATGCCAGAACAGTCTGGGGTATCTTCAGAGTATTATAGAACATCAGATGTAATATTTTTAGATTTAGTAAATTATAATAAATTATCAGATAATAAACTTACAGGATTTAAATATGTGGTTGGATCAGATGCTAGATATGAAGCTTATAAGTTAGAATATAAATCTACAGTAGATGGATGGTTTACAGTTGACCATTTAGTTCTTCCTACTTTAAATTATATGAAAAACTTTGTTGCAGAAACTGTGGCAGGTGCAGCTAGAAGTGAAGAAGTTCTGTTTGATGGATCATATATAGTATATGACACAGATTCACAGGAATATCTTCAGTTAGACATAGTATCTGGAATTTATACAGCTCATAAAATTGATATATATTATATAAAAGAACATTTAAATAATATAAATCTAGTAGGAATTGAAGAACAATTGTTCTTAATAGGAAAACTAGAAAAATGTTATGAGGATATGATTAAATTTATATTATATAATAATTTATTTGAAGCCTGTTTATATAAAGATAATGATTTAAATAATATATATAGAAACAGAGATATAGTGTGGATGGCTTTGGAACTTATAAGAAGATTAATTTCTCAATGTAACTTCTTTGAAGCACAGAGATTACTAGAGAGAATAAGTACTTGTAATACATTCTGCACTAAGACTCTAAGTAAATTTAATAATAAAGTAAAAACTGGAGGATGTAATTGCTAATGAAAACAAGTGGAAACCCTACAGTGTTAGGATCTGAAAGCTGTTACTCTACTGAACATATAAGAACTAATTGCTATGATCAGTTTGATTACACAATTACTAAGTTTGAACTTCAGAATGGAGACACATTAGTAATATATCAGAATCCTAGAAATGTTTTAAAAGCTAAAATACCTCAATTAGAAGGTTTTAAATTAGATATAGATGCTTTAAATAAAAATAAAGTAGAAAATACTTTTGTAATAGATACAACAGATGGATTAGGTGGAGGAGGAGAGCTATCAGGAACTAAAATTACCTTAACCCTTAAAGCTAATAATGAACATGTACATTTAGATAGAAATGGATTTTACATTGAAGAATTTACTGAGGTAACAACTTCTGGAACTGTTCCAAGTCCAAAAACTCAAGATGAAGAGCATTATTTAACCTCTAAAGGAACTTGGGTTACTTTATCTCAAATGAAGTACATGGGAGAGATAAATTTAAGTACTGGATTCCCAAATCCGGATAATTTATCTCAAGGAATGATGTATAATATAGCTGATTTAGGAGATCCATCTAAAACTATAGTAAATCCATATGATGATAAAACTTATAAATCAGAAGATGTTCTCTTATGGACTGGGTCTAAATGGGTTGTAATAGGAACTACAAGTGTTAAGGTAAACTTAGGTATTCAAACAAGTAGGACTACTAATGTTATATCTAATTCAGCTGGAGAAGGAGTTACTATACAATCAGCAACTTCACAAGCTGCAGGACTTTTATCTGCAGATTCTAAAGATGCAATATCTAAATTTTCTGGAATAAAAACTATAGATGGATTAGTTCAAAATCAAGGAGGATTATCCTTAAATTACACAGAGAGAGTATTAGAATCTCAATCAGAAGCTCCTAAGAATATAATCATTCCTTTAGCTACTGATACTACTAACGGACTACTTTCATCTACTGATAAAATTAGACTAACTAGTTTACCTAATAAAACAAGTAATTCTTCCTTAAATCATGATGGGCCTACATTAATATTAGAAAATACTACAGTTGATTTAGATTCTGGATCTATTAGTATTGATAAAATTCCTTTTCCTATAGCTTCTTATCAGGATAAGAACTATAAAGATGGAGTCATTTCAGGAGAAAACATGGAAAAATTAGATGGAATAACTGGAATGATAACATTAGTTGGATATGAACACAATCTTGAAGATTTAAGAATTACTTATCAGAAATACAATGCTAATTCTGGAGATTTAATCTCAGATTACTTTGCTTTACCTACTGCTACTGTAACTAGAAATGGTTTATTATCTAAAGATGATAAAATTAAATTAGACTCATTATCAGTAATGGTTCAAAAGCAAGCTGATTATGATATAACAGATCCAGAAGATGTGGCTTATATAAAAAATGCACCTCAAGTATTAACTTCAGTTGGAGTTAAAAGAGCTCTAGTTCCTTCAACATTGGGATTAGCTACTAAAGCTAATAAAATTCTTAATGCAAATGGAGAATGGGTGGATGTTACATTAGCTAAACCTATTATGACAGTTAGTGATACAGAACCTACTGATCCTAATTTAAGAGTAGATGGTGCTATATGGATTAAACCTTATAATGCTCCTGGAAGATGAGTAATATAATGAAGGCTGAGAGTATTTATGTATTCAAAGATGGTAAGCCAGTTCCAATATACTTAGGATTAATTTATAAAGATGATAATGTTATTGGAAGAGTAGATTCTACATTTCACTTAGCTTATGAGGATACTTTCTATCAATATCGTCTTCAAGCATATACATTTTCACTATCTCAATATAGAGATGAAAATAATAATGTAGTATTTAGAATAACTCCAAACGATCTCAGTCTCCCAAGATTTTCTGATTTAGTAATAGATATTAAAAATAATTCTGGAGAGGATTATATAATCAATATCTTCACAACTGATACATCAGAACATTGGGATTATTATACAGACAAGGATATACCAGTAGGAGAATATTGGAGAGCATCTATAAGAAATTCTCAGGATCAATATTGGAATTACTATTTTAATGTTAGTTCAATAACTATAGAATAATATGAGCAAATTGGACAGATTACTAGAAAAAGCATTAGAAGAATTTAATGAAATATTAGAAGATTTTGAATATGGAAGATACCCAATTGATTATTCTTTCTTATTTGAAGAGCTTCAATTCATGAAATTATTAGATACAGACTGTATAAAAGATTCTTATTTTAACTCAATACTAGAATATTTCTTAAACAATGGACTTAACAACACAACTTTCCAGCAATTGCAGTGATAACCTATATGGTATGGAGAATCCAAATTGTTCAGTTCCTCAATATATAGACTTTAGAATTAAGAATGTTGAGTATAATGAATATACATTTGAATTACTTATTAAACAAAATCCAGATGTTGTTAAGAAGGTGAAAATTAAAAGTGGGATAACTTTAGAAGATTTATCCCACTTAAATCCCGTTCTATATATAACATCTGAAGAACTACCATTAAAGATAAGTGAAAACACTCATATAGTAAGGAAAGAGGGTTCTGAATATTACTATTATTCATGGAGTGATAAATTAAATAGATATTTTAGTGTTAAGTTGGAAGAAGGATATGAGTTCTATGATTTAAAAACTAAGACTAAATATAGATTAGAAAATGGAGAACTAACTAATGTCTCTAATGTAGATTTAGATATAGAATTTACTGATTCCTCTATAAATATCTCAAATTCTAAAGGAGATGGGATTACATTAACCCCTGCTACACATTCTAAGGCCGGAGTAATGACTTCTGAGGATAAGATTAAATTAGATAGAATTAGAGGCTATGTAACTGATACTGATTTAATTGAGGATAATTTATCTCCTAACATATATATGAAGGTAGTTCATTATAATGTAGAGAATAATGAAACTACTGAAGAAACTTTCTTACTTCCAGAAGTAACATTAACCCAAAATGGATTAATGACTCCTGAACATAAAGAACTATTAGAGAGTTTCTACGAATCAGTTATTGAGATAGATTCCAAATTTACCTCTAATGAAGATGGTCTTACTTATTTTTATATAACTAAAGACCCTTATACTCTACAAACTAAGACACATTCTATAACTATTCCTTTAGTTACTCAGAATACTAATGGATTATTCTCTAAATTTGACAAGAGAATGATTGATAAATTCTCTTTTTCATATGTAAATCAAGCTATATCAGAGGTTAGATATGATGGAGCTTTATTAACTAATGAGAAATTTAAGGTAACTAGAGATCAGAATAATTATTATATAAAAGGTAATGATGGCACTGATATTCTTATTGAATCTTACGACCCTAAAACTGGGAGGGCAGGATTATTTAATAAGGAAATATATGAAAGCCTAGGCACATTTACCAATTTAACCCCAATAGTAGAAGATTTTAGAGGATTTAAGAAAGGAGAAGTTTTTGAAGATACTCCTTATGATGATTTAATTAATAAAATCTTATACCCTCATCTTAAACCTATCATTAATTTTGCTTATACTGATCCTAATGGTGGGGTATTTGAAAAAGAATCAGAGGTTAAGTTAAATATTCTGGAAATTGGAGTAACTAAAAAGTCCTATGATATAGATAGGATAGAGATATTAGATGATAATTATAATCTTCTTTATACATTTAATGATTTATATATAAAAGATGGTGGAGTGTTTAACTTTAATGTTCCAAAAATATTAGATACAACTAATAGAAGTGAGATATTTTTTAGAGTAAGAGTTACAGATAAGCAAAATGGACAAGTAGAAGTACTCACAAAGAAGTTCCAATTTATTTACCCATACTTCTATGGAGTAATGGCAGATGAAGAAGATATAAACTTCGATAGGTTAGAGAAAATAGTGGAATTAAAATCCAATAAACAAGTAGATTTTACTGCAGATTATCAGAGATTAGTATTTGGTTATCCAGAATATTATGGAGATTTAGCTATTATAAGGGATGAAAATGGGTTAAATGTCAACGGATTCTTTAAAAAGATTTATACTACGTTGACTACAGATAATACATCAGTTCCATATATATTCTATGCATCAAATTTAACTACTGTTGATAATTTTGCAATTAATTTTAATTACAATAAGTAAATGAATCTTTTTTATGCTAATGGGACTCCGGTTATAAATAGTTTAAAAATACAATCGGAGGTTCCATTAGATCCTAGGTTAAATCCTGAAACAATAGAAGAGAGAGATTCTCTTGTAACTAAACACATAGCCTATGATAGAATGAAGGTATATGTGAAAGAAACAGATAGTGAATATGTATATCATAAAGATAAAAATGAATGGGTAATATTATCCAAATTTGAAAAAGAAGAAAAAGATAAATTAGAGAATATAAAAAATTATCTAGTAGATACAGAGATTATCTATGATAAAGATAATAACTTATTATATAGAGAACATAGCTATGATCCTAATACTAATATAACCTCTTTAAGAGATTATAGTATTCCAGAAGCTACAGTTTTAGGTGATGGGACATTATATAATGGATTACTTTCTAAGTTCTATGTTAATAGATTAAATAATGTAACAGGTTACCAAACAGATGCTAAGATTACATCTGATACAGAAACAGAGTCATTATTTTTAACTGTTACTAAATATAATCCAGATACTGATGAATCTGTTACTACTAATTTAAACATTCCTCTTGTTACAGATGATAATAATGGATTAGTTTCTCCAGAAAAGAAACACTGGATGGACAATGCTGATGGATTATCTAATACAGGAACTACTTCTCAAACTTGGCAATTACAGAAAAGTGATATAGACACTAGATTGGATCCAAATGGGGGAGTTATTATCAAAAACAGTGGAGGTAAGTTAGAAGTAAGAAATAATCAAGATAACTCCTATGCTCCTGTTACGTTAGGGGATATAATTATAGAAGGAAATGTAACTCAAAAAGGAGAGAGTTTTATAACTCAAGCTGAGACAGTTGAGGTGAGAGATAATACAATTCTTTTAAATAGAGGAGAAACTACAGCAGGAGTATCTAAAGGATTTGCAGGAATTGAAATTGATAGAGGTACGTTACCTAAATTCCAAATATTATTCGATGAATCAGATAGGAGATTTAAAGCTGGAGAGGAAGGAGATTTATGGTGTCTAGCTCTTAGAGATGATGATGCTGATATGTTAAATGGGATGTTTACATCTTGGGATTTATCTACTAAAAGATTGAAAACTACTAATATAATTCCTTCTGATAGGAAGTTAGCTTTTACAGATAATAATTCTTATCTTCAATTAACAAGTCACTCATTTTCAGGAGATGCTTTAAATCAAACACTAAGGTATTCTAACTCATTAGGGGGAATATTTATAAGTGCAGGAAACACTAATCTTAATTTAGATACAGATAAAACTGGTTTCTATTTCCACAAAAATATTTTACTTCCTAGTACAATATCTTCTGTATCTGATTTTCTATTTAAAAGAAGTGATGTTACTAAATTATCTCTAAAAGATACAGTTGCACAGTTTACTGTTCCAGTAACAGCTATCACTTTTAACAGAGCTTCTGATGGTTCAGAAGTACTATATCATGCAGATTTAGAGAACACTGAATTTAAGAATTATATCATTATTGCTGGCCCAAATGATATTAAGCTTTATCTTAAATCTACTGATGAAGATAATTATAATCTTATATCTTCGGTAGATCAAGATGGGAATAAACTTTCTAATATGGGATATTATGGAAGTTATTGGGCAATAGAAAATAATAGAATTGCAGTATATAAATATGATGCTAATGGTTATCCAGAAATAATAAATCAGGATGGAACTTCTCCTGGATATTTAAGAGCTTGTACAAGTGGATTTTTGCCTAATGTTAGTGGTAATTTAGCTTCTGGAGGTAGTGGGTATTTAGGAACTAGTAGTTGGGCATTTGCCAATGCTTATATAGCTAATAATCATTCTAATAAATATTACTTTGGAACAAATGATGTATTCTTAGATGCTTCTACAACTAGAATATCTGCCAGAACATCAGGAGCTGCTATTGGAATGAATGTGGAATCATTACTTGTTTCTAATGATTATAGTGATGAGACAAAGGTTCCTGATAATGGAACATACTCTAAAGGAGCTATTAAGTCATATACAGGATTCACAAGTGATTTTAGAATCTCTAATCTTACTATAACAAAGACTGGAAGTGATGTGTTACATATTTCTTCATTTGCAAGTGATCCTGAAAATATTCCAGGTACTGATCCTATAAGTAGTCAGGTAATAAATGATGGAGTTGCCTTAACTTACTTCTGGCAGGGTGATTATGCCTTCCAACTTGTGGGAGATATTGATGGAACAGGTATGGCGTATAGGATGTACCATCCCTCTACTGGCACATCTACCTCATGGAAATTTTTAGCTGATACTAATTGGGTTAGTAATAAGATAACTTCTGTGGCTGGTAATTATCTCCCATTGGCTGGAGGCACTATGACTGGCAGCATTATAATGAGTAATAATATTACTATACAATCTAAAGATTCTGGCGGCAATTCAAAAAGATTAATTGGAAAGGGAAGTGATAATATAACTTATATTGGAGATTCTGATGGACATACATTCTTATATAGTGATGCTGCAGATATTTCTCATATAAGAAATGGGACCTCATACAGAATATGGGATGCTTCTAACCTCACTTCTCCATTATTATATGCTTCAGGCACTACTGCAACTCCAACAACTGTTTATAACAGAAATCTAGGAGTTAATGGCTCTCAATGGACTTTCTTATCAGCAACTAATGCAGCTACTACATCTATATATGCTCCAACTGCTGCTGGAACTAGTGGTCAAGTATTAACTTCTACTGGTGGTGTTCCCACATGGTCTAATATCTCTAGTGTTGGAGATAGCAGATATGTTCTTAAGAGTGGAGATACTATGACTGGAAATCTTACAATGAATGGAGGTTGGTTACAATTTTCTAATAATAATTGGTCTGATAAAGGAGGTGCCTATAAAGAATCTGAAGGATCTTTAAAAGTTTGGAGAGTTAGTACAGATGCAGAAAACAAACCTAGTGCTTATGGAAGTGTATTACAAATTAATAGTAGATCAGGTCATTGGAATACTCAACTATGGATTGATCAAACTAACACTGCTGGAAATAATGGTAAATTAAGATATAGAAGTACCAAAAATTATAGTTCTGTAGAATGGAATGATTGGACAGTATTAGCTACTGAGACTTGGGTAAATAGTCAAGGATTCTTAAAAACAGCTCCTTCTATTTCAATAACTACTTCCGGAAGTGGCAATGTAGTAACAGGAATATCAGCAAGTGGACATACTTTAACAGTTACTAAAGGATCAGCATCTGTGTCAGTATCATGGAATGATATTACAGGAAAACCTTCCTCATTTACTCCTTCTGCACATACTCATGAATATATTGTTGGTAGATATACTGGTTCTGGAGGTGTTATAGCTCCAGGTTCTATAGGCACATACAAATTACAATGTAACATGATGCGTACTAATGCTGAATCAAGTGAAGAAGGATATTGTGATTGGATATTAATGAATGCATATTCATGGAGTGATGTGCCTTATGCAACAGCTATTGGAGTAGTAAAAGCTGCAACTCCTAGTGCTTACATAATGTCAGGACCAAATAGCACTGATAAATCTACTTGGGTTAGAAAAAAATTAGCTACAACTGATGAAATTCCTACTAGAACAAGTGATTTAACCAACAATAGTGGATTCTTAACTAGTTCTTCTCTTTCTGGATATGCCACTCAATCGTGGGTAAATAATAAAAATTATGCTGTACAAGCAAGTGGTAATAATCTTATAGTTAATTCAAATGAATTTAACTTTGCCAATACTAATACTACTAGTATATATATTAATTATAGATCAGGAGTTAGTGGAAATACTACTAATCCTATTACTGAGTATAAATTTTGTAATGGTCAAGGTTCCAATTCAGGAGTAAAAATTACTGCAGAAACATTTGTAGGAGCTTTAAGTGGAAATGCTACAACAGCAACTACTGCATCTAAATTAGGCTCTTCTACAGTAGGAGGTACAGCTAAACCTATTTATCTAAGTGCAGGTACTGCAACAGCTTGTTCAGCCACAGTAGGCTCCTCAACAGTTCCAGTTTATATGAATGCAGGAACCATTACTCAATGTTCTACTACTTTAGGAGTATCAATTACTGGTAATGCAGCTACCTCTACTACAGCTACTAAATGGAATGGTTATGATATCTGGGTAGGAACAGAATCACAGCTTCCATCATCTAGGTCAAGCACTACAATATATATAGTAACAGATGCATAATTAATATCATATCTCATCATATATTATAACATCAATCTATATTAAATACAATCTTTTTGACATTGAGGGAGTAATTTAATATCCATCTAAACTTATAATATTATGAATGAGAATATGAACCTTATTCCTAAAATAGAAGAAATAGTCTGTAAAGTATTCAATATAACTCTAGAAGATCTTAGAGGAAATAGAAAATTTAGATCTCATACTGATGCAAGGAGTGTATTATTCCACATATTACATGTTAAGTACTACATCTCCTTCTATAGATTATCAAGATACTATGATAAACATCATAGTATAATCATTAGATCAGTAAACAAATGTGAATCACTTAAAGGCTTAGATAAAGACTTCTATACAAAATATCGCATGTGTGAATTGCAGATAGAAAATAATTTAAAATCCTAATAAAATGAACTATCTTTGTACTATTGAAAACGATCAATAGCGCGAAGATAGTTTTTTTATGTCTAATTTTAAATTATTTTAAATTATGGGAAATTATAGTGCAGGCATGGAAGGAATGCCTAACATTTTTAATTTTATTCCTGAGAGTAAATCAAGTGGAATGAATGATCTTCCTGGGTTACTAGCTCTTACAAGAGATGGTAATAACAACAACGATAATAGTTGGGGAGGACAATGGGCAGTTTGGTTAATCTTCATCTTAGCTTTCTGTAACGGCGGATGGGGTGGATTTGGAAACAGAGGTGGAGGACTTGGAGGAGTTCTATCAACACCAGAAGTTCAATCAGCTTTATCTAATGAGTACTTACTAACAGCTATCCAAACAGCTTCTAAAGATAATGCTAATTTCGTACAGAATTTAGCTACACAATTAAATTGTGACACTAATGCAATTCAAAATGCAATCAACCAAGTTGCTCAAACAGTAGGATTAGGACAGAAAGATATAATCAATCAAATCTGCCAATCTAATAGTGCAATCTTAACAACTGTACAATCTACAGGATGTAGTATAGAAAATGCTATTAACCAATGCTGCTGCACAACTCAGAGATCAATTGATGCTGTTAACTTAAATTTAACTAGCTTAGGTTACCAAGAACAATTAAGATGTCAAGAACAAACTTGCAACATTAATAATAATATGAATGTTGGGTTTGCCAATGTAGGAGCTAAGATAGATCAGCAAACTATTGCTATCAATCAAGGATTCCAAAACTTGAAAGATATGTTATGTGATTATAAGATCGAAAGCTTACAATTAAGAAATGCTGAGTTAAATAATAATGTTCAAACATTACAACAATACAATGCATTACAAGCTCTTATCAATCCTATAAACACTAAATTATCTTATTTAGAGTGTATAATCCCACCTAGACCAGTTCCAGCTTATATAGCTCCTCAAACTGGATGTGGATGTGGATGTGCAGCTGCTTCAACAACTGTAACGCCTGCCTAATTTAATTAATAATAACTAAGGGAGAGAAATCTCCCTTTCTTTAAATTAATAAGTTATGAGTGTAATAAATAATAAAGGTTTTGTAGACACAGGAGTTACCTATCTACAAGTTGTAGAAAGATTCCCAGTTAATGTAGCAAGAGAAGGATTCTCTAGTTTAATTAATGTAGTGGAAAAGAATATAATCAGACAAGGAACTTCAGATACATTCCTAGTAAATTATACGCTAGTGCACACGATGACCTATAGACCTGTTACAGAATGTAATCTTAAGACCACTGTAAAGAACTACACAATTTCTATTCCATTAAGATTAACTAATCCTCCAGCAGTAGGTACATTGCCAACAATAGATGAAACTACAGTTTTAGGAGATGAAACATTTATAAACACCTGCGGTGGATGTCCAGACGGAGCATTTAATAAATTTGTAAGAAATGTTACATTAGAATTTAATGTAGCAGCAGCACCCGCAGCTTAATTATTAACAATTTAAAAATCTATGTCATATGAATTTTGGAGAATTAAAACCAGGTGATACTTTATATTTAATTGATTATAATCAATTTAAGAAGGATCTAACATATATAAAAGGATTAGTACAATCCTCTGTAATTAATGAGCCACCTAAGGATAACATGAATAATATGTATCAACTCATGCAGAAGGCCGGATTGGGCAACCAACAACCTCCTCAGAGTATTACAATCACAGCATTATTCAATGGAGTTCAATTTCCTTTCACAGTAACTAAAGAGATGTCCATAGCTAGAGCTGATAATAGGACAATATGTATAACTAGAGAAGATGTATTACAAGAAATAAGAGTCAGAAAAACTGATGCTACTAATCAACTTAAATCTCTAGATAGATATAATAAAATTCTTGAGGAATGTGAGAGAGTTGAAAAAGAATTACTAGGTGAGGAACCTAATTTATCTCCTAATATCCCAGATGATAGCAGATTTTTAGCTTTGGAAAAGAAAATTGAAGAACTTACTAAACTTATAAGCAATGGAAAAAATCAAGAGACTGTTAGAGGAAATGGGTCGGAACAAAAGACCTTACCACAAACATGATATGGAAGACAGATTTGGAAGAAAAGATAGTAGATACTCTAGAAGAGGTTTTAGAGATGAAGACGATGAAGACGACAATAGTAGAATGAATAGATATAGTAGAAGAGGAAGATTTGGAAGGAATGAGGAAGAGGAAGAAAGAGAAAGGTATGGAAGATCCAATAGAAACAGATCTATGAGAAATAGATTTGATGATGAGGACGACGAGGATGATAGAGAAGTTCCTGAAGAATTAAAAGACCTTGAAGAAGAAGTTTGGGAATATATTGAAGAGATTAAGAAAGAAGATCCAGAATTATTCTGTATGTTAAAATGTGATTTATGGAAAGCTATAAAAGGCCCACATTTTGATGAAGATTATGTAGAAGATGCTTTAGAAGAAGTAGCTGAACATTTTGGAAAAAGAGAGCCTAGATGGAAATGTGAAGAAGCTAAGCAAATCGCAGAGAAATTTGGGGTTAAATTTGGTGAAGAGTTTAATAAACATGATTGGACTTATGCACTAAATCTAATGTATTTCTTATTCTCATCAGTTTTACAAGATAACCTTCAGTCATATGCTAAATGTGCTCATGCTTGGTTAAAGGATGAGTGTATACCAGATGGTAAAGCATTTTGGCATTTCCATAGATTTTTAAAAAGTAAAGAAGAGGAGTAATCCTCTTCTTTTTTTTATGTCTATATATTATATTTGGAAAGACTTTAAGTTTTTACTATATTTGCAAGATAAGTAGAGAAGTACAAAAATTATGAATAATTAAAATCAAACTAAATGGAGAGATTTAGAATAGGTAGGTATCCATTTAATTTTCAAGGTGACTTACTTAGAGATGTTGTTGTTAAGTTAAATTATAATTTCTCATTGATAGAAGATCTTCTTAGACAAGGAGGAGTTTCTATTGATCCAGATAATTTAATAACAATAAACAACATTGAGAAGCTAATACAAGTAATAAATGATAAGATAAGTAATGAGCTAAATTATTTAGTTTATGTTTACTATGACGGAATTTATCATTTCCTTTCTGATATAGAGTTCTCAGATGATAAAGTAAACTTGATTTTTGAAGGATCTATAATAAAAGATGGTAAGATTGTATCTAGTACTTATATTATTACTTGCGATTTAGATTCTGAGGGTAATATTCTTAATGTAACTTCAGAAAATAGTAAAAGAGAATATAATATAAGTGGTTTTAGAGTTATAAGAATAAGAACTAAACCTCTAGAATTTATAGATGAGGAGGATTTAAAATTAGTTGGAGAGGCTCTAAAAGACCCTTCTAATAGTAACAGTATTGAATTATCTATTCAAGACAATTCTTCAACTACTAATCTTATTCCTCATCAATCTATATTATCTACTATTGTTTCAGATAATGAAATAGCACATGAGCTAAAATTTATAACTGGAGAAAATTTAATAACAGCTAAATTTACATATAATTCTAATACTAAGGAATTAATAGGATCTCCTAGTTTAACTGAATCTTTAGCTCCATCCTCAGAAACTTTAATTTTATCAGAAATAAATGATATACCAAGCGGAGGAAGAATATCAGATGAGAATTACAATAGATTAGTTCTAGCTATAGAGAATAATGCAGATATTTATACTACTGATAATACAGGATTAATTAAATCAGTTATATTAATATCAGACACTGATAATGAGATTATATTAACAGTTAAGGATAATAATTTAACAGAGAAAAATATAATTATCTCCAAGCTCAATAATTTAATCAAAACTGAGAAAGTTGAACTTGCAACTAAAGAGTCAGTGGATAATAAGGTAGATAAAGAGCCCGGAAAAGGATTATCCAGTAATGATTACACAAGTGAAGAAAAAACATTAGTAGGAACTATTATTAACAAAGTTGATAAGGTTCAAGGAAAAGGATTATCTACGTATGATTTAACTGAAGCAAGAAAGAATAAGCTAGACAGTTATCCAGAACTAACTGGGGCCGGAAACAAGGCTCTTATGGATAATGGAACATTTGTAGAAATAACTGGAGAAGGAATTATATTCTCTGATATTGAGATTATAAACATAGAGGATCTACAAGTAGAATATGTAACTGAAGAAATTTATAATAAAATAGCTAATGCTATTATAAATAATAGACACATTGTTTTAAATTCTATAAATAGATCAGATGTTTCTCCATTCAGTCTTAGAGCTGCTGAGCCTATTAATGTTATTACATATTCAGTTATAAGACAAGAGTATTTAAATTTCACTAATAGGGATATTTTCTTAGTCATTACAGACGGAACTACTACAACTGAGATTACTATTGAGAGTACATTCCATGTTACTATTATAAAAAGACCTTCTAGTATATCATTAGACAATTCTAATCCTCTTCCTACTGTTGAATTAACCCAAACAAGTATAGGACTTCAAGCTAATTTAGTTTTAGCTAAAAGTGATAGCGGAGTTCAATTAGTTAAAACTGAAGATGGGTTAGTAGCTCAATTTAAATGGGATGGAGAAGATCAAGAAATTAAGTTAAAATATGTAACTTCTCAAGAATATTCATCTTTAAATGAGATAGATCAAGGTACTTTATACTTCATTACTGATAATAGGTATATTATGTTCCAAGGTATTAAGTATGGAGATAATATTTCTAGAGAAGAGATTAATAATATTAAGGAGTCATTAAATAAGAAGGTTGACAAAGAAGAAGGTAAGGGATTATCTAGCAATGATTATTCTGATTCTGATAAATCTAAAGTTGATAAGATTATTACTAGTGGAGAAGGTAATAAATATTTATCTGATAATGGTGAATATTTAGAAGTTAAAGGAGGGAGCTTTGTTTGGGACATGACATTTGCTGAGCAGGAGAATCCCAACGTTACAGAAACTGGAGGTATCTATACTATTTATGGAGCTTTGTGTCAAATGTATTCAAATATGTCTCTCAATGGAGATTTTGCTGGAATAGATTTTGACAAATATCCAAGTTTTGTCTTTTACCCTAAATTTTATACCTTAGATTTTTGGAATAAATTTATTCAAGCAGTTAAGGAAGGAACTCCAACTTATCTAAAAATACATGCTGGAGCTTTAACCTTAGGTGTAGGAGAAACTAAAGCATATACAGCAGGCGAAGACGTGACAGTTACCGAATATAATGTACTCACATCAAAAGGAGGAGCATTATCTACAGGAGAAACTTTAGATTTCTATGCTGGAAGTGAAGGAGCTGGTGGAGGTATTGGAAACTGTACTAAAGGAGGAATATGGTACTGGTTCTCCAACGATGGTGGAGTAGTAGTAGGAAATAGTACGGCAACACATGTGACTTTAAGAACTGCTGCTGATCAAAAATTATATCATCAAATAACAACTGGGGTAAAATATGAAATAATTACAGAAAGAGGAGGTCAAATTGGCCCGTTAACTATCAGTGGAAATGGTTCAACTCCTTTTGTAATTAATAATCATAACCCTGATGGAACTGATATAATCCAAATCTTCAAAGTACAAGGTTACAATAGATTCTTAGTTGGATGGTCTGAAACTAGTGGAGGACCTTTTATCCAAAGATCAAGTGATAATTCTTGCATTCTTATTAAATCTGATGGTGCTTACTGGGGATCAAGTTTAGATGCGTCAGCAATAAAAAAATTAGCCACTCAAGAATGGGTATTAGAACAATTAGAAGCTCTTAAAACTTCATAATATATAATCATAATTTTAATTAAAATTCTATGGAAAAATTTAAAATTGGTATCCCTCCCCATAATCAGGGAGGAGATACTTTAAGAGACATTGCAGTTAAACTAAATGGAAACCTTTCAGAAACAGCTTCTAAGGAGGAAGTTACTGAACTACAAAAAGAAGTCACTGAAAGTATCTCTAATCTAGAAAAAGACACTGATAAGAAATTAAATGATCTAGAAACATCAGTTAATAATTCTATCTCTGACTTAGAGCAATCAACACAAGAAAAACTAAATACTAAAGTAGATAAAATAGAAGGAAAAGGTCTCTCAACTAATGATTATACAAATCAAGAAAAAGAACAAGTAGCTAAAATTTCTAACATAGAAACAACTTTAGCTAACAAGGTCGATAAAGACGGAGACAAAGTGTTATCAGATAATAACTTCTCTGATGGAGATAAAACAAATGTAAACAAAATTCCTACTATTGAATCTGATATTACAACTATAGAGGGAAACATCTCAACTATAGAAGGTGATATAGACACAATTAATGAAAGTATCAGTACAATTAATACTGAACTAGACACAAAAGTAGATAAGGATGGGTCAAAAGTGTTATCAGATAATAATTATACTACAGCAGAAAAAGAACAAGTAGCGAAGATTGCAACTATTGAATCTGATTTAGAAACTAAGGTCGATAAAGACGGTTCTAAGGTTCTTTCTGATAACAATTATACAACAGCTGAGAAGAATCTAGTAGCAACTATATCTAACAAAGTGGACAAGATTGATGGTAAATCATTATCAACTAATGACTTCACTAATGATCTAAAAACTAAATTAGATGAACTAGACACCAATGCTGAATTAACAACTAAATTAGGAAATAAAGTAGATAAAGTCGAAGGTAAATCTCTTTCCACCAATGACTTTTCGAATAATTATAAATCAATGTTAGATAATATAGAAGATACAGTTAATGATAACCTCAGACCTGCAACAGAATCTACTCTGGGAGCAGTTAAATTATCCTCTGATTTCTCATTTAATTCAGAAGGAGAGATTTATCTAAACAAAGTCTATGGTATAGAATGGGATACCACTGTATCTGATCCAACTTGTACAAGAATAGGAGATATGTCATTACATAAATCTCTACCTATTCAATCTAAAATGAAAGCTTGTCTTTTAAATGATGATGGAAGTGTGAATTATTACTTAAATCCTAATGATTGGAGTAAGAAAATCACAGGAGAAGCATCTAATCTAGATGGAACTGATGGGCAAGTTATGATAGAAATACCAGAACATTATAGAAAATTTGAAGAAGATGGTAATATTAGAAGATGTTACTTATCAGAAGGTAAATGTACTGGATTTACTAAAGTTCCTAAGGTCTATATAGGAGCTTATGAGGCTGCTTTAGATAGAACTAATAATAAACTAGCCTCTGTATGTAATGAAACAGAACAATATAGAGGTGGAAACAATCAAGCTGATTGGGATACTTTATCTAAATCTCAATTAGGAAAATGTGCTACATATATGACTAGAGCTACTATGAGAACTAGAGCTAGAAATAGAGGGGATAATTGGAATGAAATGGATTATGAGTCTTGGAAGACTATATTCTGGTTATATTATGTAGAATATGCTAACAGAAACTGCCAGGCTGCTGTTAATTCTGAATTAACTGCTGAAGGATATAAGCAAGGTGGTCTAGGAAGTGGAGCTACTACATTAGCTTCTGCTGATTGGAGTGCTTATAATAGTTATTATCCAATGTTAAAATGTGGAGCATCTAACTCATTAGCATCTGGATCTGGAGAAGTCATTGTAAATCTTCCAGATGATTATAAGGTTGATACTCCTACTACATTAGCTTGTTGCAGATATAGAGGAATTGAGAATCCTTTTGGACATATTTGGACTAATGTAGAGGGAGCTATATTTGATATTAAAACTGATGCTGATGGAGGCACAAGTGAGTTCTACACTACTAGTGATAAAACTAAATTCGGAGATACTTTAGAAGGATTCACTAAAGTTGGAGATGTTCCAAGGAAAGATGGCTATGTGACTAAATTGATCTTTGGAGAGAATGGTGAATTTGCTCCTTCTGATAATGGTGGAGGTTCTACTACTTATTGGTGTGATTATTTTTACACATCTATAAGCTCAAGTAGCTTGCGTACGTTGCTGCTTGGTGGCTCTTGTGGTAACGGTGCCCACTCCGGTTTCGGCTGCTGTTCTTCGTACGGCGGCGTGTCTTATGCCTTTGCCGATGTCGGCGGCCGGCTTTGTTACCTAATCTAGAATATTATGAGTTAAAAACAATATAATATAGGCTGTTCACAACCTTGTTGCTGCTTGGTAGCTCTTGTAATAACAGTGCCAACTCCAGTTTCAGCTACTGTAATTCGAACAACAGCGTGTCTAATGCCAATGCCAATGTCAGCGGCCAGCTTAGTGTTTTCAAGAATATCAAAAACTAATATATACTTGTGAAGGCCTTGCCTCTTGGCAAAAAATAAACCCTTCAGAGGGTATTAGTAAAAGTGCAACAGTGCAAAAATACCATAGTGTAGTGATTGCAATGCAAATGCAATTTGAAAGTTCCCATTAGAAAACAAAAATATGAAAAGAATCAATAATTTATTTGAGCAAATAATTAGTATAGAAAACCTAGAGTTAGCTGATTCTAAAGCTAGAAAGGGCAAAACCAGAAGTTTTGGAGTAATGAAACATGATAAGAATAGAAAAGAAAATATTCTTAAACTTCATGAACAATTAAAATCTGGTACATATAAAACCTCAGAATATAAAATATTTAAAATATATGAGCCTAAAGAAAGAGAAATCTTTAGGCTTCCATATTATCCAGATAGAATAGTACACCATGCTATAATGAATATCATGGAGCCAATTTGGGTTTCTGTATTCACTGCTGATACATATAGTTGTATTAAAAACAGAGGAATACATAGAATAGTTAGAAAATTAAAAAAAGAACTTAGACAAAATGTAGAGGAAACTAAATATTGTCTTAAACTTGATATTAAAAAATTCTATCCTTCAATAGATCATGATATATTGAAGAAGATAATCAGGAAAAAGATAAAGGATAAAAAACTATTATCTTTATTAGATGAGATAATAGACTCTGCACCTGGGGTTCCTATAGGTAACTATCTATCACAATTCTTTGCTAATTTATTCTTAGCATATTTTGACCATTGGTTGAAAGAAGTCAAAGGAGTTAAATTTTATTACAGATATGCCGATGATATAGTTATATTACATTCTAATAAAGAATTTCTTCATAACTTATTAATAGAAATCAAGGAATATCTTGCAACATTAAAATTAACTGTTAAACAAAATTATCAAGTCTTTCCTGTTGCTATAAGAGGAATAGACTTTGTAGGATATGTATTTAGGCATACTCATACTTTGTTAAGAAAAAAGACAAAGAAGAAGTTTGCTAAATTAGCTGCTAGAACTAATAAAAGATACTTATGCTACAGACAATATAAAATGATAATGTCTAGTTATAGGAGTTGGGCTAAACATTGTAATTCACAGAATTTATTAAACAAAATTTATAATCCGAAACATTTAATTAGACAAGATTATGAACGCATATTATGACTTTCAGCCTGAAAAACTAGAGAAAATAGTTAATAATAAGTATTTCTATAGATGGGGCATAGAACAAATTACAGTTGAGAGAGAAGAAGGTGAAGAGCCTGCAACTCAATATAAATGTAATGAGATTGTATTCTATGGACAACCAGATAGTGATACTATTTTAAAAGCAGCAATTGAGTCCATTTGGACTAACGAAGATGAAAAGAAATTAATCAATGATTATAACTCTGCGAAAGAGGGGTTATTAGATGAATCTTATATTCAGAAATATTTAGATTTCTTGAATAAAAGAGCAGAAATTAAATCTATAGTTGATTCTGATTGTGCAGAATTAGGAATAAATTAAGATATGAATAAACTTATTTTAGGAAGATTAGCAAACAATCAAGGTGGAGATAATCTACGAGATATGGTAGTGAAGATAAACTCCAACCAAGATGAGACTTTAGAAATTATTGAAGATACTAAGAATGAGTTAGAAGAGTCTATAGATGATTTAGATACTAAATTTACTGATAAGACTAATGAGTTAGAAGAAGGTAAGGTGAATAAGGTATCTGGTAAAGGACTATCTTCTAATGATTATACTAATAGTGATAAAGAATTACTTCAAACTTTAGCTTCCAAGGTATCTAGCTTAGAAGCAAGAGTTACAGCACTAGAAAGTCAACCTTAAAATTAATGAATAATGAAAGAGTTAGTCAGACATGAGAGGATATTGGGGAAAGTATATACCCTAGTGGGGGATGAGGGAACTGACATTATCTTAAATGGTAAAGGAAATGTAAAAATCAGGTTTGGGAATTCTTTCCTAGACCTGATTAAAAATGGAAAAATATCAGCTGAATCAATTTCTCAATCCTCTTCCTCTATCATTAAAGAGGTTAATGATAAGTCAGAGATTACATCTGATGGTATATATTATTCTAAGGCGGATGGGACTTTTTATATAAGTTTAGGAGGTATTCTTTTTGAATTAAATTCTAAGGAAGTAGAAGATGAAGATTCTGATATTCCTGTTGATGATACAGAGTATACAGATGATGCATATTTATCTATTGTCAAAAAGCAAAGGTTAAAAGAAGATCAGATAAAGTTAGTATTGGATAATGTTAAACAAGTGATTCAATATTTAACTGATGATATTTCCGATATTCCTAATAATTATTCAGTTTATGTAGCTGACAGTGGAAAACATTATAAGAAGACTTCTGATGGTTTAAAAGAGTTGTATTTAAATTTAGAAGAAGGGGGTATAGTTAAAGGTACTGTAACTATTGGAGAAACTCCTATCTCTTTTCCAGAATCTAAATTTAATGTAATAGGAGGATCTCCTATAACACTATTTGATGGAAATAAAAATAGTTTGAGAATAGAATTTAATGGGGATAATATAGTATTAATTCCAAATAATTCTAATTCTACTAAATTTTATCTTAATACTAAAGGTTTAGGAATAAATCAACCAGCTGATAATGCTTTAAATATTAAAGGTAATGAAATTATTAATGGTATATTAAAAATATTAGAGCCCGGAAGAATAATTACAGAAGATATTGGATCTAATATATTTTTCCCAGGATTTAGTGGAGAAGGATTTAGAATATATAGAGATGATCAGGGTAGATATAATGCGGAGTTTGATAACTTAACAGTTAGACAAACGATGAGGATCTATGAACTAATTTTAGAAAAAATTAGAGTAGTAAAAGGATCATTTCTAATATCTCAAGGTGGGTCTATTATTAAAAGTGTTGAAGAGGTAACTACTTCTGTTGATTTTTATGATGAAGATGGAAATTATACAGAAACAAAAGATATTCCTCAATGGGCAATTACTTTTGAAGATGATTATATTCCTTTTACTAAAAATGACTTTGCAAGATGCCAGGTATTTCAATATCCAAATGTAAGGGGATATTGGGTATGGGTTAGAGAAGCAGGTAGTAATACTATATATGTAGACAAATCAGAATTTACTCCTTATGGAACTGATCCAGAGATTGGAGATGAGGTCTGTCAGTTAGGGAACTCTGTGGATGTTAATAGACAATCAGCTATATATTTGACAGCTTCTGATTCTGGAAATCCTTATATAGATATATTATCTGATATTAAACAAAAAAGTTTTAGTGGAAGTATTAGAGCTAGATTAGGGAATCTTAAAGGAATTACTTATGGACTTAATGAATTAGAAGGGTATGGACTATTTAGTGACAATGTTTATCTAAAAGGTAAACTTGTTACATTTGGACACGATCCAAATAATTCCTTCGATGTTGGAGAATTTGGAGAATCTAATAGTGTAGATTTATCTAAATCTCAACTTATTAAAAATTTTTGGATAGAAAATAATTGTATAGCTATATATAATGGAGATTATGGCCCAGAAGAAGAAAGGATTATTAAAAATAAAGATTATATAGTTCCTAATATGAGGGATGGGGAATATGATTATAATCAGTATGACAAACTTAATCCTACTGGGGATCCAGATAATCCTATGTACAAAGAAGTCATATTAAACCTTCCAGAGGCTTCTAGAGGAAGTATATTTAATTCATTTAAAAATGAATCTATTACATATTATTTAAGAGATTATAAAAATCCTTTAAATCCAGCAGAAGGATTAATCTGGAAAGTTATAACAGAATATCAAAACCCAAAAGACCCTGAGGAGCCTGATTATGTTGAAGTTGATTTATTACCTATTGAAACAAAATTATGCTCTCAGCTGAACTTATTAGGAACTGAAAATACATTATATTATTCAGAGAATTTTCCTCCAACACCTTATAAAGAAGGGGATTATTGGATTACTCCTGAAAATGAAGTATTAGTTTGTCTAAATTCTAGAGAAACTGGAGGACTCTTGACAGACTGGGGAACTAGAAATTTAGCACAAATTAGTATTAGAGAAGATGTGGCAGCTAAACTAGGATATGAAAATTATACTGATTTACTTACTTGGGCATTGTCAGGAAGAACTATAATAGAGGGAGGATATATAAATACTAGATTATTAGAAGCTGAAATTATTATAGGAAATCAGTTGATTGAGGGTCCTTATATGAGATCCGATAAGATAGAAATCAGAGATCCTAATAATATAGACATAACTAGATGGCGATTAAATGCAGAAGCTATTACAGGAGGAATTGAGTTAGTAGAATCTACATCAATTGATGGAGTAGTGACTATTGTAGAAAGACCTCATGTTAAATTTCTCCCAGATGGAACTATGTATGGGTTAAGAATGAGTAATGAAAATGATAATCCTTGGAGATTTAATAGTGATGGTAGTGGGTCTTTAGCTTATAATAACATATATTGGGATACAAATGGTAAAATTACCTTTGGGGATAGCACAAAAGGAACTGTAATAGACATGGGAGTAATTACTACAGGTACAATAGCTCTTGGAACTGGAGAAACCATGTTTGTTCCAAATTCAGGAATAACTGGATCAGGAACACAAGAAGGTTTAAGTGGAGATAACTTAGTAAGATTCTGGGCCGGAGGTACTCTTGATGCAGCAAGGAATACAGTTCTTAATGACATAAATGGAACTTATAATGAGCCTACAGCACCATTTGTAGTAACTCAAGGTGGAAAGCTATACGCTAGTAATGCTGAAGTAGAAGGTATTATAAATATAGGTATAGGAAGTAATGTAGGAGATTTACATTTAACTAAAGATGGATATGAAATATTTGATAGTACTAAGAGTTCTGAAGGAGATAGAAATAGATTTGGACTAGTCATGGGAAATATAAAAAGTTCAGACACAGGAGGAAATGAATTCTTTGGATTAATGTATGGAACCAAGGATACTACTAAGAATGAATGGCATAGTCAAAGAGCTTTAATAGGAGACTTACTAAATTATGATATTTTCTTTGGAATGTTTGAAGGACTTCAAATAAATGGAGAGTCAGTATTTAACGGTTCTGCTGAAGCTAAATCTTTGATATATACTAGAGCTAATGATGTATATATAGATTATGGATCTGGAACAGATAATCCATATCCTTTAAATGTTGATGGAAAATCTTATATAGAGTTATATAGTAAAGATAACAAAACTTTCCAAATCTCATTAATAGGAGGAAAAGTAGGTCAAAAACTTATTCTATATAATAGAAATACCTATAACACTCACAGATTAGAAATAATGCTTATGCAAGGATGGTTTTGGTTAGTAGAAAATGAAGCTGCAGAGTTTGTTAAAACATCAGAAGGATGGAGATACTTAAAAGGAGTATTACATTAATTATGAATATATTAAGAGAAATTTTTAGAGGAACAAATGGAGATCTCTCATCTAAAAGAATCATAGGAACAATTTTAACTCTGTCTGGAATAGTAATAGGGTACATAGCTGCTCTATCACTAGATCCAGTTGGAGTAATAGATGAATCAATATTAATCTTTATAGGAACCTTAATTACATCAGGATTAGGTCTTTTAGGGGTTAGTGTGAAGGAAAAGAAAATTGATAATTATGGAAGAAAAGAATATGAAGAAGATAATAACTAAATATACTCTTATTATAATAGCTGTTATTTATATAATATTCATAACAAGAACTTGTTTGAATCAGGCTACAGAGATAAGAGATTTAAAAGACCTCCATACTACAGAGCTAATTCAAAAAGATTCTATACAAAAGGTATACAATGTTTCCGAAAAGCAATTTAAAACCTTAATCTTGAAACAAGATTCATTATATAGAGATATAATTAAAGAAAAAGATATAAAGATAAAAAATTTAACATCAATAGGAAAGATAACAATAACAGATACTATTACGCTCAAAGATACTATAGTACAACAAATTGATGCGTCTAAAGATACTATTATACATTTTACAGAACCAATTAAATGTATCACTGTTCAAGGAGAATTAACTATAAAAAATAACAAAATTGATCTTGTATTCAAGGATGCAAAAATAGATTTAACTATAGTAGTAACTAATTACTATGATGTTATACATTGGTATAATTTCAGAAAAAGAAAAGAGCATGGATACTCTTTAATTGGCTTTAGAAATCATTATATAGATAAAACTTATGCTAAAGCTAAAGATTTTGGAAGTAATATTAACATAGAGCTAATAAAAATCAAAAATTAAAAAATATTTTGTTTATTTGGATTCAGTCTAAATAATACCTATATTTGCAAAATAAAACTATAAACTTTAAATGATATGAAATTTGAGAATAGAAATACGGAATTAAGACTCGTAGAGAATGAGGATGCTAATTATGCAAAGTTACTTTTATTTTTGTATAGACAAGCAAGTCCAGAAGGACTTTCACTAGGACAAATGAAGAAAGACATGGAGCTTATGGATGTTTTAGAAGAGAACATTGAAGTTGAATCTTTTGATCTTCCTTCTGAGTCTATAGAATCTATTAAGAAAATAGTTAATAAATCTGTATGGCCAATTAGACATAAAGATTTAATTACTTTCTATGACTATATTAATAGTCTATAATTAACTAACATAGATATACTATGAATGATGATTTAGATTTATTATTAGGACTAGAGGAAGGTAATGGAGAGCCAAATCCTGATGGAAATGATCCTTCATTACTAACAAATCTTCCAGACGATTCACAAGGAGGAGATAATTCTAATCCAGAACCTCCAACTGAACCAGATCCACAGAACCAAGATGGAAACAATTCTGATCCATCTAATCCTGTAGCCACAGAGCAATTTGATTTAATTACTGAGGCACTAAAGGCAAGAGGATTTAAAGATCCTAATAATATTAAAATAGAAAATGATTTTGGAGCAATAGTTACCAAATCATTTGATGAATTGACCAATGAGGAGAAGCTACAAATTTTAAATACTTCCCCAAATGAAGATTATGATTTAAGTAAAGATGAAATACAGTTAATATCATTTATGAGAGAGCATGAATTATCTCAAGAGGAAATGATTAACTACTATAAACAACAAGGTGTTCAAGAATATCTTGATAACAATGTTCAATTCAGTGTAGATAATTTCTCTGATGAAGAGATTCTAGCTTTTGATCTTAAAGAGAGATATGAAGATTGGACAGATGAAGAAATTCATGATGAAGTAGAAAGAGCTAAAGAAAATCCTAATCTGTTCGCTAAGAAGGTCGAAAGACTTAGAGAGATTTATAAAGAATTAGAACAGCAACAACTTGAAGAACAAAATAATCAACAAGTTACCACAGAAGAACAGCAACAATTCTTAAATTCTTTTAAAGAAGCTGGTAATAAATATAAAAACTTCTCTGGTGTAGATCTTGAAGATAGAGATTTAACTTCTACTTATGATTATGCGTTTAAACCTACCTTAAATGGGGCTAGTAAATTGGCAATGGATTTAAATAACCCTGAAAAGTTATTTAAGATGGCCTTCTTCATGGCACATGGTGATGAGCTACTTCAAAATCTTCACACTGCTTATATGAGTGAATTATCTAAAAAAGATAAAGAAATACAAAATTTAAAAAATCCATCCAACCCTAAAGGAAACAACAAACCTAGTCCAAAATCAAATGTAACTATTAAAAGTACATCAGTGCCATCTGATGAGGATGATCTAAGTATGTTGTTTAAACTTAAACAATAAAATATTAGTTAAACTTTAAAATTTAAATTAAATGTTTGTAGCTGAATACATCAGTAATAGAGCCAATGTGTCTGGATCACGGACATATCATGACTTTTCACAATTTTTAGGAAGAGCTAAACATAGAGTAGGATTAGCTGCTTCCCTTTGCAAAAATCATACCGTTTCTACATTGGTAGATAAATTAGGAAATTTAGTTTACCAAGACATTCCAAAGAAAGGTACTAAAAGCATTAATGCATTCTGTGTAGAATGGGATGTTAATGTTAATTTCATTAAGAGAATTGAAATTGCAGGAGAACCTATTGGAGACGGTGTTGGAAATACCGAGATAATTATACCTTTAAAAGAAAGATATTATGAAAAACATGACATCTTTGTTATAGATGGTTCTCACCAACAATTATATGTAACAAGAAGACCTCTTTGGAGAACTAATCAATATTTTGAATACACTTGTGTTCTTGTAGACAATGATGGAAAACAACACTTAGATTTAAGTGCATGTAAGCCAGGAATGACTACTCACTTCTTATCTAATGCTCATCCTTATGATTATCACGACCAGGGGTTAAAAAGTAGCTCCCTTACAATATATATCTGTTCATTAGTAGCTTAACAGAGGAAGTTGTAAGAAAAATTCCTTTAATTGCTGGAAACTCTTTAGAATTGGTATATCTAAAGACAATCAGCAGCGAAGCTCTAGAGTACACAAGCTATTTTAGAAGTGCTAGAGAACGTTCAACGACTATCCGAAAGGAGTAGGACTTAGATTTATAAGTTCGAAATGGGGAAAATCTTATTAATTATATAAAATATGAAAAAATACTTAGTGTATATGACAATTTGTCTGGTGAACAATAAACAATATATAGGAGTTCATGAGACGTTAAATCCTGATAAATTTGATGGATATTTAGGAAATGGTGTATTTATTAATAGACCTGCAACTTATAAAAAGAGTAAAACTCCTTTTCAATGTGCAGTTAATAAATATGGCATAGACAAATTCAAAAGAATTACTCTGAATATATTCGATAATAAAGAAGAGGCTTATAAATTAGAATCTGAGTTAGTTACAGAAGAATATATAAAAAGAGAAGATACATATAATATAAAACTCGGAGGTGAGGGTGGATGCCCTGAGATTTTAAAGGTAAAAGTTTATATGTATGATCTAGAAGGAGAATTTGTTAAAGAATTTAAAACTGTAACAGATGCAGCAAGGTACTTAAATGTTAGTGCTGGGCATCTTCCTAGAAGCATCAAACAAGGACATCAATTTCATGGTTATCAATTTTCTTATGAAAAACTTCCTTTTATGAAGAAGTTTAAGAAAAAACAATATACTGGAGAAAGAATTGGAAATAAAACTAATCATAAATATGAGAATATTCCAATTGGTAAGTATGATATTGATGGTAATCTTTTGGAAACTTTTAAATGTTTAAGAGACTGCAGAAAAGCAGGATATGCAAATGTTAAAAAAGTTCTAAATGGAGAAAGAAACAGTTGTAAAGGATTTATATTTAAGTATTTATAGTATAATTAAATAAGATTAAGATATAGTCTGATCTCTATAGTAATATAGAGTTAACATAAATGATACAAAATACCAATCAAACATGGAGACGCATCGTAATTATCTAACTCTACACAGAAATGATATTGATGCTTCTCAAGCTTATTTAGCTAATGAGGATGTGTTCTTAAAAATCTCTGATACTGAAACTCATGGAAGTGAAAGATACTTTACCATGACTAGTATGGAGAAAACCTTAATTGATAACTTCCTAGAAGTTAAAAGTAAGCATGATCTATTTGCTAGATCCAATGTAGACGTTAATGGTAAACCTACTATTACAGATCCAGAAACTAACAGACCAATTTATATTGGTGATGGTATTATACCACAAATCGAAAGATTTGCTTATGTTATCACATTTGATCAGTTATTAGTAACTCACTTTAAGGAAGCAATCAACTTCATGACAAGTAAGACTGATAACTTGACTGGTAATGATTTCACTGTTGTTTGTAACTCTCTAATGTGGAGACAAGTTAATGACAACTTGATGAATGAAATTGCTAAGTGGAATCCTTCTAATACTTTAATGTATTCTAAAGTTTCTGGAACTAAGAAATCAATAGGTGAAAGTGTTCCTGGAGTTAGAGTTGGAGCTACATTTACATCTTATGAATATGCAGGTAACTTTATTACCTTCATGCCTGATAGAACTTTAGATGTTGAGTATCCAGATGAAGCATTTGGATTTATACTAGATCTAACACCAGATTTAGCTAATGGTAAACCAGCTATTGAGTCTTGGACATTCAAGGGAGCTGATATGATCAAAACTGATGTTAAAGGTGTTGGAGGTCTAACTGGTCTTGAGGGAGGTACTGCTTCTACTCCAGTTGCAGGATCTAAGATGATCTATTGGGGATATTCTGGAATCACTGTGTATGCTCCTTATAGATCTGTAATATTTAAACAAAACAGAAGAAGAAAATAAAAATTTAAGATAAATCTGTAGAGATAATATAACCATATTCTTCTCTACAGATTTTTATTTATATACTATTAAATAAAATGACTATGAATAATGCTGAAATTTTAAATGAATTAAATGAAAATGTACATATAAGATGTTTTCATGGCCCTGCTCATGCTGGAGCTAAAATTTATCCAGTAAGGAATCCTTTAACAGGAGAATTCCCTTCTTGTGTAAGAAGAGTAGATTCCAAAGGAGATATTATTTATGATAAAAATGATAATCAAGCTGATTATTTCATTAGAGAAACTGATGGTTTTGAAATAAAGAATGGAACAGATTTTGATTTAACTAATCCTATTCAAAAAGCTAATTGGGAAGCAATTAGATTTTCTGAATTAATTTTTGATCCAAGAGGTAAATTGGATGAAAAGGGTAGAGTAATTCAAGAGCCTTCAGATATTGCTCCTGCTAATTCTTTATTTTATGTAGAAAGAATAGTAGATGAGACTAAGAAGAGAAACCAGCTTGAAAGAACAAAAGTAAAGGCCAAAACATACATATATGGAGATAGTGCTTCAGGATTAACTGTCAAAGCTAAGATCTTAGGATGTTTTGTAAAAACTTCTACGAGAGAAGAAATAGAAGAATTCCTTATAAATGTAGCTAATACAGATCCAGAGAAAATTATTAACCTATATACTGGCTCAGACATGAAATTATCTCTTATCTTTATTACAGCTAAAGAGAAAAATATTCTTCAAAACAAGGGTGGATTATTTATATATAATGAGACCACAGTTATAGGTAGAACTATGGAAGACTGTATAAGATTCTTCAAAGATCCTAAAAATAAAGTAATAACAGATAGAATTATTAAAGAAGTAACTGAAGCTCTTACTATGGGAGAAGATGGATTTACAGCAGAAGACATCAATCCTACAACCTCAGCCGCTGAAAAAACTGCTCCAGAAGTAGAAGCAGAAACTGTTTCAGCCACTGCTACTAAAACTAAAAATAAATAGTAAATGACTGTTAAAGAACTTTTACAGTATGCAATAATTGAGACTAAGAAAAATGGAGCACCTAATTTATTAATAGAAGATTATAATTATTTTATTAATAAATCCATTCAACAAACTGTAAATTCTATTTATAATTTCTATAATGCTGATCAGCAAAGAACTGATGATCTTAGAGTATTAAAAGATTTTATAAAAATTCCTGTAACTGACAATAACGTAAGCCTAAGTGAAGAAGATAATATGGGAACTATATATGAAGTAAGACTCCCAGAAAATTATTATCATCTCATTTCTTGTCAAGTCCAATTTGAACTTTTGCATACTTGGAGATGCTATGATAAGGGGCAAAAATGGACTAATAAAGCAATAAGAGCAACTGGAGAGATTAATTCAGATGCAATAAATAATGCTTATTTTAGACCTAGTTACAGAACACCCTATTTCTATATTATAAATAATTCTTACTCAAATGGAGTTTGGAAAAACTATTTACACTTGATAGATTATCAAGATGAAGATTTTTCAGACATTGAGAAAAGTAGAATGAAGGGTAGTACCTTAGATATTATATATAGAGCCTTGACCTCTGATCAAAAAGGTCAAGTAAATACTAAATATAAATCAAGACTAGCTGAAGATTTTGAAAGTGTAGAAATAGAGTCAGAAGTAAAAGAAAAATTAATTAAAGCAGATACACCAGATATTGCTAGACAAATATTAAATGATGCTTATAATAATGTATTATTACAAATAAGAGTTGGAGCAACTGATGTATTTAAGGTAGTTAATATATATATTGACTATTTAAAAACTCCTCAATATATCAGATTATCTCAAAGACAATTTGATATGGATATAGATACTTCTCAGGTTTTAGAATTCCCAGAGTATATTTGTCAGGAGATTTTGCATACTTTAGTAAAATTATTATTAGAAAACTATTCTGATCCTAGACTGCAAACTAATGCAGCTATTAATAACACAATAGCACCTCCTGCTGGAGTGCAACAAGAGCAACAAGGATCTAGAAGATAAATAAATTTATGCGTGAGATAATATTATTAACTTTTAAAAATTAAAACAATGTTTGAATTTGTAAACGAACGATTAATTAATTCCGCGACCGACGCTTATAGCGGCAGACCAAAATTTGAAAAATTGCCAAAGGGGAGTGGCTTTAGAATCTATAGATATGGAACTTTTGAAGCTAACCATATTGTAAATAGAACTGTCTATAAAACCCCATCGTCTCAACCAATTAAACCTTCTATCGAAATCACTATTCCTGATTCTATAATTCCTACACAGGTTGGAGAAGTAAAGAATATTAGATTAATGGTAGAAGTAAGAAGAAGAGGCTCAGTTAGATCTGATTATTCTACTTATAATAGTAGAGTTAAAGCAAGACCTATTGTAGCTAACTTAACCATCACTAAAGATGATACTGCTAAGGGAATAGCTGCAGAATTTGTAGAGATCTTAAAAGATCAAGATTTCTTATATGATAATCTTGTTATTAACTTTAAATTAAAAACAGATGGAGGAACTACTATTGTTCTTTCTGGTGAAGATGAATTCCAATATTTCTATAATGTAGAAGTACAAGAATTAGTAAACTGGAATACTGCTGCTTTAGGTACTTATTATCCAGTTGAGCCAGTTTGGAGAACATTAGTTAAATATGATGCTGATACTAAAGTTGACGGTAAAGAAGGCTTTGGAACTTATTGGACAATGCTTAAAAACATCCAAATCCAAAATAGCAACAGAACAGATATATTCTCTCAAGATAATGATGATACTAGACTAATACCTGGAGCAAGCTATACTCAATATGTATTAGATTATAGACATCATAGAGATATTACTGGTATGGGAGCTGTAGGACAAGAATTAGTATCTATTACTAAACACATTATGTGGGTAAATGATGATCTTGTTGAAGAATTTGATGCAATGCTTAGCTCAGCTGATGTTATTGTTGATAATATAGATTTAGATGTTACTTCTTTAACTGTTTCTCCAGAAACTGTAACTGTACAGAAAGGTAATACAGCCGTTCTAACCATTACTACAAATCCTGCTGGTGGTATGTACTACACAGAGTCACTTGATGAGAAAGTAGCTACTGTTGATGATAAAACTATCACCGGTGTTGAAGTAGGAGAAACTCAAGTAGTTGTAAGTGGTGAAGATGGAAACTTCAAAGCAGTTGATGTAACTGTAACAGCCTAATCTTTTGAGAAGAGAACTATTTTAATTAATAAGGCAGGCGGGATTAACTTCCTGCTTGCCTTTAATTTTATATACTAATATGCAAATTGATTGGCTAAACAAATTATCTAGTGCTATATATAATGATATAATAGCTGGATTATCTGGATTATCTTCTAATCCTAGAATTTCTATGGAACAGTTAGAGGATGATATAATAGATGAGAGGCTTACTATTATTAAAGAATATGCTATTAAAGGATTAGTTCCATATAAAGATTTATATACCTCAATAACATGTTTAGAAGTAGATTGTAAGCCTATAGAAAAATGTGGAATATGTGGGATAGGATCTAAATTTAAACAAACTGAGATTCCTCATGTAGAGATTCCACAAATTGTAAATGATTTAGGATCTTTAGCTGTGGATTATTTTGGGACTATTGATAGAGAAACTCCATTTAAGGTATATACTGATATATCTTATCAGTATCATAAATATGATAGATGGGTAGGAAGAAAGCCTTATGTTTATATAGATACTACACCTAATGAAAATAACATGTATGATTGTTACTTATTTAATGTTCCTTTATTAAAAACAGTAACAATTATAGCAGTATTTAAAGATCCTAGACAAGTCTTAGGATTCTCTTGCTGTAATAATGGAGATGTTATAAACTTCAATTCTATAGCTAATGACATCAAGAGAAGGCTAACAGAGAAAAAAGTCAGATGGTATCGTCAATTAGCAACTCCAATAAACCTTGATCACCAAACTCCTCCAAGATAATGAAATTTTTAAAACAATTATTTTGTAAACATAATTATAATATATTTATTAGAAATATATATGGAGATGAGGTCAATCTATTAAATTCAAGATCAATTTGGAAGTGCTCTAAATGTGGAAAATATCATTATTCTAAAATATTAAAAGGATATAATGAAAACACTAAACTTTAATGTAGCTTATACATATATAAGTGCTAAATATGGTCTAACAATGGATCAGAATGAATTTACAACTGTAGGAATGATTGCTTATACTAAAATAGGTAACAGAAATACAGAAGTGAAAGGAATTATATTAGATGTTAAAAATGGAGAAGTGCAACTTCCTTGTGATATATTAAGTATAGAAGCAGTATTTGCTGACTTCCCAGATATGGTAATGACTTCCAATTTACAAAGATTTCCTCAAATTGCCAGTAGCTTTATTGAGAGATATATAAACTATTGGAAAATTAATGAGTCAATATTATATGATGATGGAAGACTTCTTAAATATTATCAATCAGGGGATACTTTATATTTTGATAGAGATTATCATAATGTATTGTTATTATATAGAGCAGAGAAGTTAGATCCAGAAGGACTTCCATTTATAAGTGATAAAGAAGCAGAAGCTATTGCAGCTTATTGTGCTTATACAATGTTATATAAACAAGGTATAGCCAACAGAGATCAAAATGCCATGCAAATAGCTAAAGATATTCAAATGGAATGGGGAAGATTATGTGAGAGAGCAAGAACTCCTGATAAATTATCACAAAATGATGTAGATAAGATATTAGATGCTCAATTTTCCTTTGATAGGAAGACTTACAGTAAATCATACAAACCAGTTAGATAATATGAAAAATAATAATTTTATATCAAGTCTTGTTAAATACTATTTCAATGCGGAGGAACTATTCGAAGATTTTGATATAAAAAAGTTATCAGTCAAGAGAAAAGCTCTACAACATAGATATGGACAACATGTAAACACAAGAAATATCTGTTGTAGAGTTTTTATTTACTTTTTATATCTAATTATCTTGGATATTATCAGAAATAATATTACTTTTATATTCCCAATAAGAAGAACCTTCATTTTAGGAATTAAAATATTAGAAGGACAAAAATTAAAAGAGTATGTAAGAAGAAAAGATTCAGAAATGTATGATTATATAGGCTCTGGATTTGTACTTCCTAGGATAACTCTTTTTTATGAATATAGAAAAAAGGAAATTAAAACAAAAGAGGTTATATTAAATTATTCCTTGAATAAAGAATTTTTTAATAATATCAATAATGGAAAAGTTTACGGATAAGAAAAAGGGATATACAAGATATAATGATTATGTCCATGAATTACAAGAAAAGTTTCCTGAATTTAGTATAGAAGATTTAGATTATATCATTAAATATGGAAGTAGAAATCTTTATAAACTAATTTATAGGAATGCAGATGTATTTTTTATTAGCAAAATAAATAATCAGAACTTTAAATTACTATTTGGAAGAATAAATTTTCAAAGTCTAGCTCATAAGGTTAGGTATATTCTTAAGAAAGTATCATTAAAGTTTAAAATATTATATAAGAGAAGAAAAATTAAATGGGATGGATATTATTACTTTGGATTAACAGACTCCCAATTTGAGAATTATGAATCACAAATGAATCCTTGGTTTAAAAATCCAGAAAAGAGAAAGAAAAGATATAATAGAACTGAGTTCAATTATGGAGATGTAGTTCTATTTAAAGTGTTTGATGAATGTAAATTAAATATAAAATATACTCACTTTTTTAGAGTCCCCATGTTAGCTATGATGGGACATAAACAAGTGAGGCAAGATTATAAGTCTAATAAGGCTGAATATATAGCCAAAAGGACTTTTGATGGTTATGAGAGTATGGTAAATGAGTATAAAACTGATAAATTAAGAGAATATTAATGAGACAAATAGCTAACAATACATTTAATGATGGAATGTTAATGGATATGCAACCGTTAACTACTCCAAATTCAGTATTAACAGACTGTTTAAATGGGACACTTATTACTTATGATGGTAATGAGTTTGTTTTGCAGAGTGATGATGGTAATGGAAAAATATACGGCTGTAAATTACCTAAAGATTTTATTCCATTAGGAATGAAAGAATATGGAGGAATTGTCTATATAGTATCCCAAAACCCATTTACTGGAGAATGTGAAATAGGTAGCTTTCCTTCCCCAGAAAGTACTATTTTTACTGATAGTAGGAAGGATTATCCAGAAACTATCTTAACAACTAAAGACTTAGGATCAAATCTAGTGTCAGAAGGAATTACTAATCAAACAATTAAATTAGATTTTGGAGATATAAACTCTGGATTATTAAGACCTGGAGACAAGTTTGCTATATATATAACTGATAGTTCTGGACAGTCTGATAGATATTTAGACAATGACTCTTTCAAGACATTTGAAAGTTTATTAGAAGTATATGAAAATCTTCAATTAAAAACTAGAAATTTATTTAAACTTAAATTGGTTAGAATAAGTGAAGATGGAGTCAGTGAGTCTATTAAAGAAATAGTTCCAGCTTTTACAAAAAGTGGAAGTACTGGGCAATTTTATTATAATAAAGTACAAATTTTAGAAGAAGATGAATACCACTCTCCAGATGGATTTTATGCTGTATATAATAATAAAATTAATGGTTATTTAGCTGTTATACTAGAATTAGAACAAATTGATGAATTTAATATTATAGTAGGAGAAACTATAAATATCACAGAAAAAGATAGTGAGGGCAATCCTACTAAATTTAATTTCAGCTTAAAAATGGATTCTACTACAACTCTTGGGTGTAAAAATAATACTACAGGAGCAGAGATTATTACTACTGTAGTAGATTCTAATGGAGGAGAAGTAGATATTCCAATATCAGAAGATGTTCCAATATCAGAAGATTTAGAAGATTGGGAATTGTATAATGGAACAACCTATAAGGTAGCCCCGTATAACAGTTTAGGCTCTAAAACTGTAACTATAGATACTACAGTTGGAGACTTTAATACTGATGATAATATTAAAGTGGAGATTAAACCTTTCTCAGCTTTTAACTATTTTAACAATCTTAAATATGAAAATATTTTCAATTATAACAAACTCACATTAACTCAAGAATCTACAATTTGGAAGTATTATCTAGATAAATCTATAGATTCAGATATTACTCCTGATAAAATGATGATGAGCTTTGATTTTTTTGTAAGGGGTACTTTAAATGGAAGAAATAAATTGGATGCATTATATATAGAATTTTATGATGTAGTGGCTGATGCTTCTTTTTATTACCCTATACAATCTATATCTGATAGTAAAACTTTATCAATAAATTGCTTTCCTGAGAGTGAATATAAAGTAGTGCAGGATTCATCAGGAGGATTATCTGGTGAAATTTTAACTACTCAATCTTATTATTTAGAAATAAAATTAATGCTTATAATCAAGCTCTTAGTAAGATTGACAAAAACGACTCCTCTGGATATCAAGATTTACTTAATATGTCTACTGAAGACATAGACACAATTAAGAATATCCCAGGAACTTGGAAACTTGAATCTGTATTTACTAATTCTATTAAAAGATATAATACTCTAGGAATTGAGCTGAAAGAAAAGTATTCTAAACTTAGAATTAATAACTTTTACTTAGTGGCAATATGTGGGCTAGACTTTTATAAAGACAGTAAGGGAATATTACAAAGTCAAAAATATATAGTTTGTAATTTTATGTGGACTAATGGTGTATTTAATAAGTATTGGCAACTCTCCGGTGGAGATAATGATAACTTCAATGCCAAAACTTATCCAGATTTTTTAAAGATTGAATATACTAAAAATAAAACATCGTGGGATGATAACTTATCTGTTGGAGAACTATCTCTTGACTCTAGTGCAGAAAGCAATAATAAATTATCATTTCAAAGCTATTCCAAACCCTTATTTGATATAGGTACTTCTAATGCCAGATTTGATACTAAAATAAATATTAATGGAACTATTAGTAATCAATATAAACTAACCATAAATCCAGATCTTTCTGTACTAAATTATGGCAAGTTGAATATAGGTGAAGATCAGATTACTTATACAAAACCATCTTCATCTCCTAGAACCCTATCTCAATCTGAAGTTTCAATAAGAGAAAATAATAATGAAGCTGAAATTTTAAGTACTGATAGTAGTGCTTTAACAGTAACTATATCCGATGGAAAAGGAGGCACCGGATATAATCCTAGAGAAAGTATAGATGTTAAATTTGAATTATTATCTAATAGGAGAATAGAAGACTCAGCTATAGAAGAAGATCTAGTTGTTCCAAAATATGTATACTCTCAATTTAGAGATAGTTATGATTTAGATTTAATTCCCACAACTATTTTGACAATTGGGGTTAGAACTAGTGAGAAAAATGCCATAATGTGGATAGAAGCATTAAGTGATTTTGTGTTAAACCCTATTAGAGAAAAACAGCTAAATGATGATAATGAGCTTGGAAGAAAAAAGAATTATACAATCTCTGAAGTTGCCAACATAATATCACAGAAAATAGCCGATAAATGTGTTTTAGTTCACCTAGTGAACTGTGATGATGAAAGAGGTGGAGGATCCAATCCAGATGGAGATTATTCTCCAGGTCTTGATCCTTGTGGATATGTATACATAAATATAGTAAGTGAACCAATAATAGCTGCTTCTAATGCTGAATCCTCCAACCAAAAATATTGGACTAAAACCTATAATGGTAAATTATTTTTAGCTATAAGTGGGACTTACTTTAGCGGGTATAACTTAGGAAAGTATGCCTTGATACCTTTAAATTACTCTTGTACTACATCTAGTGGATTTACAAGTTTAAGAGATAATCTTAACTATAAATTTAAAAATAATCTTTACCTTAGAACTATAAACAATAGTGCAGAAGAACCTTATTTGATTCCAAATATAGGATTAATTTCATATCATGGAGATTTTGATACTATATATGATTTTAATGTTGAAATATTAAAATTGCATATAAAAGACGCACAGATATATACTTATATTAATGGTGCGGAGCAACTTCTAGGAGAGTCAGCCTATAAAGATTTTAGGAATTATGTCCAACAAACTAATACTATAAATATTGGTAAGCTCTTCAATGAAAAATATGATTCTGGAGATACTCTTTTATATAGAAACAATCTCCCTAATCAATCCATCAGTAAAGATATTAGATTAGAGGACTCATTTACTCTTAAAGGTAACAGGTTTATTTTAACAAGAGAAAATGCTAGGTATACTATAAATAATTTAGTTGAAGAACTAAGAAAGCCATCTTCTGGTTTAGATAATACTGAATTACCTAATACAGATGATGCAGGTAGTACCGTATTTGATAATACTCTATTTGTTGAAAATAATAATAAATATTATGACTCTTCCTTTACATATGACTCTTCAGAGGGATTTAGTTGCAGAGGGTCTATAATATATGATAATAAAGGTATGACTGCCTTGTGTAAATCAGATAAAGGTAAAACCACATATGCAATGCCTATAATGCCTACTTTAGCTTTAAGTGATAGGGTAATTAATTTCTTTACATCTGGATTAGAGTCTAGCACTAGTCCATTTAAATAATTAATAATTAGTTATTATGCCACAATTTTATAATATCCCTAACTTTGATATAAAGTTTAATATTGCATTCCAAACTAAGCAAAGTAAAGGGTTCTTAGCATATGAATATAATCCTATACAAAATCTTAGAATAAATGAAGATAAATACAAGATGGAAAAGTCCACTGGTATTTATTTAGATTATTCTGGAGAAAGAATTGCTATAAAGGGAAACTATGTAACAACTTCAAATTTAAGAAGTTTCACTAATGAAGATCTTAAATCTATAGCTCCAGTAAATGCAGGAGACGATTTAAGAGTTTCTAATAAATTAGTAATCGAACATTATGCTAATGAATTAATAGATTTTAGGACAGATAAGTTGGGATTTGATATAAATCATCCAATAGATATAGAAGTTCAAAGTTCCTATGATGGTTCAGTAAACTTAATTTTAAATGATGATTTAAATACTCCCAAATTGATAAACACTAGGTTTACTCCTAAAGAAGAGGGGCAATATGAAATCATAGATAGAGCAGGTAACAATGATACTAACATTTATGATGAGGCTAATCTTATAGGAGAAACTAATTTATATAAATCAATAGATAAAATACCAATAATTAATTTTGATGGGGTTCAATCAGGAGGTCAATTAAAAGTTGGAAATTATGTATTCTACTTTAAATATGTTGATTCTGATGGAAACGAAACTGATTTTGTTGGAGAAACTGGAGTAGTAAGTGTATTTAAGGGAAATTCTCCAAGAGGATCAAAGGGTTATCTAGGAGATTACATAAGTAATAAATTAATTAGATTTAGTTTAAATAATGTAGATAATGCTTATGACTATATAAATGTATATTGTACTAGAAGCACAGGATCATATAATGAAACAGAATTAATCTCTGCCTATAAGATAGATACTAAATATATAATAAAAAACAGTTTAGCATCTATAGTAGTTACAGGGTTAGAGAAATTTATAGAAATTCCATTAGAAGAGATTAATATCTCCTATAATGTAATAAGTAAGGCTAAAAACCAAGCCCAAGTACAAAATAGGTTATTTTTGGGTAATGTAGATAAAACTACCATTCCATACAATGAGCTTTCTGACTTGAGCTTGAGAATAATTCCTAATGTGTACATAGATAGCCTTAATGAAGATGGGAATACTATAGGATATTTAGATCATAATTATATGGATCAATCTAATGCCTATGAAAAAAATGAATATTATAATCCTAGCAATATTTACTATAGATTAGGATATTGGGAAGATATTTATAGATTTGGAGTTGTTTATATAATGAATGATTTTACTCTTTCTCCCGTATTTAATATTAGAGGGGCGGATTTAAGTGATAGTACTAACTTCGCTATATTTAAAGTATATGATGATGAAGAAAAAGAAGAAAGAGGGGAATCAATAGAAGTTGACAGTGACGGATTTATTAGTAAAGGTCTAAAAAATCTTGAAAATGCCAAGGGTGTGATAAGAATAAAAAATCTTGAAAATAAATCAATTATTAAAAAAGAAAATGGAGGTATATCTCCTATAGGGATAAAATTTGTATTTCAAGATGGGATGAATCTGATAAATGAGTTAAAAAAATATGTAAAAGGATTTTTTATTGTAAGGCAGAAGAGAATTCCTACTATATATTGTCAAGGACTTACTATAGGATTAGATTATATGTCTCATCTACCTCTTATTCCAAATGATAAATCTGATAATCAGTTGAGGTATTTTACAGAGTCATTCATAGACTCAGAAAGAGTTTTAAATCATGATTTTGAGTCTAGACTACTAACTTCTAATGCTGCAGTAGTAAATGCTGCTTTAATTCCAGAGGCAGAATTAAATTCAGAATTGTATTCTCAGCTATTCTCTGCGAGTGAGTTTAATATAGAAAGTGCTTCTTTTAAACCAGATATAGATTATTTTTATCAATCAGAAGAACCAAGGCACTATTATATAAGGGGATATAATGTAAATGATTCTACTATAATTAAAAATAATGTAAAACTAACCTACGTAAACGATGGTATCCAGTTAATTTCCTCAGGAACAACAGAGTTCTCCTCAAAAGCTGGAACTGCTGAAGAAGCTTACAGGTATTCACATTTTGAAAAAGAGGATACTACAGCAGGAGCTACTACTTTAGTTAGAGGAAATTGGGGTTCTTATGTTGGAATTGATGGATATACTTTCCCTACTAATATATTTAATGTTATGTCTCCGGGGTATAATAGTAACTATATGAAAGATTATTTTAAATCTAGAATTAGTTCTAATGAGCCCTATTTTCCAGTATGTGATAGATCTAGTCTTGACTCATTATTATTAGAAGGAAATACAAATGATTATTCTTTAATTTGTTTTAGAGGAGACTGTTTTATAGGAAATTTTACACACAGAATGTGCAGAAACTTCCAAGATCCAGAAGCTCCAAATAATGACAAAATCATTAATCCAGACACATGGAAAGAGCATTACAAAGGCTATGCTAATGGAGCATTAGACATGGAAGAAGCTGCAGAAATAAATAGAGGAGATGTTAATGCAGTTAAAATTGGTCACTGGGTAACTTTTAAATGTATGAGCAACATAAACTTTGCTTCAAGAGTGGAAGATGATTCAGATAGTTCTGAATTAGCTCTTATAGGACATCCTAGAACATTTGTACCAGCAAGTTGGTTTCAAGCTGATGGGGAATATAAAGTCCCTGAATCCACCGTTATTAATGTAGGATACAATTCTACCACATCTGATAAATATAATTTTATATTACCAGATGTCCCATATATAAAAAATGACTTCTCTAATAGAATAATGTATTCTGATATACATGTTACAGACGCTTTTAAAAATGCTTATAGAACGTTCCAAATAAATAACTATAGAGATTATAGTAAAGAATATGGAGCAATTATAGATATTTTAGAATGGTATGGAAATATTCTAGTAGTCTTTGAACATGGAGTAGGGATTTTACCAGTTAATGAAAAAGTTCCTTTAGGAGGAGAAAAAAATCAAGAAGAAGTTTATATTAATTCTAATAAAGTTCTTCCAGAAAGACCTACAATGTTATCTAAAACATTTGGGTCACAATGGAAGGATTCTATAGTTAAATCAGAAAGATTTGTCTATGGAGTAGATACAGTAGGAAAAAGAATCTGGAGAACAGATGGAAGATCTTTTGAAACTATTTCTGATTTTAAAATACAAACCTATTTAAATGATAATATAAGACTTACTGAAAGAGAACTTACTCCTCTATTAGGAGTTAGAAATGTTAAATCTCATTACAATGCCTTTAAATATGATATAATGTTCACATTCTATAATAATATTAAATCTAAAGATAATTTAGGTAATGATATAACATCAATAGAGTGGAATCTATGTTTTAATGAAAAGTTAAATTTATGGACAACTAGATATTCTTGGATTCCTTTATTATCTGAGAATATTGATAATATTTATTTTAGTTATGATAAAGAATCTGCAAAAAATGTATCATCAGTTTCTTCATGTTGGAGAGATAGTTACACGTCACGAGGGATTGTTTTGGGGAATTGTTACACTGTTAACGATTCTAATTCTATCTATTCTACAGATTATTTAAAAGAAGTAGTTTATCCTGGAGTAGAATTCCCCATATTAAGTTCTACTACTAAAGAAATAGGAATCGGAGAACTAAGTCTTAAATTGGATTCAATAGATGAAACTTCTATAAATTCATTAGATTTTAGTTTTGATGATCCAGCAGAAGGGTCTAAAAATGATAACGATGATTTCAGATTAGATGGAAATAAACTAGTATTTAAACTAACTCCAACTACATATAGAAAATATGTAATAGGAGAACCTGATTCTGATCCTAAAGTAGACCCACAATTTTATGCCACTATAGATATTCTAGTGAGAATAAATAGAAAAGGAGTAGAAGAAGGAACTTTGGGGCAAGTATTTAAGGATACTCTAACTATTAGATTATCTTATTTAAATAACATACCAGAACTTCAAGAACCTCATGAACTTACATACTTCTGGAAACATGGAGTGGCAGGAATAATTGATAACCAAACAGAGATTAAAAACTGTGTATGGTATAACAGACAATATCCATTTGAACTAGAATTTATAGTTAATAAAGAAGGAGCTAGACACAAAATATTTGATAACTTTCAAATATTATCTAATAATGTTCCTCCAGTAGAGATTCTCTATGATGTAATAGGAGATGCTTATGCTTTTAGTAATTGTAAAGAAAACTCTTATAAATATCAATCAGATCCTAATTTTAGTACTTCTTCATTAGGTAAAGAAGAAGAGGATGGAGAATTTGTTCCAGAATATATTATAACCTTTGATCCAAAATTGTATTATAAAAAAGGAAAACTTCAATATGATGATACTGGAGAACCTTTATATTTAGATCAATTAAATGCAGAATTCTTTAAAGATAGAAAATTAAATCAATATACTATGAGAAAGAGTATGGATGTTAGAGATATTAAAGTTTGGGGAAATATCTTGGGGAATTCTGTATATAAAGAAGACTTATTCTACTTAGAAATAGATCCTATGAGAGCTCATAGAAGAACTTATGAAAATGGAGAGGATATAACAGTAGAAGATCTTCCATTCATGGAAATTAGACCTAGGGATAAATTTATGAGAGTAAGATTTAAATATGATGGTAAAAATAAGCCAATTATAACAGCAATACAAACTATATATACACCAAGTTATAACTAATGAAACATATAATATTTAAATTACAGTGGGGAGGGGTTCTTACAGATCCCCAACTCACAGCAACAACTCCAGCCTTAACTTTAAATGCTATGGCTGCTCAAGGAGCAAGTTTAAATTCTATTAAACCTAACTTTACCTTAGGAGATAGACTCAGAAATCTTGGTAATTCCACATTAGGGATTAATACCTCCACTACTTCAGTTGCTGAAACAACTGGAGCAACAGGTGGAGGCGCAAATCCTATGGGAGCTATAGGAGCTGGATTAGATATGTTATCCAATTTTAAAGTCTTCCAAAAAAATTATTCAGGTAAAAAAGGTAATCTAACTCAAGGACTTGATTCTGCTTATGATACAATTTCTAATGCAGCAATGTCTTTTGGTCCTGCAGGAATGATTGTAGGAGGAATAATGAAGGCTGGTAAATTGGCGGGAAGTGCTTTAGAAAAAGTGGGAATTGGAACAGATAAAATGACTACTACTGATGCAATACTAGGAAGCTCTTTCTTTAATTTAGGAGCTTTAGGGTTAGTAAATAATGCATTTGGAAAGAAAACAGATACAATAGATATTGATCAAAATGCTGTAAGTAATTCCTCCTATACAGGAACAGGTACAGATATTCAAAAGGCTGGGCAATATTCTAATAAGAAATATGGATTACTTTCTAATAGAGCTAGAAAGAAAGCTAATAAAAAAATTGGACAAGCTAAGGTTTGGCAATCCGGAATACAAGATATTCTAGGAGAAGCAAGTGATCAAAGAGCTATTCAAGCCTCTTCTACTGATATGTTCAACAATAGAAAACAACTTCAACAGTCTGGAATATTAGGAGGTAATAGTTATATAACATTTGGGAAAAAAGGAGCCAAATTCATCACTCATTACAGAAAATATCTAAAAGACAAAGAAAACGATGTAAACCTCCTACCAATCGGAGCATTACACGCCAGAAAACACAACATCAATGTTGAAGGAGTAGTCACTAACAAAGGAATCCCTGTCCTAATGGAAAAAGGAGGTTCCACTAAACAAGCAGCTGAGATTGAGAAGAATGAGATTATATTCAGACCAAAGGTAACTGAGAGATTAGAAGAGTTGTTTAAAGAAGGTACTGATGATGCTGCAATTGAGGCTGGGAAGCTATTAGTTAGAGAGATATTATATAATACTAAGGATGAAGGTGAATTTATTAGTACTGTAGAGTAAAATAAAATTATTTATATTCATTCTAAATAATATGCAACGCATTGGAAATTATGAGAATATATATTAAATTTGTGATAGATAAATACTTAGAAATAGCAGAGTACAAAGCCCTCTGCAATGGCTTTAGATATTATTACCTTCTAGGTAATCTGCGGCAGTATGCTGACACATCCTCCCACTTACCGTATCTAAAGCGGCGATAACCATGTACAAAGACAGGTTTTGAAAAGGTGCAATTACAGATCATAATTAGTTCCTCCCATTAAATTAATTAATACTCAATTATTTTTAAAGTTGCAAGAACTATTTGAGCTGTAATTACACCACAAAATAACTAATAATTTAAACATAAATATGAAGAAATGGCTTTAGATTTTGATAAAGTAAATTCTTACTCAAGAGGATTAAAAGAGAAAACTCAGCCTAGAGATAATACTAGAATAAATAGTAAACTAGAACCTAGATTGAAGAAGAAAGAAGAAAAGGAGCTTCCAGATAATAGGACTTATTTATCTCAAGCTCCTTCTAAAAATATTAGAGAAGCAAATAATCTTAATCATACATTAAAACAGATTCAAGATTTTGGAGATAAATTGAAACAAGTTGGATTGGATTTAAGAGATTATGCAGCAGTTGGGACTTCTATGTTAAATCCAGCTGCAGGGATGGTGTTAGGTTTGGGTGATGCTGGGATTAGTGCAGCTAAGGGTGATTATGTTAGTGGTGGTGTACAAGCTGGGTTGGAGATGTTACCCGGAGTTGGGAAGGGAGTTAAGAGTGTGTTATCTAAAAATAAAAACATTGGGAATATATTTAATTTTAGATCTTACAGTGATTCTGCAAAGAAATTTGTAATTGAAGATGCAAAAGACTTTAAAGAAATTTACAATTATCTATCTAATCCACAGACACAACAAAGATTACAAAATATAGATAAGGAATTAGGCACTAATTATGAAAAAGTAGTTAGGGAATATCTTAAAGCAGCAGACTCTCACCCAAATAAGGAAGTGTTTATTAATAATGCTGATCAGAGTATAAGACAAGGATTTGCATCTACAAATAATGAAGGATCAAGTTGGGCTATTGATAATTCCTATTTATCGGATCCTTTAAATCCTTCTAACTATTGGATGTTAGTCAAATCTAATAGATCTCCAGGAACTATTGGTCATGAAGTTAAACACTTACTAGAAATGATGGAGACTGCTAGTAGATTAACAAAAGAGGATAGGCTTAAAATATTATCAGGAAAAGCTAAGATTGCTGATTATGTTAATAATTCTCCAAGACTTAAAAAACTCACAGAAAATAATACTATAGATTTTGATACATGGAGAAATAATATAATTAATAATGGAGGAGATGATGTCACTTTAAAAGATTATGATTACTTTAAGCAAGGAACAGAATTTAATTCTCAACTACATCCTATTGTTTTAGAAAGGATAAAACAAGGAAAATCTGGATTATTTAATTATAACAATACAAAAGAATTATTCGAAGATATAGACAACGCTGTAAAAAGAGAAAATGATCATTCTTTATATTATTTGGAGAATCTAGTGAAAGATAAGGGGAAATTAATTGAAGTGTTAAATAAATATGGATTTGTATCTATTCCTGCTGTTATAGGTGCTAATTCTATTAAGAATACAAATGATGGAAAAAGATAATTTTAAAAGCTGCATTCCAAAAGATGCAAAAGGATACATTGATGGATCTTGTTTTATCTCTCCTAAATTAATAGTTGGCAATAAACTAATTGAGTTCAATACTGAAGAAGAATATGTTAATTATATAAAAGAACATAATCTAAAAGAAAATGAGTACCAAGATTGTTCTTCTGGGATGTACTTTCATGTAAAATATAAATCTTCTTTTAAACCAAATAGATGTTTATGAACAATGAGTCCAGATGATAATTTAAATGAACTTAAACTTGTTACATTTTATAATTCTGCAAAATCTAATTTTGATGTAGTCACTAATATATTTGATTTTTTCAATAAAGATAAATTATTATGTGAGGCAAATAAAGATAATCTAAATTTATTATACCTTATGTTTAAAAATCTTGGGAGATATAACACAAACTATTCTGAATATAAGAATAGAGAAGAAATAAGACTAATCCAAAACAAATTGGATAAAGTTAATATTCAGAATCTATCAGAACTTAAGGAATATATAATTACAGCTTCCAAGTTTTATAAATTATTAGATAATGATAAATATAATGAAATTATTGAATTCCTAGATACAAAGAAATTTATTCCAAAAGAAACTAATTAATGAATAATGAATGTAATTTAAACACACTAACAGGGGCAGAAATTCTACAGTTAATAGATAGTGGTAAATTTATAAATGCAATTAGTAAATATGGATATGCTACAGTTCCTACAGCAGTTGGAGGAGCTACAATGTTAAATAATAAAAATGAATAATTATGGAAGAGAATGATGATGAATATGAACATTTAGGAATATTATATTCTATAGAAAATAAAATTACTGGGGAATGCAAATGTTTTAAAACACGTAAAGAAAGCTTTGAATATTTAAAAGTAAATAATCTATCAGAAGGAGAATATGAAGATGGAATATTATTCATAACTGTTCCAGATCCATTATTTGAGAATATACCTCTTTTTCCAGAAGAAAAATAATAATTCAAATAATAAAAATGAATAAATATGTTTATACCTTGCCCTATTGTTTGGATTAAAGATGATGAAGGTAATGATGTCATTTTCCCAGTATTATCTGATCCAGAGATAAAAGAAGAAGAAAATATTATTCCTCTCCCAGAAGAAACTAATAATCTAAATAATAAAAATGAATGATTATGAATATTGGAAGTGGATATGCTTTAACCTTAATGCTCAAAGCAACAGAAGAATATATGGTATTTTATTCTCAAGAAGAATTTGATGAATATATAAGAGAACATAATCTATCAGAAGAGGATTATATAGATGGGTTTATACATTATGAACTTCCTCCTGAAAAACTAACAATTTAAAATGAACATGAGTATGAATAACGAAATAAAACAAACACCTCTCATGCAAGTAACATGGGATGGAACTTATGTACAACATAGAGATGGAATCTCTTTAGATCCGAATACTCAATATTTTCAAAATCAATACCCCAACTACTACAGTAGGATTTTTAATAGCAGAAAATGATAAAGTAATAGTTTTGGCATCCAGTATATATGGAATATGCATCCCAAACTCTATGGCAAAGAATTTTATAGAGATACCTAAAAGTTATGTAATAGAGAGAAAGGAATTAGATCCTAACCCTCTAGATCACTAATTCTACTTTCTAAATCCTCAATCTTACTTTCAAGTTCTTTGATCTTGTCAAGAAGAGGTTGGGGATCTGGAAATACTCCAATATGGGCATTACAGTTGCTACAAGTTATGACAATATAATCTTTCCCATTTATATATGTTTCATTAATATCGAAAATATCACTCTGGCATTCTTGATTAGGACAATTCATAATATAAGATTTAATTAATAACAGCAAATATAATAAAATAACAACAATTGAAATAATATGAATTATGAAAAATAAGCAGATACCTCTCTTAGATATATAAATCTATAAAAGCTATATCATAGAGATTAAGAAATTAGATAAAATAACACAACATCTTGTAAATTAAAATTTTACAAGGTTGCTAGGAAACAAGTTTAAAAAGTTTTATTTTTGTTAATAATTTGAGATTGAGAATCCAAAGTTTGGAACTGAAATTTAAAACTAACAAATTAATAAATTAATAAATTAATAAATTAACGTTATGAAAATAAGTGAGAATTTGATAAAGAAACTACAGGATGGTGGTCAGATGTCTGCTGAACCTACGCCTGCACCTGAGCCAACTGCAGCTCCCGCAGCACAAGGTGAAGGAGGACAAGATCCTGTGGCAATGATCATCGAAACTGCAATTCAAGCAGTTCAAGCTAACGATGGTCAATTAGCACTACAGGTTTGTGCAGCTCTAATTAACGAAGCACAGAAACAAATGAGTGGAGGACAAGAACCTGTTCCTGCGGAACCTGTAATGGCAAAAAGGGGAGGTAAATTGGTAGTAAGTAAAAGACTTTAAAAATCTATAAAGATGGGGAGCATTGAGAAATGCTCCTTTTTTATTTTAATTTTTATGTCACAAGTTATAAAAAAACTTCAAGACGGAGGAAAAGTAGCTCCTAAAAACTTACAAGAATATAATAATCAGAAGGCTAAATTAGAAGAGGAGAAAAGAAAAAAGCAGCTTGAAGCTGATACTAATTCTATTACTATAAATGGAAAAAAATATTCTAAATCTGAGGCTAAAGAAAAATTAATCAACTGGCAAGGAACAGATGATGCTAGAGGATTAGTTTCTTCTTATAGAAAAAGAGGAAAAAATGTAGATTCTGATTACAAAAGATTCTTGAATATGATTGATCAAGGAGATATACAATCTATTGATCTAAACTCAAAAGGAGGATTTGATATTAAATATAATAATCAAACCGCCGGAAGTTTTGATCCTTCTGATAAGTATAGTAGTGACTATTTAACTAATGCAATAAAGAGAAACTTACTAAATTTATCTACAATAGATACTTCTGTAGGCTCTCCTGAAAAAATCAATTTAGATTATAATCCCAAAAATATGTTGTTAAATACAATCTGGGGAAACAAATTTAGACAAGATACATATAACAACATGACTGAAAGACAAAGAACTAGTGATGTTGCAAAGACTTTAAAAGAAAATAGAAACAGATTCGCTGAATATTTTACTGATAAATCTGCATTTAATGTTGCAGGAGAATTACCATTTGGATCTTTAGAAGAGTATGATCAATTTATTAATGATTTAGAATCTTTAGATGATGATCTATATGAAAAAGATGTTAATGGTCAGTATAAATTAGATACAAATGGAAATAGAATATTTGATAAAAATAAATCTACTTGGAGTTTCGCTGAACAGCTAAGAAATAGAAAATTTGGTGATTTCTGGGCTGATTATATATTTGGTGGTGGAAATAATAGACAACAACCTGTTAGTCCCAATCCATTATCTCCAGAACAGGCAAGAATAACTCAAGAAAATCAACTAAGATCTGAGTTAAAAATACCTGAAAATACTCCATTATCCTTAAATTTAGGAGGTGAAACATATACTCAGAGTAAAGAAGGATTAAGAGATTCTTCAGGCAACTTATTTAGTGGATATTTATGGTTAGAACCTTATGGTAAAAAAGCTAATCCAACAGGATATTATAAAACTGGGTTCTATAATAGAGGTGTGTATGTAGGGGATACTAATGCTGCAAGACAGTTATCTAACACAGATTCAGAGTTTAGAAAGGTATTTTTTGATACTTTAAATAAACATAAAACTAACTTTGAAGGTCTTCAATCTATCGGAGTTAGAACTGGGGCTGGCAACTATCATGTATTAAACTATTTAAATAAAAAATTCCCAGGACTATTTGTTGATAATTTTGAAGGAAAAATAGAAGATCTAACTTCTTCTATAGATTCTGATGATGTTCGGAATAACAATGCTTTAATATCTATATATGATAAAGATTATGATACTTCTAGTGGGAGTATTTTTCAACCTACTAAATATGTATTTATGATAGATTCTAATGGTAATCCTAGGAAAGGAACTTTATCATATAATGATGCGGGTATGCAAGTATTTACTGATGAACAAGGTAATCAAACTATATTAAGAAGTGGAACATCTCAATCTAAATATCCAGTTAGTGTTACTCTTCAGGAATTAATACAAAGAGGATTAAAAGGCACTGAAGGAGCAATAAAACCTCAAGCTACTACATTAGCACAAGTCACTAGAGGTAATAGACCAACAGGTGGACTAGGATCAGTAGCAATGGATAAAAATGGAGGAGTTATTAAATTGCAGGCTGGTGGTAATATAATGTTAGGAGATAATGTTAGAGAGAAAACCGCAGCTACAATGGGAGATGTATTCAATGATAGCTTTGGAGATTTATCTGATGCAGATAAATTAGATTTAGCTGCCCTTGCATTAGATGTAACTGGTCTAGTGTCTACTGCGGCTGTAGGTGTCGGAAATGTTGTTGGAACAACTGCAGGAGTTGGTTCTACTGCATTAAGCACAGCTGCTGATATTAAGAGAGGTGATATGTCTGGCTGGGGAATTGCAGGAAATACATTATTAAACTTAGGCATGGATGCTGCTACCTTGATTCCAGGATTGGGAAGTGTTGCCAAAGCTAGTAAAGTAGCTAAAGTTGCAAAAAGAGTTGCCCCATTACTAAGAAAATATTTCACAGCAGCAGGAGCTGTTCAGGCTGGATCAGCATTGACCAAATTAGTTTCTGGACAAGAAATGACCATAGGGGACTGGAGGATGCTTGCTTCTGGACTAACTCCATTAGCTTCCAATGCAAGACAAACCTATGCTAAACAAGCTTTTACACAAAAGACACAAGGTTCATCTAAACCAATTACAGTTTCTTCAAATAAAGACAATTATACTATAACATTATCTGAATCAGAAATAGGTAAATTTAATGGTTTAGATAATAATGGAAAATTAGCTTTTTATAAAGACAAACTTAAAAAACAATATAATCTATCTGATGAAGAGTTAGGAACTATTAATTTAAATAAGAAAGAGTTATTGTCTCCTAAATCTTGGATAGGAACTAATAAAGCTAAACTAGATAAATCTACAGTAGGAAGAGAGCTTAAACCAGAAGTGATAGAGAATTTAGCTAATAATAAATATGGATGGTTTAAGAAAGGATTACTAGAAGAGAGAATGTATACTAAACCTGGAGAAGTATCACTTCCAGAGGAAAAGTATATAAAACTAAAACCTAATACCTATGGTACTATAGAAGCAGATAAAAATGTATTAAATAGACCCAAATTAGGAGAAGGAAAAATTATAGAAGCTCTTCCAGAATCTAGACAATTAAATTCTTTCACTGCCCCAGCAGGAATAGGGGAAATACAATATAAGTCTACAAGGGATATAAAACCTATTAGAGTAACCCCAGAATCTCCTTATAAATCCGAAGCTGAAAATTTAGGAAGATATTCTACTATGGCAGAAGCTAATAGACAGAAAACTCAAAAATCTGCTAAATTTGCTAGTGGAATATCTGAACAAGATAGAAAAAAACAAGTAAAAGCTCATAATATAGAAAAAGGTAAAAGAGAAGCAGAGGCTAAAAGAAAGGAAAAAGCTGATCAAGAAAGAAGGAATGTAGAAGAAACTGCAAGACTTGGAGAAAGATTGCAAAGAGAGAGATTAAGACAAAAAGAATATCAGGATATAGTAAACTATAATAAACAACAAAAGGAGGCAGCACAGAAAGCTACTCAAAAAGTTGAATATGATAAGCAATCTAATAAAGCTAGACAAGCCTCTAAGAAAGAAGCTAAGGGAACTAAAAAAACATCCAAAGATAGAGGAGAAAGAATAGCAAGAAGAAGTTTAGGTGGAGTTCTTAAATTAGCTTATGGAGGGCCACTACTACTTGCAGGTGATGATTTCATAAATAAAGATGTAGATAATAGTTTCTTAAATCAAATGTCTGCAAAAGAATATAATAGGGCTTATAATATTAAGAAAAATATGGTAGGATTATCTTCTCTTCCTGGACTCAATACTAAATATGAGTTCATGAAAGGTAATGCGAAACCTGTTTCATTTAATATGTCCTCTCAACCCGGAGTTACATTAGCTGTTAGCGGAGATGATTATATCACAAGTGAATTAGCTAAACAAGGCAGAGAGCAAAAAAGACAAGCTTTAGGAGGAAATAATTTAGGAATTACTCCAAATACTACTTATTCTACTAAGACTACTAATGGTTCAGGATTAACAAGTGCTGGAGAGTTAAATAAACCAAACTTTAATATTAGCTATCCATTAAGTACTTTATCTTCTATCATTTCTTTATATTCTAAAAATAGAGCTAATAACAAGATATTTGATCTATTAAACAATAAATTAAAACCTGTTGTATTAGATACTCCTCAAGATATAAATTATAATATTCAGGGAAATGAAGGAGTTAGACACTCTTATTATAGACAAGCAGGTAATTTATTAAATTTAACTAGAACTCCTCAGACTTCTGATGCTGATAGACAATTAGCTTATAATTTAGCTGTAAATAAAGCTGCTTCTGAAGCTAGGCTCCAAGGAGATTTAGCTAATGAACAAGCTTTAATGCAATCTAGAGAAAAAGCCTTCCAAGTTAATGCTAATAACTTGGCAAGAAGAGAACAAGTTGCAGCTCAAAATAGATCTTCTATAATTAATATGAAGAACCAAAAAGCACAACTAGAGGCTCAAAAAATAGCACAAAATGCTCAGAATTCAGATGTATTCTTACATGATATAACTGAACAAATTAAACAAAGAGCAGGGGAAAGACAACAGTTTAATACTCAACAAGAATTGTTAAACACTCAGAAAAAAGATTTCTCTACGGTTGCAGAAGAAAATGTAAATGAAGCTAGATTACAAAAAGAACTAGACAGCTTAGATCTTAACTCTCCTACTTATGAACAAGATAGGAAAAGATTAATGTCTGAGCTAATGGCTATTCAGCAAAGTAGATTAAATAGAAATATTGGTTATCAATTACTACAGTCCAAAGGAATGTTAAGACAAATATGGTAATATGAACTTTAATATACAAAAATTACAACAAGGGGGTGAACTATCAGCACCATGGGTGGGATACACCCCCTTTTTTCAACAAATAGGAGCAGATCCAACTACATCAGCACAAGCTAATGCAAGTGCTAAGGGTGGAGATACTAAAATAGATGCTACCCAAAAGCAAATTCAAGATGTTATTGGAAGTATGGCAGGTAAGGGATTAAATAATGAAGTAAATTATTTTGCTCAACAAGTAGGAGATTTATTTTCAGATTCACAATTAACAGGCCAACCAATGACTCTTAGACAATATACTAATTTAGTAGCTAGATTAAATGAGATACAGAATAATAAACAAATGTATGATGAGGCCAGAAAAATAGCTTTGGATAAGGGTACATTATCAGAGGCAGCTATTACATTTGATGGAAATTTATATGCACAAGATAAGTCAGGAAAAATGGTTGTAGTTAATCCTATGGACTATGCTGAGAATAAGGATCAATATCATTTATTAACTAATAATGATCTTCTTACATTAAGGAATAACAGCAAAGCATTTTTATTTGATAAAACTTTATCTCAAACTGTGGCTGGAAGTCTTAGTATTAACGATATAAATAAAGAAATAGACACAGCTATTAAAATGATTCAAAAAGAAGATACTTCTTCTGATTTATATATAAATAAAGCTAGAGCTAATGAGTTTAATAATGAACTTCAAAAACTAATAAATACTAAATTGGGAACAGCTCCAGATGATAATTTATATAAAATGACAACAGAGGTCTCTACTCAAAGAAATCATTTAAATACAGCACTAATAAGAATATGGAATAAACTTCCCCAACATGCAAAGAATACTCTAACAGCTCAAGCAGCTATAAATGAATCTGGAAATCCTAGAGAAAATGCTTTAAATGCTTTAGCTGATCTATTAACATATGGAACTTATCATAGTGAAAAACAATCTATTAAAGATGAAGGGGTACTTGATGGGTCAGGTAGAAAATCTTCTTCTGGAAGTGCTGGATTAACTGAATTAGGGCCTTTTGAAATCTACGCAGGAGCAGCTAAAACTAAGGATTATACAGTTAGATTAGGAGGTAAATATTCATTATCTACTAAAGCAAATATATCTCCTTTAGTTGGAGCTGATAAGAAGTTATTAAATAATAATTATATGTCCGATATAATCTCCACTGGAGGACTAGGAGCATTAGTAGATCCTAATGGAGCCTCTCTAGGAACTGGAGAAACTTTATCAGATGTAGATTTATCTAAAATATTATATTCTAATGATCAAGTTGCAACAGCTTGGATGCCATTCATTAGAAATGCTAATGGATCTAAAGTAGTAGATTTAGATGCATTAAATAGATTAAGTTTAGCTGATGAAGAAATTAAACAATTAAATAACCCATCTGAAGAAGCTAAAAAGAAGATATATGATAAACATAATGTATCTCATCTAATCTTAACTGGGGATTTACCTACTTCTCAACAATTAGAATTCATGACTCAATTCATGGTCATTCCTTCTTATGTTCCAGATTCAGTTGTAGAGAAAACTTCTGCAGAAAGCTTTTTACAAGCTTTGCCAAAGAGAGAAAGAGAAGATGTACAAGAATTATATGCTAAGGTAAGAGCATCTGGATCTAATAAAGATACAAGAACATCTTCATTTGCTCCAGACACAACTTGGATTCCATTCTTCCCAGATGAGGCTATATATAAAACTTCTTTATTCTTACCTATGAGTGATGATATAATAATGAGGTCTATTGTTGGAGGAAATTCTCCACTAGTTACAAAAGATAGATTAGAATTTATGAATATGGCAAGAAATCAAAGTTCATTAGATAATCCTACTCGATTGGATTTATCAGACAGATTTGGTTTAAATAAATAAAATATATGGAAGAAAAAAGAGATTGGTTTGGTTTATATTATCAAAACCAGAACGCAAATTATACAGACTATCTACAGAATGGAATTTCTCCTAAAGATGTCATTCTACAAGATAAGGATAGTTATAAGAAAAATGATAAAATAGTTCAAGCTTTTACAGATAATGAGGGTAAATTCAATAATGAAGCCTTTGATAATTTTTATAATCAAGCTCTATCTTCATTTAATACCTTCTCTCAGGGAGACTTCAAGGATACTAAGTTACCTGAAATAGAGTATGATATAATGTCAGCTATTAGGCTCCCTCAGGAAAAAACTCAAAAGATTGATTTAAAAATAAATAAAAGAAGAAATCCTTTTATAGAAACTGAGGGTTTGTCTACAGTCCTAGGAACTTCCGAAAGCAAATTATCTCCTTATGAAATAGCTCAATCTAATAGAATTTGGGATACTAGAACAAGCTCTTGGATGAATAAAACTCCTGAAGATTTAGGATTCTGGGGAACTATTAATGAAACTCCTATTGTTTTTGCAAGATATGAAGAAGATGTAGAAATCCCAGATCTAGAAACTGGAAGAATGGTTAAACATTACAAGGGAGAAATGAAATTAGATGAGAATGGAAGTCCTTATTATGAGACTTTAGGTAATAGAGCTGCTCATGGTAAGGAGTTCTTATCTCCATTTAATGTAATTACTAAAGAAGGAAGTACAATTAATAAATTTGACTTCTTAGACAATGATGGCAAAGAGAAAAGTGTAGCCGGAACTATAGCTCAAACTGTGGCAACCATTGCTCCTATGTTTATTCCTTATGTAGGTGAGTATTATACATATGGATTAGTTGCAAAAAATTCAGCTCAATTAGGTATTACTTTATATAAAATGCTTGATGGAGTATTTAATCCAGATAAGAAAGATTATGAGTATGGATTATTAAATACTATAGAAGGAAAATTATCCTCTCTTAGTCCTGGAGTATCAGAAGAGTCTAAGGAGAACATGATTACATTTGAAAATTTTGGTAATTTAATTTCTGATGTAGCATCTCAATTATATCAACAAAGATTATTAGCTCAAATACCTACAAAGTTAGGTTTAGGAAATCCAGAAAGAGCAGCTATTAAAAAAACTAGAGAATTATTTGGTGATGAAATAGCTGATGAGATATTAAACACTGGAAAATTGTCTAATAATGAGACTTTAAGGACTTTAATGGGATCTGTTCCTGAAATTGATAAAGTGGCAAGAACTGCGGCTATAAGAAATAGTATATTAGGAAAGTGGCTATCTAGCTTCTATATGTCTGGAATATCCACTATGGATGTATTCAATGATGGATTAGATGCTGGATATGATAGATCCACAGCAGCATTTACTGCTGCATTAGCTATGGCTGCAACTACTTGGATGATTGGATCCACTGAAATAGGACAAACTGCATTAAAAGGATTAGGGTTTGACAGTGAAAGAGTAATATATAGAAATGCAGGTAAAAAATTAGTAGAAGATCTCAAGGAACAAGTTCCAGAATTTTTATCTCAACCAGTAAAAGACAAGAAAACATTCAACCTGTTATTAAAAAAAGCAGGTAATATATATAGAAGTGCTTCTGATCAGATAGCTAAAGGAGGAATAATAGGAGGAGCCATAGCTGAAGGAATAGAAGAAATGTCTGAAGAAGCTATTATGGACTTATCTAAAGGATTCACAGATGCTCTAACTGGAGTATTTGGAACTCAAAAAGAAGCGAGTTTCGATTTTCTTAATTCTAATCCTTTAGAAAGATACTTAATGGCAGGAGCCGGAGGTGCTATTGGTGGAGCCATATTTAGAGTAGCTAATAGAGGATCAGAAATAAATAATAAACTCCCAGAAGATACTAAAGCTCACATATTCCAATTACTTAGAAATGGGAAGAAGTATGAATTGAAAAATGCTTTAGAGAAATTAAGAACTAAAGGAGTAGCTCCAAAAGAACTATCAGCTTTCGATCCCATTATAGTAGATAATGAAATCCAATATAAACCAGCAAAGGGTAATGGTGATTCATTAAATGATGCTGTAATAGATATAGCTAATAATTTAATAGACCAATGGGATGCTATTATAGATCAAGAAGGTCTAAGATTTGATGAAAATGAGTTATTGGCTAAAATTTCTTTACAGGATAAAAGAACTAAAGATTTATTAGATTTCGAAGGCATTTATCAAATAGCTAAGGATTATAACAAAATTGGAACACAAATTGTTGAGTTAGTCAGAGAAAATGTTGAATTAAGAGATCAAATGGATCCTGGTAAGGGTAAAGAGGGAATAAATGTTGAAGGTGCTGAGGCTAAAATCAGACAGAATGAAGCCAAGTTGGCGGAACTAAGAAAGCAGAAAGATGATATGCTCAATGGTTTAAATACTGAAAACTATATAGCAAGGTCATTATTCTATTTAGGTGCATTTAAAGATCCAATCTTATCTACTGATATACAAACTTATAGTAGAAGTGTTTTAGGTAAAGATTATAACTCCTTATCAGAATCAGAACAAGCTGATATTAGAGAAAGATATAATAAATATAAAGAAAGTTTTGATAGGAAATTTGAAGAAGGATATAAAATTTTCCAAGAAAGTACTAAAAAGTATGGAAAAGATTTATTAGAATTAGCTAAACAAATACCTGTTATTCAGGGTATAAGACAATATTTAGCTAATGGCAGTGAAGAAAGTTTATTAGCTCTTCAGGAAGATGCCCTTAATCAGTTTAATATATTAAGAAATTTAAATATAGAGCAAGGTGTTCCCGCCAATAGAGGATTAGGATATATTTTAAATAATGATAATGTCACATTTACTAATCCTAATAATCAGAACATTGTAAATACATTCTTCCAAAATTTATCTTTAAAGTCTGGAGAACATTTAATTCCTATAGGAATAAATTCTGCATCCTTAGTTGGATCTAAAACTAAATTTTCTGAGCTTAATCAAACCTTTGTAGATGATTTCTTAAGTAATTTAGCTCCTATAGATCAAAATGGGCAAGAAACAGAATTTGGGAAAGTATTAAGAGAAATTCGTGAAGAAGCTCAAGCAAATGCTAATAACCCAGATTCCAATATGGAATCTTCGGATTTAATAAGAGATAGATTATTGGATTATTCTAATAAAATATCTTCTCCAGAGTTAAGACAATTATTTACTAATATAGTAACTGCTGGATATAATGAGGATTTTTCCCAATATTTAAACAATATAAGAGTGGGAATTAGAGAAGTAGTTAATAAATATAATTATGAACTATCTCCTCTTATGAAAATGGCTAGTGCTAAACAATTATTGGCAGATGCTAAGGCAGATAATGTAGAACTTACTAAGGATTTATATAAACAACTTCTAGATTATATAAAACCTGATAGTGCATTTAGTCTGAATGATTCCGCACTAAATAAATCTATAGCTTTAATGATAGATCCTAGTGTGGAGGAAGTTATTACTATTGATAAATTAACTCCAGAGGGGTTTGAAAGCCTGGGTCTTACTCCTGATATGCTATCATTTGCTGAACAAGCTTTAGAAGATAATGGATTTAATGATTTAAATGAGCTAATTAGAGTAACAAATGAGTTAAAAGGAGCTAAAAATTGGTTTGAAGTATCTAATATAATCATTCCCTCCAGTATCTCAGATCAGGGAAAAATGGTTTTAGTTAATGCTTTAAATAATGCTAATGTTTACGACTCTAAATCATCTCTTCAGGAACTAGTAACATTATCTGACTCTTTTATAAATGAGAATAAGTTAAAAAATAATCCAATTCTGGATTTATTAAAGAAAATAGAAGTAGAAATATTGGGAGATGATAATCAAATTAATATTTTTGATCTTCTAGAGAATGAGAATGCCCAACTTAAATCCGCAGCCAGACTTTCAGAATATGTTATTCAAGGTAAAGTAAGAAATGAGCAATTAACTAATGCTATACAAACTATTGATTTACTAAAGTCATTAGTAACATCTACTATTAGATCTACTAATATAGATGGTTCTGGATATGGATATAATACTACTTTAAATAGATTCAGACAACAAAATCAAGTTGATGGAGCTTCTACAGATATTCTTCCTGAAATTGATCAAAATATAGCTATTCAAGTTCTTAATGAATTAACTAGAGTTCAGAATCAGTTAAATTTCTTCAAGAAATTATCTGAAAAGAATGTAGGAAATAAATTAAGGGAACATAAATTAACAGCTATTAAAACTAGACAAGCTATAGTAAAGAATTTCTTAGATAAGAACTTTACTAATAAATGTCCAGAGATGTTTGAGGGAGTGAACAATATTATAGATAATTATGATGTAGAAGAGTTATTTAAATCTGATTTATCTGATGAAGATTTTATTAAACTAGAAGATTTAGTTAATAAGGTAGAAGATAAAATATATGATAATGTAAATTCTCTATCTAGTTCTAATAAATTCACTAAGCAACAATTAATAGGAAGATTATTTCAAGGATATGATTATTCTAAGCTAGTTAAAGGTGATTATAATAATCCTTCCCCATTAACAGAAACTTTATCGGAATTAGGCCCATCTGAGTTATTTGTATACTACCATACTATATCTACTATTAAGGCTTCTGAATATAGCAAAGCTCTTAAAGATATAATAGATGATGAATTTAAAAGAGAATCTGGAAAATTCTTAATACCTATATTTTCACAGGAATATGCTACTAGAATAAATGTAGCAATGGTATTAGATCCGGATTTTATGAACAATATTACATATGTAGATTCAAATAAGCTAAACTCTATTAGAGATGGTCACTTAAAAACTGTATATAAAGAATATACTGACTCATATCACAATTTAGTATTCAATAATGGTGCTCCTGGAGTAGGGAAAACCAATGGAGTTGGAAGACTTACAAATAAGGTAATTAATAAATTACTAGGTGATCAAAGAGTTGTGTTAGTTGGACCTAAATCTCAGCAAGCCATAAATCTAACCAATGCCATTTTAGAGACTAATTTTAGTGATAAGGATGATCTAACAACTGTTAATGGTGAAATTAATGCTGAAGGAAATGTTGCTTCTACTAAAGAGGAGTTATTAACTAATATATATAATGATTACTCAATAATAGCCTCAGCTAACAATGACTTCCAAAATGGAGTACATAATAGTAAATATATAGATTGGGCAAATATTAAAGAGCATAATTATCAAAATTATAAACTAAAGAGTAAATATTTAGATAAATCTAATTTTAATAATGATGCTTTTAAAGATCAAAGGATAATCTATATTGATGAGGTTACTCACTTCTCCAAATTTGAACTAGAAGTACTCTCTGAATGGGCAAGAATCAATAATAAGATTTTATTAACATTCGGAGATTTAGTTCAATCAGGGTATCATAGAGTATCAGATGGGTTATATATGGGAATAGATGTAGATGCTTTGAAAGTTTCTACCCCTACATTATCAACTTCATTAAGAGTATCTAACATACATAAGAAGGATAATTTAGATGCACTAAGAACAGCTAATGAGCAAATTTATGCAAAAGATAATAATTTATCCTTTGACGATTTAGTTCCATTGCACAGACAAATTTTGGGCAATATTCCTTCTTTGAAATATTATCAGGAAAATGGAATATTAAATGGAGAAAAATTAGCTGCTTCCACTTCTATTGAAGAGATTGAAAATTTATATTCCAACACTAATGGAGATATAGGATATATATATGATGATACTAATTCAAGTACCTATAAACTTATCACTGAATACAATAGGACTCATGATAAGAAAGTTAAGACATTTAAACTTAATGAAGTACAAGGTCTTGAAGCTCCATATTTTATAGTAGATCTTCATTTAGATTTTAAGCAAGATGCCCTTATAGAAAAGAATATTAGAGACTTATATACAGCTATTACTAGATCTAAAGATGGAACTATTATAATAGATAATAATTTAAGTTCACAAACCTTTACAAAGGGTTCAGAGAAATTAAATTATACCCAAGAATCAGTATTAAGTAGTGAATCTGCGAAATCTTTTTCTGAATTAAGACTTAAATCTTTAGAATCTATATTGCAGAATTATGTAGCTCCTGAAACTATTACTCCCCAAGAACCTAAATCTAAAACTACTACAAGTGATACTAAAACAGGAAACGTAACATTAGATAGAGTAATAGATGAGGTATTTGATCAAGATGAAGAAAAATCTAATAGAGTTACAGAAGAGTTATATAGAAGTGATAGTAAAGTAAGAGAATATCCAGAGGATAGTTTTATTGCTTATTCTTATGATAATAGAATTAAAGAATTTCCAATAAAAGATAAAGATGGAAATATCTTATCTTACAGCATTAAATCTGATATAACAAGTTCTGGATTATATGATTCTGATCATACAGCCTTCTTTAATGGATCATATTCTAAATTATCCCCTGATAATTTTAAAAAGGTTGATAGAACGGTTCAGAGTATAAAAAGTGTATTATACAGCTTCAAATCTAAAGAAAGAAGAAATCAAGAATTAGATCTTATAGAATCTGATGTTAATAATACATTTAGAGATGTTGTTGGAAACACTGGATCATTAGATTTAAAAAATGGAAAATTCCAACTTAAAGCAGTTAAATATTTTTACGACGGGGAAATACATTCAGATGGAAGTAATAGATCAGAGAGATTAAGGGTTGTTTATACTATACCTATTTTAAATTCTAGTACTTCCCAACAAAATATAGAATTATCTATATATAGTCTCCCTAATGGAAATGAAACTAAATTTGAAAAATCTAAATGGTTTGCTTCTTATAAACCATTCTATTCAGAAATTATGAATAGAGTTCCTTCTGATTATTCTAAATTATACACATCAGAATATATTCCATTATCTGATGATTTTGAATTAGAGAAAATAACTAATTTAGTTATTTATAAGAAAGATCCAGAAGGAAGAAAACATTATAACTTTGAAGATAGAGGTACACAATTTAAAGGAATATATTTCTCAAATCCTTATGTTGTTGTAGATTATAATAGTAATAAGACTAAAAGAAACTCTGACATTCAAGAAGCCAGTGATAGAATTATAGAAGCTCAGAATGATTATAATAGAACTAGAGAGAGATATAATTCTACAGAGGATCTTACTGAAAGAACAAAAATAGGAAGAGAGCTGCAAGATAAGTTATTAAAATTAACTTATGAAACCAAAAAATATAATCTAAAAGGTAAGGCCATTGTCTTTGCAACCTATGCGGAAAAGATCTATGATGAAGATGGAAATGTAATTCCAGAAAGTGAGTATGGAGATTATTACATTAGACAAGCATCAGGAGAGTTTGACAACAATCCAGATATGAGGGATAAAATAAGAATGATTGTTCTTAGTCCTAATCCTTTAACTTTTAGAGAGTTCTTTAATAACTATGATAAGTATGTAAAATCTTATTCACAATCTAGTGCTTCTAAATTAGGAAATAAATTCTATAAGTCTTATTTTGGGGATTATACAGGATTTGATATAATATTATCTATATTAAATTATAAGAATTGGTTAGAGGCTTACGGTCAAACCGGAAATAAATTTTATAAAATCGCAGATAGATTATATTCTGGATTATCTGCCTTAGCTAGTACCAATAGTCAGCAACTTACTAATATTAAAACTCCAAATGCAACAGAGTTCCATATCATGAGAATCATGGAAAGGATGCATCAAGAGTTAGATTCTAAACTATTAGATCAATATAAATCTAGTGCAGAAAAAATTAATGGTAATGATGTTCTTAGATATTTTAGAGAAATAATAAATGATAAAATAAAAGAAGAACAAGGCAAATATACTTCAAATCTTATTGAAAATAAAGAAAATGAAACATTCTTCTTAAATTTAGATAAGGACATAACCTCTGAAAATTTATTTGATTTTATGGAGGCTGCATTAACTGGTAAAGTTCAGGGTAAAGATATGCCTAATTATAATCCTATATTTAAAGAAGGAATTTATCCATTCCCAGTAATGATGTATGATAAGGATCAACAAGGACATACTGGGGATAAGAATTTTATTAGAGCAGTAAATCTTGAAGGATCTTATTATATAGATAGAGATTTACAAACCCCACAATTTGCATTTGTTGCTTCTAGAGATTTAGCTAATCCAGAAGAATTTGGATATAAGAAAGTTGAAAAACCTCAAAATGTTTCTCAGCCAGAATCTCAAACTATTAACAATTCAGAGCCTAGTATTAAGCCAGAAACTGAACAAAAAACACAAATTCAGTCTAAGAACGTTAAGCAAGCTCTTGATTATCTTACTTGGGTTTCAAATAGAATATCTAATCCAGTAGTAAAATCTGAATTTGACAAGATTATACCTAGTATGTTGCCTGATATAGAAGCTAATGTAGATGGGCCAGTGAATATTAAGACATTTGTGGATAATTTGGTTTCCAAATACATTCCTCAATTAAATAGTATTATTCCTGGATTAAATATAAGTCATGGTTCTGATAGTATTGTAAGTCATATTAAATATGTTGGTGGAGAATTCACTATCTTCACTCAACCTAAACCAATTGAAAATATAGAAGATAATATTAGGAAAAGTAATGAAAATAGATTATATTTACAAAATAATTTCGGAAGTATGTTTAGTGCTTCAGAAATAAGTGCAATAGATTTAGCTACATTAGCAGATAATTTTAAATTAATTGAATCAAATATTGGTGATTTAAAACTAATCAATGATTTAGTGATCAATGGAAGAATTGATTCTAATATTTTAAATATACTAAGCAATGAAAATGTTAAATCTGCACTTATAGATATAAATAAAATAAGAAGTAAATATAATATTTGTTAAATATGGCATGTGATTTTTTTAATGAGTCATCCAGATCTCAAACCTTTTTAATAAACCTATCACCTTGGGATGTAATATTCCAAGGTGATAGTATTTCTACTGATCAGTTCAGAGATATTAAAGAATCTTTACAAAAAGATTTCAGAATTCCCTCTGATCAAAATTTAGTAGAAGCTATAAAGGAATATCTTAACCAAAAAACACTAACAAATGGGAGAGATTATTCTAAGATTAAAGATTCTTTAGATAAAAATATATTAAATATTTCTGCAGTTCCTTCTGCTGATCCTAAAGCATCTATCAAGTCAGATGCAACTAATAATCCAGCATTAACTAATGAAACTTATCAAGTATTAGTTTCTCCAGATGAAAGTATAGAAGATTTTGATCAAGCTCAAAAAATAGCTACTGAGACATTAGTAAATGAAATAGAATCTAGTAGAAAAGATGTAGATTATTCTAGTAATATTAAATCTACTTTAGATTTAAGTAATAAATTTCAAACTAATTCTGCATTATTAAGTAGATTCCAAAATAGTTTTGGAAAGGATATATTTAAAACATCCTTTTTAGATTTTGATTCTGGAAAGATAGCCAAAACTGTTAAGGATATGAATTTAAATATAGGTCAATACAAACAAGACTTATTAGATAATATCACTAACTTTTTGGAACTGCCTAAAGTAAATCTATATAATGTAAATGGAGATTTTAATTTAGAAGGATTTAATGAAGTTATTAGGAGAATAAATGAATACTATGAGGCCAATAATCCTACTTCTAGATTAAATTCAATAAATGATAGAGCGTTTACTAAATTATCTCCTAATGATAAATTGTTTATTGATGCTTATAATTCTACTATAGCTTTAGAGAATTTTGATAATTTAATTAACATTATTACTACTGGGTTAGTTTATATAGATCCTAAGAAGTTTGGAATTGTAACTTCTAATCTGTATGAACCTAAATATCTCCCATTTAAAAAGAATATAATTAGACAAAGTTTCTCTACAACTAATTTTGAAACAAGCATAGAAAGAGAAACTGCAGCAGTTACTAAAGCTATAATTCAAAATATTAAGAAATTAGATCTTAATGGGAATTGGGATGGGTTTAGTTATTTAACAGTTAATGATTTTAACACAGCCATAGCTAAATTCAATAATTCTTCACTTAAGAATAAATATCCAGAATTAAATGAAGCTCATTTAAATCCTACTAAGGCATATCTTAAATTATTTAATAGATTCTTCGGAACTCAATCTGCATTTAAACAATTTAAATATAACGATAGCTTTGATAATTCAGTAAAAGATACATTATATTCTATATATAAGAGTATTATAGACCCAAGTCCTAAAGCAACATCATTATATAACATAATAGCTAAAAATCAGACTGATTTAGATTTTAACTATTTTATGGATATAATGGCCTACATGAACAAACAAGGGCCTTCTGAATATATTTCATATAAATTTAATCCAGATACAAAACAATATGAAATTGATACGTTTTCAAATATTTCATATGAGTCTACATTAAAAAATTATGAAGTAAATTCAGCTAATGATTTAAATAGCTTAGTTACTAATGAACTATTAAATATAATTAAAGACCAAAACGATGGGTTCGGATTAACGTATAATAATGACCAAACTATAACTATTAAACTAAATAACAGATCTATTAACTTATCTCCAAATATGAAGGCAGAAAAGTTAGACCCTGTTACTAGAACAGATTATAATAAATCTGTAAGAGAGAGTCTAATAATGCCTACTCCAGATCAGGTGAGCAAAATTATAAATGGAGAAAAAGTAGATCCAGATGTAATGGATGGATATAGATTGTTAGAATTATTACAGCTTACTACAGGATTCCCATTTAAGAACACAGCTGGACAATTGTATTCTAGAATGACTAATGAATATAAAGATGAAAATAATCTTAAATCAGATTTATTATCATTTTTATATAGCACTTTAGATACGTTAAGGGTATTAGAGGATATTCATAAGAAGGAAGTAGATAATAAAAAGAAATTCACACCAGAAGAATTTGTTAAAGAAGTTAAGAGTGATAGAAGATATTCTGGATTAAGTGGAGAAGCATTTAATAAACAATTTATTAATCCCACAATAAGTCCTAGATTATTAATAAGTAGAAATTCTTCAGGAACTGGAAGAAGTGCTATATTTAAATCTATAGTTTCTTCCTTAAGCATAATAAATGGGGATACTAATCCTAGTACATATAAAAATTCAGATGGGGATAATGTTCCTTCAGTGGGATTGATGAATCTAATGAAAACTATTCCTGATTTTATAGAAGTAGTAAAACAATATCAAAATAGAGAATTAAAAAGAAATCCTCAATTTAAAAATATTTTCTCTGAAAATATTTTATTTAACTCTCCAGATTTAATTAAAGGAGTTAGATTAAAGACTGAATTTGTGACTCAATCAGGAAGAGTTATACAAAAGAATAAATTTAATGTAGCTGAGTATACTACTTCATCTGTTATATTAGACTTTTATAAGAATTTAATAGATGGAAATGATATAAACTTTCTTCCTACTGTATATGCAGACAAGGCAAACCAGTCATTAGTTACCATATCTAAAGATTTAAAGATTAATGATAAAAGTTTATCAAGTGTAACCGCTCCTGAAATTGAGCAAGAGAATAGGAGAAGACAAAAGACCTATTATACTAATGTATTAAGTAACTTATTTAATACTTATTCAAGAATAGGAGAAAGATTAGGGGTTAATATAGCTACTAATATATTTAATAGTACATCAGAAGAAGGAAAAGCTAGAGCTGTTAGAAAAAACATGAATACTATTAATGATATGCTAACTAATAGATTCAAAGAAGTACAAGCTGTGGCTTCACAAATTGCTCATGAAGATCCCACTTTTGAATGGGTAGAAGAAACTCATTTCTCTAAAGTAGATGGAAAAATGAGAATGAACCCTTTCATAGAATATATGAGTGAGATATATAAAGTATCTACAACTTCTGATAAGGCTTATGAAAGATTTATAAAGAGGTCTATGGATAACTTCAAACAAGACATCTTAGATAAGCACATTAAGATAGATACTGATGTGTTTAGTTTCTTAAAAGATGATTACACCGCATATTCTTGGATAGGAAAAGATGGGTACATGGATATTATTAGAGATGGTAAATTAAATCCTATATTTGAAAAATTCTTCTTTTTAGATGGATATTTATCTAGTCAATTTATGCAGATTACTGCAGGGGAGCCTTATGCTCATCCTTCTAAACTAAAGAAAGTTAAATTTGAAGGTAATGAAGAGAACTATTATATAAATGACCATGCTAATAGGTTGATTGCTCAATATAAACGTATGGTTATGATGCAGGGTACTATTCATAACTATTATCAAGGGTCTTTAGAAGGAACTGGATCTGAAATTAGGTGTGCTGTTATTAAAGATATTGAGGCACCAGTATTTAATCCTTCTGGAGAAGAAGATGTAGTTAAGCCCCTAGATGGTTCTATGGAATGTACTGGTTGGCAAAATGAATTAGAGAATAACTCAATGTTCTCAAGTTCAGCTGGACAAAATAGAAAGAACTTTGGATATGACATAAATCCTATTCATGGTTCTGCTTCATTATTTAAATGTGCTTCATTTGCTATTGATAATAATGTAATGAGACATTCTCCAGAAAAAATTAAGCTATTAAAGAAAATGACTGATAGAGCTTGGCCTATTCCAGTTCTTAATTTAATGCAAGATTTTGATGGGAATTTAAGATCTTTAGATCAGGTTCTTAAGGAAAGCATTTATTATTTTAATGCTGATGAAGGTGAGTATCGTCAAATATTAGACATAATTCCAGAGGGAAATAATAGATATACTATAAAAGAGGTTCATGTAAATATAGATGGAACTCAGGCTCCTAACAGTTTTATAAAAGAAAGACCTAATGTGTTAATTGATACCAATTTTAAATTATGGGAAGCATTAGGAGGACAAAGAAGTTTCTCTTTAAACTCTGAAAATCCAGTTAATAGATTTTTAGAACCTAGTGAAGCATCAGTTAAAGCTGTGGCTAAATTTATAAATTCTACTGGATTCTATAAAACTAAGGAGGATTTAAATAATATTAGACAAGTAATAGGTAATGAAAACGCTTCATTCCAATCTAATATATATGATGTAGAAGAAAATAAATTATCTGAAAATAAATCAGACTTCTTTGATAATAATGGAAATCTGAAGGTAATATTAGATCAAAATTATATCTATCAACCAATGAAGCATAGTGATATTCACTATTTGATCAATGGTTCTGCACTTAAAGTTGGAGCTAGAAATGCTAATCCAGCCACAAGTAGATATGATGATTCAGATTTAAATTATTACACTATAGGTTCTCAATATTTTGGAATTCAAATGAATGCTGACCACCATGCAGATAATTCAGAAGTAACTGAGTCTACTCAGATTATATCTACATTAGCTGCTAATGGTAATACTATAAAATTGGCTTCTAGAGCTTATAATGCTTTAGGAAGTATTGTTGATTTAACACTAAAAGAGTATTTAGAAGCTCAGAATGATGCAAGAGCTGTTGAGGCATATAATGAAATATCTTTAGGTAATAAGACTAAATTATATAAAACTCTAACAAAATCTCTATTAAGAGCATTATCTACTGGATCTGATTCTGATGCACTATTAAATGGATATTTAAATGAAATAGCTCAAGAATTTGAGAATAATTTAAATACAGAATTTAATACAGCTGATTTTAATTTTAAAACTCCATTCAGTGCAGGAAGTATTCATAATCAATTTATTACAATGCTTACATCCAAAATGAACTCTGATAGTATTAAGAGGACATTCTCTGGTATGGGAGCTGTAATGAAACCTTCTTATGGTTCTATGAAATTTTATCATTTTGATGGAACAGAAGGATTTGTTGATATTAATGGAAATCCTATTAATTTAAATGGAACTTATTCAGAATTTGATTTAGAATTAATAGCTGCTAAGGCTGGATATAGAGCTACTGGGGAAGGATTAGATAGAATAAGTGCAGTAGATAATTTTAAAGATTCTGCGCCGAATCTGAATCCAACAATAAATCCATCTGACCTAAAATTCGGAGATGTGGTGTTTAATGAAGAATCAGGTCAAGATGAAGAAATTAATACCTATGAGTTATATCAGAAATATAAAAATTCTGATAAACCTCTTACTATAATAAAAGATTCTAGGAAGGAATTAGCTCCTATGAATGTAACATTCAGAATACCAGGAATTGATTACACATATAGTATTTATGATAATCCACTAGTTAAAACAATCTTTGAATTAAGAGCTAATAAAGGCTCTGATGAACAAATACTAGAGGTGCAAAATAGAATTAATAAGTCTTTATCTAGATTGGATGAGGGATTTTATGAATTATCTTCTTTAGATCCTAGGATTAATGATATTATATCTGCAAATCAAGATAATTTATATAATATTAGTACTGGAGAAAGAATTGATAGAACGATGTTGTCTCAATATACTCCAGAAGAATTAATGGTTAAAATAGAGAATATAATAATAAATCCTGCAGAGGTAGTTCTATCTAAGATATATCAAACTAAATTCTTCCTTAGACCTGGGGATTCTATTCCAGATGTAATAAATAGCAATGGCAGATTTTTTAGAGAAAAGCTTATAGCTAACTATAATGCAGCTAAGGAGGAAATTAAGAATAACAACAATATAGATGCATTATTATTAAATCCAGCTGGAGCAAATGCTCAAGTTATAATTAATGATTCTTCTTCAAAGAATGATTATATTTCTGAATTGGAAGAGATAGATATTATTAAAGATAATATTGATGGAGAAGTTTGGAGAATGGACGAGGCAGGAAGAAAATTATATAAAATAGATGGATTGAAGTTTTACAAAGATCCTAAATCACAGATTCCACAAGAAATTATAGTGGTTGATCCTAATAATATGACTAGATTATTAGATGTATCTAAAGATCAAAACTATGACGGAATATTCTATAATTTTAATCCTGATAATATAAACACATTATTAACCTTCTTTGGAACTTATGATACTAAGTTATTAGATTCTTTTGGAGATTTAAGCAATTTAGAAAATGAAGAGTTAGTTAGAGAGGTTAAAGGTAGATATAATCAATCTATTAGAAATAATATAAATAGAAAAGCTGAAAAAATGTTTACCTCATTTAAGGAGGCTTTAAATGTTACAGCTAATCGTATTCCTGCCCAGGCTTTCCAGTCAATTATGACTATGAAAGTTGTAGGATTCTCTGATGCTGAAAGCAATGAGGCTTATGTGTCACACTATCAAATTTGGTTACAGGGAAGTGACTATTGACCTAGTTTTTAAGTTTAGCTAGGTGACAAATTAAATATTGTAGTCACTATAATAAATCTTGTGAATTGACGGGGAACTCCTTAGAGTTTAACCTACTAAATTAAGGTAGAAATACACTTAATGGTGATAATTAACTATTATCAGTATAGTAAAAAAGGTTAAAATTGGACAATCCGCAGCTAAGCATCCTAGATAAATATTTTGATATAAGACTAGTCAATTGACAAATTTTCTTATATCTTTGTATTTATAAGGATGAAAGTTCATCGACTATCCCTTTATGGGAGTAGGGACTTTTATCTAATGTTTAATTTAAAATATTAGGTAATATGGCACGAAAAATAACTAAAAAACTTAGTAAAGAACAAAAAAGTCTATTAATAGGACTTTTATTAGGAGATGGAACAATTTCTAGTAATTACGTTTTTAAACTTTCTCATTCAGAAGCACAGAGAGAGTTTTTACAATGGAAAGTAGATCTTCTTAACAAATTTAATATTAAAAATAATGGAATTAAGGAATATATTTCTAAATGCGGTTATAATATAGGAAAGAACGTTTTATATTCGCAAATGTCCTTAAATCCAACTATTAAAGCATTAAGGAGAACTATTTATATTCCAAAGAAAACTATTACTAGAAGATTGCTAAATTGGTTAAATCCTTTAGGGATTGCAATTTGGTATATGGATGATGGGTGTATAAATGTAAATACATCTAAACAAAGAAGTTCAATTCAACATACTATAAAAATAGCTACTTGTGTTGATGAACCTACAATTAATATAATTATCCAATACTTTTTAGAAGTCTGGAATATAAAATTTAGACCTTTTAAAGAAGGAAAGGGCACTTTTTCAATTGCCTCTAGCACAGAAGAAGATTGCAAAAAGTTTATAGAAATTGTAAAACCATATATCGAACAAGTTCCATCTTTATTATATAAAATAAGAGATAACTTTACTAAAGAAGAGTTTATTGCACAGCAAAAAGCTGTTCTCGAAGCGCAAGACACTGTTAATGAAGATTAACAGTGATGATATAGTCAGTCTTTATGTGAAAGTATAAAGGTTAAACGGATATAGACAAAGCATATATTACTTCTCCTATAATTAATGATTCTGGAGTATATGCCCCTTGGAGTAGAATATTTAGATATGATATATCTAAAGAGGGAATAAACAACTTTGAGTTGAGTAAACAACTTCCTTATCCTAATTTTAATCCAGAAACCAATAATTATGAATTTACTAAGGAAAGGGGAGTAGATTCTATTGATATAACTAATGAATTATTAACTTCAAGAACTCCTTTTGAGGCTACTGTTAAGATATTAAATAGAATATATGATTCTGGAATAGATAATGTTAAATTATATTATGATGAAGGAACTGGGAAGGAAGATTGGATAGATCGTATTTCGTCAAATATATCATCCCATAATACTCAACCTAATTCAGATTCTGAACTATTACAAGGGTCTAAGAACTTTATCTTTAATACTATATATCAGATTACTAATAATCTGAAAAATCATATTGCAGCTTATTCTCCTATTGCTATGACTGATCCTCAAAGAGCAGCAGAAAAGTCTAAGGAGGGAGAGAAAATTAAAAGAGTGACAACATTTACTCCTACTACTAAATATAATCTATTCTATGCTAATATGGCAGGAAAAGAAGGTATTGGTATTAGTGCAGTAGGACAAAAAGTATTCTTAGCTGCAACTCAATATTTTAATCAAGAAGCTCAAAGATTATCTAAATTGCCTAATCTTACTGTTGAAGATTTAAAAGCAAGTAGTATATATTTCAATAATATATTTAATATATACAGGAGCATGAAAGATAATCAAGGCAAAGATGTTAATAAATTAGTTAGAGTATTTGCAAATACATTAGCTAATATAAACCTTGATAATGCTCCTAATGTAAGAAGAGTATTAGATGAAGCTATAGAAGAAAATAGAGCTGAGCTAATGCAGGGAAGGAATTTAACTGCTGATGATATAGATGCAGTATCTAGTAAGTATATACAAACTGATAAATCTCTAGTTATATCAGCTGTTATTTCTGCTGCAACAGATAACGCTAAAGAGTTAATTCTTGATAAAATTAATGCCAACCCAGATTTAATGGGAACATATATATATCTAATTATTAATGGTTTGGAATTCTCTGATATTGCAAATCTTATGACAAGCGATGCTGTATCCGACATAAAAAATGCTGTTAATGTAAATAGAATGTATGATGAATCTGAGAGTATTGATTCGATATTAAAGAAACTTGATAATGGATTATCTTATAATAACTTCTTAGATGATAAATGGAAAGTAACATTAAGAAATTATATAGGTAAATTACAAACAGATGGAAAAGTTTCAGAAATCAGAAGAAATGATGGTAAAGTAGAAAAAAATCCTAGTAAGATTTTAAATTCTATCCCTGTAGAGGAGCTATTAAATATTAAAAAAGACTTAGAGGAAAGTAACAGAACATTTGTTGAAGAATATTCTAATCAAGATGAATATGAAACAGCTCAGGAATTCAGAGAAATGGTAAGTGAAAGTTACTTATATAGAGAATCTGACAACTTCACTAAGGGATTATTAAGATATGTAGGTAAGCTTATAGATCTGAGAATTCTTAGAGATAAGTTAAATAAAGACAATGCTAGTTATTCGTCATTTGTTACTGCATTTAAGAGTGCTAAGGAAATAGCTTCATTAGGAAGAATATTAGGTATAAACGGAGGTGCTAAAACTAAATTATTTGATAGATATTCTTTCTCTAAAGTATTTAATGATTTATTATCTGATCCATTATCTGATGCTACAACATTATATGCTGGATTTGATACAAAGAGCGAAAATCATCATCCTGATGCTGTAAAGAGATATAATGTTACTAAGAATCTTATAGAATATGCAAATAATGGAGATCCTAATTTAGTCAACTTTAATTTTGACTTAAATAAGTTTTTCAATCTCCCAGAATATAAAAATGCAGTAATTGAATTTTATAATAATTATAAGAGGGCAATTAATGTATTTGATTTAATAGATAAACTTCCTCACTACAATGCTTTCTTAAAAGCTTATTTAGTAAATGAAGATAATCTTAAATTGGCATCTATAAAATATAATTTACTAATGGATATAACAGGACAACTGGAAACGGAAGTAATGAAAAAGTCCAATGGTACTATAGGTAAATTAACTGATAATCAGTTTAGTACTATTAGAGATTATATAGATGAGTTAATTATTAAGAAATTCTTAAATCATGAGAATATAGGAATTAAAGTTAAAGCTGGTGATTCTCATTTTATAAATGGAGTTTTAACTGAAGCTGTTACTGATACCATATATAACTTATCTGATGATGATGGATTGGCTTCTTTTAAATATTATATGGAAAATAAAGTAATTCCTATGTTAAAAAATGGATATACTATTTCTCCTAATGGATTAAGAGTGAATACTCCAGTATTATCTAGAAATGAATTTTTGAATAAACTTATCCTAACTGATAAAAAATCCAAACTGGATGGATCTCCTTATACTCATTATAGATCTGCTGTAAATATGTTAAATACTGTAGATAATATAGAATTTGATAAACAAATTACAGCATTTGGAGCTATTGAGAATATTACATTTGATGGAATTAAATTATCTAATTTGTTCCTTATTTATGACTTGATAGTTAATAAAGGAAGAAAAGGACAAGGTAGTTTATTAAAAATCCTACAAGGATCAGTATATAATAGAAATAGTTTGGCAAGTAGATTCTTCCAATATATAGGAGAAGTAGATTATAATACATCAATTCCGAATATTAAATATGATCTTCAAGGAGATAAGATTACTCTTAATGATGTAAATATGGATGATGTAAAAATGAGATTAGCTCCAGTGAAAGGTTCTTTTGAGGAAATGGCTATGGGAAATAAATATGTGAAAAAATATGATAAAAACACATCTACATATAAGATCCAAGAAGTCACAGTTGAAATGAATGAAGGCGGGTATCCAGTAAAGAAGTACACTGATATTGTCTTAGACAAGAATCCTAATTATTATTTGTTTAATTCTAATTTAAATACTAACTTTGCTGAATCAGTAAACAGAAATAAAACTGTTACAGATCTAGTAAATAATGTAATGAATTTATTAAGAACAAATAAGATTAAATTAATATATCGCTGTGAGTAATTGTAAAATATTTATTAAGTATAAAGTAGGTGGACAGGAATATGAGATTCCTGTCCAAACCAACTTTACGGAAGACACTAATTTAAATCCTAGTATGATACTAGAAGCTTTTTCTGGGTTATCTACAGAGGACTTATTAGATATTAAATCTAAATTATCTCAATTAAATCCTATGAGTATTAGTATTGAGTATTCTAATGGGGAACCTTTATTGGGAAATTTTGATTTACAAACTATTTCTGAACAAGTAGATTATATTCAAAATGATGAATTAAAAGAAGATTTCAATAATCTGAGAAACAAATTAGAAAATCTAGGAGTACCTAATAATCAAGTTCAAATATTATTACTTGAGGGAGAAAATATAAATTTAAATATTGACGGCACTACAGGAATTAGAGGAACTTTGTTAAAGAATAACTTTATAATTTTAAATACTAAAGAAGGATTTAATGAAGATACTCTAAGAGATCTATATCATGAAATGTTACATTTATATTTTAATAATATTCCTAAAAGTAATGAAAATTTCTCAAGAATAAGTGAAATAGCTTATAATGTTTTTGAGACTGCAAGAAAAAATAAAGAATCGAATCCTGTTATTAAGGACTTTGTTAATAAAGTAACAGGGGATAAAGGATATTTGAATCTTACAGAATTTATTTCTTATATTTTGGCAGATCCTAAGTATAGAGAAGTGCTCAATTTTGATTTAAATGAAGGAGTAGGAAGAGAGTTTACTACTAGATTATTTAATATTGATTCTAATATTGGAATAATTGCTGATAGAATTAATTTAGATAATGTTAGTGCAGAAAAAGTGTGGGATGGTAAAGAGCCTGTATATTATGTTTATGGAGGTGATAAAATAACTGAATTTGATCCTAAAGAAGTTTATTGGAGTAGTATAGATAATAGATTTGAAGTTCCTCCTCCTTTTGTAGGAAAATATGATTCAGAATATATAGACCAAATTATTCCTAAAGAAATTTCATCAAATTATGAAAAGGTGTCTGATTTTATTTGGAAGAACTATATTGAAACATCTTCTGAACTTAATGAAAAGGTCTCTAAATATAAATATGAGCTTAATTACTCGGAGCCTGTAAAACTTGAGTCTCCTTTACAATTATATAGTTTATCTCCTGGAGATTTAATATTAATTCCTAATATATCTAAATCTAAAGGAGAAGTTTTATTTGGAAAATTTGATGATAAATATTTTTCAAGTAAACAATATCTTCCTATTAGATCTATATGGAAAAATGATAAGGGAGAAACTCTTATAACAGTACTAAAGCAATTTGGAAATAAAGGAATTAATCCAGTTACTATATCTTACACAGATTTAATAAATCTACTATCAGAAAAGAATTTAGATCCTACATTTAGAAAATTCTATGGTAAACTAGATAGGGAAGCCATAGATGTAGAAATAATAAAATCTATAAAAGATCAGTTTGATGAAGGTTTAAATTCTGGAGATTATGATAATCAACCTTTATTAAGGGAATTAGGAATTGCAACTAGAACTGGAAAAGAGTTTATATATTATAACACTGGTAAGGGAGGATTTAGATTAAAAACTAAAGAAGGAAGTAATAATCTAATTAACCAAGAACTTAGAAGAGGAGATATTGTAAAAGTATCCACTCCAATTAAAAAAGGTGATAAATGGGAAAGGTTTGAATATTTTGCTCCAGTTTTAAGAACCTTTGGAACTGTTGTAGAAGTAGCATTAAAGAGTGCAGAAGGTAAATATTTTAGTAAATTATACAAATTCAATGATGTACAAGAAGCTATATTTAACAAACAAAATCACCCTGAATTAGTTAGAATTCATAATGAGTTTACTAGTGATTATAACAAATATTTAGAATCTACTAAAAATAGATCTTTATATCAAAGTGTATGGTTCTCATTGCCTGGATTAAAAGAAGATTCTGAATCTCCAAGACAATTAAATGGAGATTTTGTAGGAGCTGCTGATACTAGAGCAGTTGTTGATTTTAGAAGATCTAAAGTTAAACAATTAAAAATAGGAGATTCAGTGGCAGTTCAATGGTTTGGAACAACTAATTCTGGAAGACCTATAATTAGTAAGCATATGGTAATTGGTATAGATGGAGATCATATATACTTCTTAAATAAAAATAGAGCTGAAGAAGGAGTTGCCACTTCTAGAGTTTCTATGGTTGATTTAAAAACTGTGGAGCCTAATGTTCTATTTGACCAAGGAATTAATAGACCTATTCCTAGTTTAGTTGCTTTATATTATAATAATACAGAAGATGCTGAATTAGTGGAGCACTTAAATACTCAAAAATCTCAAATTAATAATGCTTTTGAGCTAATAGATGGAAAGTGGGTATTTAATGGAGATTCTAGTACTGCTACATCATTAAATGACTTATATGATATAATAAATACTGATGAATCTAATATTGCAGAAGAGGCTGCAAAGTTGCAAAGAGGGGATATTATTAAATATGAAGAGAATGGAAGACAGTATGTAGGAATTGTTTCTAGAGTAGATATATTAAATAATATCATTGAAGTTCCAGGCTATTATAGACCAGATGGATCTACAGATATGTTTAGAAAAAATATTTCTTTAGATCAGATTATATATGTGGGGTTTGCAGCTAATCCTATATATGAATTAGGAATAAGTGGACATTCTGATATTAGAGAATATAATAGTAAAAGAGTAAGTAGATTATATGATATGAATCATTCTACTTACGCCTTATCCTATGATGATGCTCTATCTAAATCTAATATGTTTAATAAATCAACTAATTGGACTCAGGTTACTGAAGTTAAATATATAGCTCCTAAGGATAGTTCTTTAGAATTTAGAGAAAAGTTTAGAGATTCTAAAGAGAAAGGAGTGGAAAAAGGAAGAGCTGTAATTATATCAGACTCTATAAGTAAACTTATTAAATCTGGAGATTATATTGATCTTACTGAAGAATATATAAAACAAAACAAAATAAATTCTAAGGACGGCAAGTTATATGGATTAAGAAAAACTATATATTCTAATGGAACTCAATATAATATACAACTTCCAAATGCCACTGGTTTTAATTATGTAAATAAGGTTACTCAAATAGACCCTATTAAGATTCCAGAAATTTTAGATGTACAAGATGTTGTTAAAATTCAGTATGATTCTAATAATAGAAAAAAGACAACTAAGTATTTAAGAATCTTATCTAAAACTGATAAAGGAATTAAGTTAGAATCTGAAATACTGGGATTAGATGGGAAGACCTATTCTAACAAATGGAATATAAACTTTAATGATCTTAAATCTGGGAAATATAAAATAGTAGAACTTTATTATCCTATTAATAAGTCAAAAACTGATAGAATAAATAATATTCTATCTGATAAACAATTTACTCCTAAGGAAAGTTCTTATTTTATCCAAACTATTGATAGATTTAATCAAAAGAAAATTCTTAACAGGATCATAAGTAATATAAATAATACTTATAATAATATAATAAATGTAATAGATGATGTCACTATAAAAGATTGGATTGCAAATAAAAATCCAGATATAACACCTTATATAGCAACTAAACTTAAACAATCTAGTGCATTTATCCTAGGAAATAAAGTATATGTAAACACTGACAAAGCTTCACTATCCTCTCCTTTGCATGAACTTATGCACATTGTAATGGGAGTGATGAAACAAACTACTCCAGAAAGATATAATCTATTAATAGATAAAGCTTCTGAATTACCTGGATTTACTGAAAGGTATAGAAAAGTAATGCAAAATAGAGTACTTTCTGATGCTAAAGAAGAAGCATTTGTTGATGCTGTAGCTAAATCCTTACAAGGAATATTTAGTTCTGATAACTTCAATATTAATAATTTGTTACAATCTAATAATTTCTTTAACGATTATTTAAATATCTTATCCAATGGATTAGATTTAAATATTGCAGAAGTTGGAAACAAGAGTGCAGAAGTTTTAAGTAAGGAATTATCCAATATGCCTTTAGAAAAAATAGTGATGGAATTTAATAGTTTATTAGCACAATCAGCTAATCCTAAATATTCTTTATTTAATGCCGATAATTTAAATAAAGCCTTTTTACATAGAACTATTAATAATATAAAATCATCATTATTAAATTCTGGAAATTTAATTGAAAAATGTTAATATATGGCTTGTAAATATATATTAAGTATTAATGGGAAGAAAGTAACAGAAGTTAATACTGAAAGGGAATTAGAGAAATATATAAAGGAACATTATGATGTATTAGCTAGTTATAATCAATTCAATGATATTGTTTTTGATGAAACTAACTCCTTACAATCTAACATGAAATCCAAGATATTATCATTAAATACTGTGGTAACACCTTCCACAGTATTTAATGAATTAACTCAAGAATATGAAATTAAGACTCCTAAAAAATTAGCTATTACTAAAGCTATATCTAATTGGAGAACTCCAGATGGGAGTAGGGTAGTTCCAGAATTTATAGAATCTGAATATATAAAGAATGAGACTAAAAATCTCATGGAAAAAGAAGGATTAAGTGAGTCTGAAGCTAATGAACAGGTTCAAAATAATATAAAGAACTTTGAACACATTGCTAAAATCGGAGATAAAGTTCATAAGGTTGCAGAAATGTTTTTCTCAGAAAATGTTAATAGTGATGATATATACTCTGTTGTAAATCTTCCAAGGGAGACTATTGATAATCTTATTAGATCCTTTGAGTCTCTAAAAGATACCATATCAGGAAGTAAGCATGTAGAATTCTTACCAGAGGTTACTATTGAAACTACTGATGATAATTCAGATCCTCTTATAGGTAGAATTGACTTATTAACAGTTGATGATAGAGGACATGTAGATTTGTATGATTTTAAAGTATCTACTAAACCCATTGAAGGTTGGAGTTCTGCTAAAAAGATTAATGTTGATTATCAATTAGCTGCATATAGAGCTTTATTAGCTAATAAAGGTATTCCAGTATCTAATATGGGATTAAATATAGTTCCAATAGTTATACCCTCTCCAAATTATGATAATGAGACTTTTGACTCTTTCCAAATTGGTAATGTAGAGAATAGATTGGTAGTAAATTTTGATAACCTCAAATTTCCTAGAGGGCATTATTCTAATATAGTAAGCCAACACATATCATCTAGTGTTCCCAGAGTAAACATAGACTCTGATTTTACATATAATGTAGGTAATTTATCTGAAATAGCTTTTGGAAAAATCTCAGCTCTTACAGAAGAGCAATTCAAAAGAAAATATGTAAAGAAAGAAGGAAATAAGTGGTCATTTAAGGATTATATACATGGTAGAGAAAATAAAGAATTCCCAGAAATAGTTGCATATTCTGAATCCGAATTAAATGATAAAATTAAGGCTTATCTAGCTGAAAAAGAAGACTATGATCAAGAAGGATACTTTGTTAATATATGGAAACAATTCTCCCAATTAAAAAGATCAGGGAAGAATTTATCCAGTAGAGATCCTTTTAATTTTAAAGATTCTAATGTACATGCTTACTTATCTACCGTATTCTCTTCATTTATAGATAATAGTGCTTATGAAATGATAGAAGATCTTCCAGAATTAACTCAATTAGGTATATATGCCTTTATTGATACTGGAACTAATATAGTTAATTTTGTTACTATGTCTGATGTAGACAATAAGCATGAATTGGATCTACAATATAAATATAATAGTATCCTAGCTAATGTTGCTTCGTCAGCTTCTACCAAGAATTTAAAAGGAGTAATGACTGCAACAGCTGGGAATGCTAAATTACTACAAACTCTTTTAGCTATTAATGCATTATCTGATCAATTTGCCAATTATCAAATAGGAAATATTCAAGTAGTTAATCATAAATTAGGTCAATCTGATTATGCTGATTTAACTCAATTAAGGAATAACTTTAAATATTTAACTGATAGATTAGATATAGAAAACAATTTTGAAAAGGGAAATCTACAATTTGCTGATCCTTTAGAAGCAATAAAAACATCTATATTAGGAATATTAAATAAAGACAGAACTGAAACTAGTAAAAAAGCTAGTGATCAAATATATGACTTATATTCAGGAGTAGATTTAAATAATATGACTGGTGAGCATAAAATTAAAATGCTTAGACAGTTACAAGAAATAATAAAATCTAATAATCCTAATGTAAACTTCAATGAGGAGGCAAACTATGGTAATGAAGCCTGGATAGTTCATAGAAAGTTATCCCAATTAATATTACATTATAATAATATTTACTTCAATTTAGATCATGATATTCATGATATTGGAGTAAATTTAAATAACATGAAGGAAACATTATTAATTAATGGATATTTGTTAGATAACCCAGAATTAGTTAAAAACCCAGTAATGAAAGCCATAGTAGATACCACTGAATTAGGTTTACAAAAAATTAGGGTAGAATATGATAAATATAAAGAAGAATCTTTACAAAGAGTGTTAAATCTATATAAAACCAAAGGATATACTCAAGCTGGTAGATGGACATTTCAAAATGCTACTAATGCATTTGATAATATGTTTATAAGAGATTCAAATGGAAAAATATCTTCAGAATTTAAAGTTAAAAATCCTTATGATCCTGATTCTACACTAACTGATGCTGAAAGAAAGTGGCTAAAAGCTTTCTTGTGGACAATAAATAAAACTAGAACTGGAATAACTGATCCTAATATATCTGAATCAGAGGCAGTAAAAACTCCAGAAGTTCAAAGATTAATGGAAAGTGGTCATTATTTTGATATTCCATTATTAAGAGGAACTGCTTTTAGTCAATTAAAGAACAAAAGTTATACTAAGTGGCTGAAGGATAAATGGAATGAAGCTGCTGATATGAGAAGAATTTTAGGATCTCAAGAGCAAGATATAAAAAATCAGGTTGGGGATTACACTCATATGTATAACTTCTTAAATATCAATGAAGCCAGAAGAGCGGAATTATTATCTGAACAAGATACTGGATATTGGGAAACCAATCTAGAATTATTAGAAGATGTATTTGCTCATGCTTCTATTAGAAAAAAAATCTTTGATGATTTACTTCCATTTATCCATGATATGAAGAATGCAGTAAATTTATATGCATATGATGGTAAAATTCCGATAGATGATTTAAGAAAACAGATTGATTTATATATCAGAACTGTTATATTTAATGAGCCTGGACCACAAGGAGCAGAAAGACTTAAAACTCTGAAAATGGTTAACACCTTTGCTGCAGTGACTAGATCAATGATGTTAGGATTAAACCCTAATTCATTATTTAGAGAACCAATTCAAGGATTCTATATGTTAGCTTCTAGAGCCGCTAATAGAGTTATGGGAGATAACTCATTTACTGTAAATGATTTAAGAAAAGCTTATAGTAGATTTATGAGAGATGGGGGAGGTCCATTTGGAGATAATTGGTCTATGTTAGAGCATTTAAATCATACTTATGGTATGACTCAAATGGATGTTAATGGATTACCTTATATGTTATATTCCGATAGAAAAGGAGTTAGAGGTTTAGCTAGAAGATTACCTTATTGGGCAACTACAGCTCCAGATTTCTTAAATCGTATGGTATTCTTAACAGCTCAAATGTATCATGATGGAGCAATGGATGCTCATTCTATAGTAAATGGTAAGTTAGTATACGACTGGAAAAAAGATAAGAGGTATTCTGAATTTGCGAAGGGAAATAAATCTCATCCAGAATATAATAATCAGAAAGCAGCTTATTATGCTCACCTTCAACAATTTAATAAAGAAGGATATAATCTTAAATATAATGAATCCAATCCAGAAGCATTACCTATGGCTTATACTGTGGCAGAAAAAAGAAATATTAAATCATCTTCTGATTCTTTATTTGGTTATATGGATCATGAAAATGCTATGGCTGTAAAACATACTTTAATGGGTAAGTTGTTTTCTCAATTTCAAATGTATTTCTCCTCTACTAGGGAAAGATGGCTACTAGGAGGCACTAATCAAACTCCTAAAGGTGAGTGGAGACAGAAAACTAATGAAAATGGAGAACTATTATATTTAAAAGAAGTAATAGATCCAGAGACTGGGGATGTTACATTAGAAGAAACCACAGAAGTTACTCCTATTAAAGCGGAAGAATGGACAGGAAGGTTTGTTGAGGGAATGGTTAACAGTATGGTGTGGTTGTTTAAATATGCTGCTAAAAATGGATTTAGAAAAAATGAAGATTATGAGGGATTTGAAAATTTAACATACAGGCTTAGAAATGCTAGACAGTTTATGACTGATATAGCTTGGCAGGCTTTAATGTTGATGTTGCTAAGACTCATAATTGGAAGTATTATAGAGAAAGAAGGGGATATTGATAAAGGTACTAAAACAGTATTAACTCAAATGTTCTCTAGATCTACTGATGAGTTAAATCCTGGTGCCGCTATTGCTCCTATATTATTTATGAAATCAGCAACTGTAGAAGGAATTCAACAAACTTATGATTCTTTATCTAAGTTAGTAGAAGGAGAATCATCCTTCGGAAAAGAAATGACTAGAAATATTGCTGCATTGAGAACTTTAGATAATCTATTACCTAGTAACGAATAGAAAAAAAAATAGCCTTACAATACCATGAGGTACTGTAAGGCCGGAAAAATAAATGCCTGTATAATACTATAAAGTACTATACAGGCATTTGTATTTTATGAACTAAAATATGTTAAGTAATCAGAAATAGAAGTCTGATTAGCATCTTTTTTATCAATTCCTTTAAGAAGTAGTTCTGTTAATCCAGTTGCTCCTCCTAAATGGGCAGCTCCTAATATTCCATATTCAGAAATTGGAGTTCCATTCCAGTTTCTATTTAAATTAGAACTAATTAATGTGGATAATCTACTTCTATTCTTATCAGTATATTTAATAACTGCATCTACTTGATTTTTCCAATTTGACATATAGTCATTAGTAGTCATTCCAATATCCTTTAATGCAGAATCTCCTAATTGGAATAATCCTTTATATCCTTGCTTATTCACAACAGAGGGATTAAAATTACTCTCTCTCTGTGCTAATCTTATTAGGTAATTCTTATAAGGTTTATCTATATCTAAACTATTTATATATTCAGTAATCTGAGTTCTTAGATTAGGCTTTTTATCTTTATCTTTATTTGTCTTCTTATCAAGAGCTTGAGTGTTCTCAGACTTTGATTTGCTGAATATAATAGGATTATCTACTTGAGATAAGATTGGATTAGATTCCTTAGTTTCCTTATTAGGTTTAGATACTGGAACTTCTAGAGGAGATATAGTTTCTAATGGATCTAAACTTAAAAAACTCTCATCTTGATTCTCAAGCTTTTTATAAAATTCAGAATAATCAACATAAGGTGTCTCCATCTGTAGATAATAAGTCTATTGTTAATATTAAATCATTTATATTATCTATATTTAGTTTAGTCCAACAGCATCCGTTAAGCCCAAGTTCAAATGTTCCATCAAGATAGGTAATTATTTTTTTAGGACTATTATCTATATAATAAATCATAGCTTCTTGAGAATCATTTGCAAACTCAAATCCTTGAGATAATAATTCATTAGGTTTAACCATTAGTCAACAAGTTTATTAGTGTCCCAATATAACTTTTCTAGCCATAAATTGGCTTCATCTAACTTAGTCAGAGCTAGAGAAATTTCTCTAGATGAATCTAATCTTTCCTTAATTCTTTCTTTTATATCATCTATATCTTCCATACAGGAAGCTAAGATGTTAGTTTGTTCTTCTGTCATAATATTGAAATTATTTAATTCTTTTCAAAATTTCATCCTTGATCACTGGGTGGACTTTTGCAAGTCTATCTGTCCAATAAGGCCCCAAACAGACGCTTTTAAGAACTTTTGTCTTAAAATCAATATTCTTATACACTGGAATATTGGCCTCCTCACAATGATTAATTATAGTTTCAATTTGGTATAATGGTATACTATCTAAAACTATTGTCTTACACTTACCTTTTAGCCAATACACCACTATACCATTCGGTCTAAATTCTCCATTAATTACTAATCCCACAGTTTGGGATTTAATTTTCTTAATAGAGAACAGATTTAAAAATCCTTTAATTATAGAAAATATAGTATCTTGAATTAAATTGTGTTCACTATCTTTATTAATTAAGATTATTGAGTAAACATAATCTTCTGCTAATAGATGAGTTTTAGAGTCTAGTTTTAATGACATAATTTACCACCAATAAATTCCACCCCAAATTAGGTCAAATCCTAGTAATAGTATTATTAATATAAAGAGACCTATACCTGTTATATGATCTTTAGTCTCTTTATAATCAATATATCCAGCAGCAATGCAGCTTATAAATATAGTATTTATTAATATTGCTATTAAATTATACCATTTTAAAATTTCAATCATTTAGTATCAACAAATTTAAATATTTCCTCCAAAGATTTATTTGAACACTTTATAATAGTCTCAGGAGCATAACCTGCCGTCATTAACATTTTATAAAAAATAGGCATTATCTCATCCAAAGTAGCACACTCATCTAATATGCACTTTAAATCTGAACACTCATCTTTATAAATTATTTCCATATTACTTCCATTTTAAATTAAATAATTCTTTACTAGATGTATAATACTCTTTAATAAAACTTTCTTCTAAATAAAGTTTTAATTTAGAGATAAGTTTTAAATACTCTTCATCTAAACAGAATAAAGAATTTTCTACATTATCAAGTTCCCAATATTCATCAGATTTACAGATATTAACTATAAACAGACACTTTTCATTATGATCATGATAAATCATAATTCCAAGGTAACTAGTTAATACATAGCTTCTATCCTCAAATTTTAAAATTTCATTATGGTGAGTATTACAAGGAAATTCATTTAAATAATCTAAATCACTATTTAAATCCTTATCAATCTTTGATGTTAATTCTTCTTCATTTATCATAATGCCCAGCTTATTGTATAATATTTCTCATTAGAATGTGGAATATTTTCAACATCAATTTTATATCCAATTGCTTTAAGGAGATCTCTGTTTTCATCTGATAAGGAATCTACAGAGATTCTAGTATACTTAGTATTACTGGCTGTATTTAATAATTCACCCATAATTTCAGTAAATTCTTCGTTTAGACTAACACTTTGAATTTCTCTTAGTTTACCTGCACTTATTACTTCCATTTTTTACCTCCTCCATTACTATCTCTGTTATAATATCTAAGTTCATCATTATTTGTTTATGAACATCCCACTTTTCAGAAATCTTTTGATTAGGCCAATCTGTGAGGATTATTTCATATTCACACCTAGACCAAAATCTATAAAAGCTCTCACCTTTAATAAATTCTTTATATTCTTCAAAAGTTTTTGGTTTAGGATCTTTTTCTTCACAACAATCTACTAGATATGGAATCACATCAAATGATTCCATTTTTCTAGAATTAAAGTTGAAATTAATTACATTGAACTTCTTCATAATAATCTAATGTACTAGTTAAATGATTTATTGCTGCCAATTGGCCATGAGTTAGAGATATAACCTTATCATCTATGGTAATATCCCAACCTTCTCCATTATGCCATTCTGTGACTTCTATAAAGCTATCTTCTTTTGATAAATAATCAAATGTTTTTAGCTTTTCATAAACAGATTTTTTATTATATTTTTCCATTATGCCCAACTTATTTTAAAACAAGTTCCATCTCTAAAATCACTAAGATTATCTACACCAAATCCTAAATCTTTAAGTTTTTTCAAATTACTTGGAGTAATTTGTTCATAAATGAAGGTGTAGTAAGCATCTCCATTTTCTGAGGAATTATAGATTTCATCAAATAATCTCAGCATTTGTGCATCCTCAAGCTCCTTAGATCTTGCATCTTGGCGAGCTTTTATAGTTTTTGCAGTAACAAATTCTCTCATATTTCTTTAATTATGTCTCTATTAACTACTTCTAATCTTTCTGGAAGTTTTCTACAATGAATTAGAGCTTCATCATAAGAATCAAATATAGCATCTAAATGCATATTTAGTTCTACATCAAATACTAAATCTGTATGCCACTTACAGGGTATAAATCCAAGAAATCTATTAGTTTCTACTCTATATTGGGTATCTCCATTTCTTAGAGTTTCTTTAATAATTCTTTTCATTAAAATATCCTCTTTTAATAAATTCAGAATATAAAGGTTCTGCCAATTCTCTAGCTTGTGGATGAGCAGATGATGCACATCTTAATTCAAAGAAGTGTTTCCAATCACTTACAAATCCTGTCATTACTAATTCAGTTTTAAGGGAATTAGGTAATATAGATCTAGCTTGTTGAGGAGTCCATCCCTTGCTTAAAAGGTTAAAATAGGTATGTTCAGAATTTTTCAGACCTGTAATATATGTTTTAAAATGTTCTCTATCTTCTTTAAAAACGTCATGCTCTACATTTTTGCCATTCAAAGTAATAATTGTTCCATTATAATTTCCCCAATAATCTTCTGTTTCAGAAATTCCCCAATTTCCAGGAATATAAGGGAACCAACTAGGCATTATAAAGGTACATTCTCCACCAAACTTATCTTTGCTATAATTACAGTACATTTGTTATGTTAAGACTCTTTATTCTTAACTCTCCTCTTTTCAGAAGAGTATCGGACTATATCATCATCCTTTACAGGATGTCCAGCACTCGTGTCAGTATTATATTCTGTTTTCACAGTTTCAACTGTTAGTCTCTGAACCTTCACACTTTGTTAAAGGTGTGCTTGGCTGCTGATTAGCATGATTTAATACTTTTCTACAAAATTCATATAATTGTTCCATTGTCATAACGTGTTTACTTAGGTTTGCCTGTTGAGTTACCCATTGAACATTACCTTCAATATATCCCTTAGAGGAATCAATTCTATCTAAAGATGCCTCTTTTATATTAGGAATATAATCTCCAGTAATTGCACAAATTTGTTTTTGTTCTTGAAATAGGTTCCATAAATATTCTATAGAAACTTCAAAGGTATAACCTCTTTTTTCAGCAGACCTTTTAAGCCTAGTATGTTCTGTTTTAGTAAGCCCTCCAACTTCTCCATTTTTCTTTCTAATACTTTCCATATTTTCCTTATGGGCACACTTTTCACATTGAAAATCTTTATCTTTATAGAGAAGTTCTATGGGCAGTTTATAGGCTTCAGTCCCACAATCACACCTAACTTTGTAGTAGGCTGTCGAGTTTATATACTCTGGACCATCAATGATAGTCCAATGCTTATATTTACTACCTACTTCCAATTTAGTAGTTCTCTTTCTTGCAGAACAAGATTTACAACTAGATGATTTTCCATTTCTAAGTGCAGAAGCATTTATTTCATTTATAGCTCCACATTTGCATCGGCATTGTATGTACCTAGCTTTGTTTCTAGATGGAATATCTATGTTTATAACAGTCCAATCTCCAAATTCATCGCCGACTTTAATATCCAATTTTCTCATAGTTACAATTTATTTTATAATAATTACTATGACAAAGATAATGATAAATTTGGATATATCCAAACTTGTAGAAAATTTTTAATAAATTTTAGCCTTCCAGCAATTCACTGGATTATTCATAAATAATTACTTATTTAAGCCGCCACTGATATTCGACGGGTAGATTCTTGAGCAAAACTAAATACTCTGTGTCTTACAAACTCATTTGCAATAGCTCTGTCTAATATAAATCTAACTGTGATTCTTTTTTGATGATGTTCTGTAGGTTCACATAAATATCTAAGATCACCAAGCCAGTTATTTTCTACTAATACTCTGTAGTTAGTGGCGATATACACATTGGCTTTCCATTCTTCATTATGAATGATCTTCACTTTTGAATATGGATTGTGGATATAATGACTAACAAGATAATTTCCATAAGCTACATCAGTATCTTCTGGATCAAGGAAGACTCCAAGTGACTGTAAATAAACAGTTCCATGTTCTAATACACTTAAATGCTGCTTACTTTTAAGCATCTCAATAAAGTTCTTATAAGAATCTTCTGTTATCTTATTCTCAGATTTCCAACATACTCTTCCAGCTAATTCAACTTGTTTATATATACCCTCTTCTCCTGGGAGCTGTTTAATTATTTCAAAAGATGGATTAATTAGTTTCATTTGAAAGATTATATATTACATTATCATATTCATCCCACTCATCTTCATCGGCTTCTTCTATAGCAAAATCATAATACTGAGCTTCATCTACACAATTCCAAGCCTCTTCATAAGCCTCTGGATCATCTTCATAATAATATCCAAGATCTGCCATAATTTCTTCCATATGATCACCTTCTCTAAAATTATCATAAGCTAATTGTTCAGCCAAATCATATATTTGATCTTCACTATCTGCTATAACTCTGTAAGTTTCCTGTTCACCACACCAATTGGTGTCGCAATGTATAAAATATTTTCCCATTTTAAAAATTACTGTCTATTGCCATTGAAATATCTTCCATTAAAGTATCTCTTAACTCTTCATAATCTACCAAAGCAACTACTATTCCATATCCAAAGGATTTAACTTCTCTATTTGCCTCTCTGCGATTTTTAAATACTTTAATATTACCAGAATCATCTTTTATAATTCTAAAGTCTTTAGAATCATCATTTACAATAATATATCTCATATTTTTCTGTATTTAGTTACAACTATAGTTTCTTCATAAGGTTCTACTTCATATGGCTGATTATCATAAATATGCATTTGATATTCAGTATTAGCTTTCCACCAATCTATTTGAAAATACCTTCCTAATGCTTTAACAACAGTTGAAACTGGAGTGTTCCATCTATGAGGCTCTCCTCTTTCAACAGAGATTTCTTCAGTTTCCCAAAGCAACCATTCTATTTCCTCTTCGGACAGCTTAACTTTAGAATCTATTTTATTAATTATTAATTCTAACTCAGTCATAATTTTTCAATATATTTTTAATTTCTTCTATTCTACGTGTTATAGTTGATATAATACTATTAGTAAGCTCTTCTGAAGTATAATAACTAAGATATGTACCACAATCCCAGACTTCTATTCTAAGCTGCTCTGGAAAATAACTCTTTTTATGATGTTGTAAGAATTCTTCGAGATCTTTTAGTTCTTCACACAATTTAGTGATTCTTTTAGCTTCTTCGATTGTTAATTTAGACAATTGTGCATTCTCTTTTTCTACTTCTTTTTTATTTTTCCAAAACATAATCAAGGTATAAATAATATAGTTGGATTATTCTTATGTACATCCACATCTGGGTATTTTTCTTTAAATTTCTGTAGATTAAAAGATTTCATAATAATATGACTTCCATTTTTAGTTGGAACTATAGTCACGAATTTATTACCAATAGGTTCACATTCTGTTTCTATAAATCTAATCATATCATTGTGTTTTCTTCCTAATTCTTCATCTATATCAATGATAAATGTAGGATTATTTTCATATTTATATTGCCCACATACAGTAGTATAAGCTCTATGAATATGCTCATAATCCTCATTCATTATATGATCAGTTATATTCTTTAAAGTAGCCAATCCTATTCTTCTTAAGGATCTTCTATTTAAATTTATATAAGCTCTAGAATTAGTAACAGTGCAAAGATCCTTAATCTCTTTTTCATGTTTTCTAAGTTGTTCTTTACTCTTAATAAAGTAACTTCTAATTACCCTATTATTAGATCCTAGCTCATCATTCTCCTTCTTTCTTTTGATTAGCTGAAGAAAGTAAAAATCATCAGATGATTCAAATTTAAGAAGATTTTCTATTAAATCAAAATTATCAACCATTTAATTTAAATCCTTTAATTAAATTTGATAAAACAAAATATTCACAACTTTGTAAATAAGAAGGGCCTTCTGGATTCATTTCAGGATCAATTTTACCATATAGGTCATAAAGCTTTCCATATTTCCACCCATGTTTGGTTAGAATCTCTATGTATTTATTATGATACTCAGTAACACCCCAACAATAAGAAGCTCGTATAAATTCTTTTAGAATTTCTTTAGATTCACTAGATAAATATTCATAATCTAGATTGTAAAATCCAGGATTTGAAGATCTTCGAATCTCTCCTTTAATGTTGTAATAGATTTTTGCTAGTTTATCAACATCTATTTCAAAACGTTCGAAGGTTCTAATAGGATTAGATTCTTTCTTAACTTCTTCCTTTTTAGGCTCTTTCTTGGCTTCTTTCTTAGGAAGTTTTTCTATTTGTTTAGGCAAAAATGAAGTATATATCATTTGATCACTATTAAGTTTTTTATAAGAATTAACTATAACATCATACTCATTTTTATCATTTATTTCATAAAAGTTAAGATATTCATCTAATAGTTTATTATTCTTATTAGTAGTCCAATCAGTTATATATTTTCTTCCGTCTATCATATCATAACCATATACATAAAAATATTTATTACCATTACTAGATCTTCCTACTTGTTCAGAATTGGTTAATTTTATACGATACTCTCCTCCATTAGAGTCGTAGGAACTATTTCCTTTAAGAAATGCTCCAAAGTATTTGGAATTAATTTTAATTGCCATATCTTATTAAATTAAGTATTTCTTAACTATAGTAGAAAGTAAATTACCGTCAGCTAAAGGAAGTTTCTCCTTAATTTCTTTAATACACCTTCCCATCTCTTTCTTAGGAATTTGCTCATATTCTTCTATCAAAGGAATTCCGTTAACTTGATATTCAGAACTTTCTTTTTCTATGATATAATTATTCTTCTTAATCCAATTCTTAACTTCTAGATTTAGTTCAGATTCACTTGGTGATTTGGGCAGTAGTTTGCTTATGATTTCAGCTTCTACTATTTCAGTTGCAGCCAAATCTGATCTCCCTCCTTTAGAATATTCTTTAGCACTATCCAATCTCTCTCTTCTCATTTTATCAAGCAATTGAATCTCAGCTGCTTCTGTATAATCCTTAGCATTTTTTGCACTTTTGAACTCAGTTATTTTGGTTTTAATTGATCTATATACATTGAGTTCAATTTGGCTTTTGTTTTTCAAAGCACTTTTAATTAATTCATTTACATCTATCATAATTCTTTATTTTCTTAATAAATATTCTATACCTCTATCACAATCAACTACTTTGAGACCTTTTCTGAATCTCTTTCTTAATCCTTTAAATCTTCTTTTAATCAGAGTATTATGATATGCAAAAGAATAATCAGAGTAGTCCCAATCATTTACAATAGTCTTAGGATTGGGAAGTTCTAAATTATCTAAATCATTATATAACTGAGATCTTAATACATTATTTATAGATGATCTAACCCATTTCCAATACTTTTTCTTATAACTACCTCTGTCCTTATAAACAGGTAATTTAAAACTTCTACTCATGATTATTTCTTTCTAATTACCACTCCTTATATATTTTCTCTTTCTTAAGTCTTTCTGTATTAATATCCTTACTAGTTTCAATGACAAAGAAATCTAGCCATCCTTCTACTCTTTCCATATAGATTTCTCCTGCATAATCAAGTAATTCATCATCATCTCTTGGAGTATCTTCAGGAAACTCTCCACTTTCTAATGCTTCATTAATACAATCATCCAAACAATCTAATCCATGAGAACCTGCATACATTTCATAGCATTGAACCGCTTGTTCATAGGCACAATTTTCTGCCTCTTCTTTTGAGTCAAATTTAGAGGTAAACTCATAACTAGCTCCTCCAAATCCTCCACCCAATCCAGCATAAATATTATATAATTCCATATCAATCGGGATAAATTTCTTTATTTTTCAATTTAGATTTAAGAACTTCTACACTCATAAACCCATCTTCATAATAGGTTCTAGGTGTTTTATATTTATCATTTTGACACCTAATAATTTCCTCTAATTGCCTTTTAGTAGGTATATAATTCGAATCTGGCAATAACCATCTTCCACTAGATAATTTTATATAACCTAATTTTTCTATATTCCTACTAGAAGTCTCTCCATTATTTGTGTCACCATTACTAAGATGTCTCCATAATCTATCATCTAAATCATTATGATTTAAATCGGGACAACCATAGAAAGTTCCATCTGGAGCTAACCACCCACTATTCCACACAGAGTCTACTATATCATCAGAAACAATTTTATCAGTCTGATAAGTATCCCTTTGAGCTGTTCTATGTTCATCAAGATAATGAAATCCATTTTCTCCAGTTATTTGAATAAAATTCAGAGCTGTATGATTTTTATTTAATGCCAACGTATTTATAGCATAAAGAGGATCAAAATTTAATTCTTTCTTTTCAGGAACTTGAGGTAGTTCTTCTTCTACTCCTATTAATAAATTTAATAAAAGTTGTTTCCTATCAAGAGTGAAATTCTTTTTAACTAATTTGTTAAATTCTTCAAGTTCTTTAGGAATATTTTTAAAATCTCTACAAGCCACTGCAACATAGTTAATATAAAGATCCAAATCATTTAAATTGCTCTCATCACTATATATAGAAACTCCTTTAGAATATCCTATAATACTATCCATAGACTCTTTATATTTTTCTTTAAATCTTTTAGCTCTGGATTCTATAGATAATTCTTCATCAAGATTCTCTAAATCTGAATTATATATTAATGTTAAACCTCCTTTATCATCTTCGAATTTAGCAATTCCTAAACAACACTCTAATAATTGTTCATCAGTTAATCCTTCAAGTTCCTTTTGGATCTCCTTTAACTTGATTATCTTAAGATCAATCCAATATTCATAGATTAGATTATTTATAATATCTGCGTACATTATATCTTATAAATTTTGCAATAATAAGGATTATTTATATCAATGTCTAATTTACCATCCTCTATAAATCTAACATATTTAATACAATATAGTTCATTAGATTCACAATCTGCAACTGTTAATCTCCATAAACTATCGTAGGTATTACTAGAAATCTTCTCTTCTGAAACAAATTTACAATTGAGATTTTTATTGAATTTATTCTTAGAATCCATTGCTAAGATACTCATCCAGAGTTCTTTAGTAATTGGAATTTCTTTTATTTTCTTTGCTCTTTTTGCCATATTACCAATCTAAAACTGTTCCTATTGTTTTTGTTTCTTTAACATAATTCCAAATATCTAAAAGGATTTCTCTCCTTTGTTGGGCAGAGTACTCTGCATCCCACTTAACAAATCTTTCATAGATATTTAAAAATGATAAAGATTCTCTTTTCTCCCAACGATCTCCTCCATCATACTCTATTAATTTATTAAGAGAAAGAGGCATTTCATCTATCCAATCTCCATAATTCAAAAGATTGTTTCCTTCAATAAATTCTAGCTTCTTTTCAATTTCAGTATCATCCTTAAATAAATCCTCTAGAATAATATTTTTAAGAGATTCTATTTCTGATAGTGTATTACTGTAATCCTTCATTTAAATATTTATTTTATCTTCAAGAATTTCTGACTCTTCTGGGTCTTCTTCATCAAATTCTTGAATAATTTTCTTCAATTCAGTTTCTGGGATAGACTCTATTTCATCTAATAAGTCCTCATCAAACTCATCACCATCGTCTTCTAAATAATCATAACTATCTTCAAAAAGTTCCATAATATCTAAAATTTAAATTATTAATTAAATTCATGCACATAAGTTTTAATTAAATTACCTTCTCTAGAGTATAATTTACTTACTTGAATTTTATATCTATTGGGATTATTACTAATCATGTTAGCCACATAATCAATGCTAAATTCTCCAGACATAAATCCTTGATAAATTAGATTTAACTCTTGAGCAGTTGGTTCTCTTCCTTTTTCTTTATCAATATACTCTATAATTAAAGTATTGAAATCTTCTCTGGATAATCTCTTATCCCTAAATAATTTTTCTAATAAGTTTTTTATACTCATAAGTATCTATTTCTTACATTTTAAATGTTTAATTTTTTCTTCCAATAGTTCTTCAGAAAAATCATTCTTGTAAATCCAAATAAAATATTTTCCATGAGGAAATCTTCCCTTTGCAGCTCCAGATATAGTAGATGCGTCACAGGATAACTCTCTAGCTGCCTCAGCAGCACTAATAAACTCTTTTATAAATTTCCCCTCTAAAGAAAACTGCATTATAGTTTTATCATTTGATTTGCACTTAGCTCTAGATTTGTACTTTTGTAAATAACCATCATAATAGTCGGACTTTTTTACCCAAATAAATCCTTTATAAGTGACTAATTTATTAGAGCAACATCTACAAACATTATTCTCTTTTATATTCAATTCTCTGCCTATATCTGCAATAGAATCCCATTCTTTTACAAGGTTGAAATCAAGATCAAACTGGTATACTGGAACAGAAGTAGGATTATCTTTTCCAAACTTTCCATAATTTGGATGTTTCTCTCCTTTTCTCATTTCAGACATCTTTTTCTTAGATTCTTCAGAAAATTTATATCCAGAAATACCTTCTCCTCCAATAGTTAGATTATATCCGAAGTTATTTTCATTGGATTTGAATAAATGTATAAGTTCTTCTTCCTTTTTACATATTATTTTGTCTATCTCATCTTTATTATTTATTGTATTTAAATCTGTTTGAAATATAATTACTTTTGAAAAGTTTTCCCATCCATGCTTCCTTAAAGAATCATAAAAGTAGCTCTTGACCTTTTTAGTAAATGCATTGTATTTATGTTCATTGTATCTACTAATATAACTAGATAAAGTTTTTCCTATGTACACCTTTTTGGTAACATTGTTTATAAACATATAAACTGTTCCTATACATTCATCTTTTTTAGCTATTACTGGATTTTGGATAACTAATTTTTGGAGTATTTCAGACCCAAATTTTGTTTCATAATTATTAAAAGTTTCTTTGTTTTCCATATTTATTCTTTATTTATGTATATACAAATATACTGAATGAATATTTAAAAACAAAGAAACTTAAAAATAATTATAAATCTATTCTTACAGATTTAAATACAGGTTGAAGAGGAACTCCTTCATCACTTAAATAGAAGTAAGAAACGTCTCCCATCATTCCAATATAACTATCCATATTTTTTACATATTCCTCCTTAACTAATCTGTCTCCCATGGGTTTAGCTCTAAATCTCACGCCATGTTTTGTTTCCATTACAAAACACATGTCCTCAATGGGCCTTAATCCTGGTTCCCATCCTACTATAAGGAAAGAATCATCTAAATATTCTTTTACCTTAATCATTGCAGCAGTCCTTTTTCCATATCCATAAGGTGCATCAAGTCTTCTGATCACAATCCCCTCAAATCCTTCATTCACATATTCATCATGTCTCTTTTTAACATTAAGCCAACCAGAAACTGGAATATGTTCTACAAATTTTAAATTATCAGATTTCTCAATAATAGGCTCTAATTCCCAAAGAATTTCTAATCTGTCCATAAAGACTTTCTTATCATCAGCAATATCATATATCCAATATTGTAAATTTCTTGTTCTTTTTAGACTTTCTTCATCTGTTTTCTCTAACCTCACAGTACCAGAAATTCTCTGTAATGACCAACCATGAACATATATTTCCCCATCTAATATTATATTTGGATATTTTTCAAATATCTCTAATATAACTGGATCAGTTAATATATGCTGTACAGAAGCATCATAATCTTGTCCACCTCTAGAAGCAGATCTCACTCTCCAACCTCCTTCATTTTCTTCTCTATAAAGTAAACATCTTACTCCATCTATCTTCCTAGACCCATAATATTCCTTATCAAAAGCCTTAGTAGCTACATCCTTAAATGGTTTAGCTAACATAGGTTTGGGAACACCATTAGCATCAGTTTTTATATTAGGAAGAATTTCATTAATTTCATCAATAGTTAAATCTTTTAACTTCTTATGAAATAATTCTTTAACATCCTTATATCCTTTATCTAAATACTTTTTTAACTGAGATTTATATTCTTGAATTCCCTGTTCAAAAGGAGTTCTTTTTGCTTTCCCTTCAGTTATTATCTTCTCTGGTTGATCAGTTAATTTACCTCCTAATAAACCAGTACGTTTATTAATAGTAAATCTCTTACTTACCTGATCCCATAAACCAGTAGCATAAACTACTCTAACCTTTCCATTAGAATCTCTACTAATTAATTCAGTATTAAATTCAGATTGTGTAGACATTAATTTAAAAGATAAATATTATTCCTAGCTCTAGAAAGAGCCACATACTCTAATTGCCTAAATTCTTCCATATTATAACATCTTCTTAAATCACCAAAATCTATATAAACATTATTTATAGAACTTCCCTGCATAAACTACTCCAAACTTTCATTTGGAGATTGGATCATATCTTGAATTTCTTTATTACAAACTGAAACATCTTTAAAAATATAATTTCTACTTCTAGAAGTTTTATTTTTATTACTTCGTACCCCCTTTGTTATGTTTCCTGCCAAACTAGCATGAGTCTTATGTTTTTCTTCACCAAAGATAGAATCAAAAAATGCTGAAATTTCCCAAGGGTAATGAATAATTTTTATGAATTTATCAGAACTGTCAAAAATAGCAATATTATAGCAACTTTTACCTGCAGCAGGATTGTTTGCTCCCATTCTGGTTTTTGATAAATTTTCTGCAAAGCCTTCAGGTTTTGGCCTTCCTAAAGTTTTAGAACTAATCAAACTAGAAATTCTACTTTTGTTGATACTAGATTGTAATGAAAAAGTATCTCCACCTTCTCCACCAATAGTTTGATTTGTTAAATCCCATTTTGTTGCATATTCTTTTATAAAATCTTGTTCAATTTTATATAGATAATCATTTTGAACAATTTTAAGACATTCACAAATAGCTTGTTTTGGCCAAATTTTTTTAAAATATTCAAATTTTCTAGTCATTTTTCTCTTACCTTCTAGGGCTTCCAAGAAATGATTGTAGTGTCCTTGTAATCTATCTTTAGGAGCAGATTCTGTTGCTCCTATGTAAAAAATTTCATTTGTATCAGGATTTTTTAAAGCATAAATAAATCCTAATTCTACTAATTTAGATGTTTGATTTGGTAAATACGAAGTAGTTTCAATTTTAGTGTTTAAATCCATATTTTATAACTTTAAATTAATATTTATGACTATTTACTAGTCACAAATATATTCATAAAATATGGCATAAACAAGAAAATTCCCAACTTTTTCCAAAAATATTTTTTTTACAAAAATATAAATGTACTCTCTTACGAGATGATCTCTGAACCTTCATCCTTAATAAAGGAGCTTGGCTGCGGATTATCCAATTTTATCCTTTTTTACTTTACCTTTTGTCTTTCTCAAAAGCCATCTAGCTATTACTAACTAAATTTAGTAGAATAAACTCTAAGGACGTCCCCGTCAATTAAATTGGTTTTACAAGAGCCAGCGTTAACTCTTATGTGTAGATATTGCATATCCTAACTTAATAGTTGCAGATTTAACTAATCTATCCTCATAGAATAAATCAAATGGAGATGCAAAATATTCTTGTAATTCATAATATCTCTTCCATAATTTCCCATATAACTGAGATTTCTTTGGAGCTTTAACTGCTCTCATTCTAGTTCCTTCAAATAGATTAATGAAGGATTGTAGAATAGAGGGGTTAATGTCTTTTGATATTATAAATAGTTCTATAAATGTTCTAGGATTATTTGGGTCACTATAAATCATATCTCTAAGAGTTAGAACATATCCATCCAATGGAAATGGAAATATTTCACTAGCTTCTTTAGTATATCTTTTTACATCCATAACTATATAATCTAGTGAATTATATATTTTCTTATATCCATTTTCAGAATAATTATCATATCCCATTACAAATTCCCCAACACAATAATCAGTAGTAGGTTTCTTAAAGATTACATTATGAAGAATTTGATTATATGTTTCTATTCTCTTATTAGTATATGTTAGTATTTTAATCTTATAAGGATCTTGTTCTGCTATAGCTTGTTGATATTCTTTTGCAGCTTTGATTATAAAATCTTTAGCATCATCACAATTATATAATGACCCATAATCAGATTCAAAGCTTTTGAATGAGTAATAAGGAACTTTTCTTAGGTCTTTTAATACATATAGAAGAGGAGCTTCATCCTGTTGTCTATATATTTTAGTCAACTCAACTTTATTATCAATTTCAAATACTTTAGATATAGCAATGTCATTAACTCCTTTGAGCTGAGCTGAATCTCCTACATAAAGAAGCTTTACACCTCTTTCCTCTATTAACTCTTCTTTGATAAACTGATACAAATCACTTGTGATCATACTACATTCATCAATGATAATTAATCTAGGAATATGCATTTTGCTTTTCCCATTAGTTAATCCACATTCAAATTCTAATTCTCTTAGATTTAACAGCGGTATTTCTATATTAGGTCTAAGTTGTAATAACTGATGTAAAGTTAAAGTTTCTGTTTTAGTTAACTTTTCTAAACTTAGTCTTGCCTTATGAGTAGGAGCACAAGCTAGATAATCCCAAGAATGATTTTCTAGATAGGCTATAACTTGTGAAAGACAGGCTGACTTCCCTGTTCCTGCTCCTCCTATTAGTAACATTTCCTTTTCTTCTCCACGATTATCAGTAATAAATTTAATAATCTTAGTTACAGCCTGCATTTGTTCATAACTCAGTTCAAAATCTAGAGTATGAAATCCTTTAACCTCTTCTTCTATTTCATCTGGCTCTGGAATATCAATGTCTTCATCATATTCATCTAAGTATGATTCATCCTCATCAGAAAGTGTAGATTCAAAAGCTTTAAAGTCAACCATTTATTTTACACCAGTATGTCCAAATCCACCTTTTCTTCCAGTTTCATCTAAGGAATCTGTTTCTTCCCACATTATCTGATCTACTTTAGATAGAATAAATTGGGCAATTCTTTCATTATCTTCAATAACTACTGGATCTGTACCATGATTAATTACAATAATACCAATTTCATTACGATAATCACAATCAATACAGCCAGGAGTATTAACTAAACTAATACCTTTCTTTAGTGCCAATCCAGATCTAGGTTGAACTCTGATCTCATACCCTTCTGGAATAGCTACTCTTAATCCTGTAGGAATTAAAGCTCTAGATCCTGGGTCTAATATTAAATAAGAAATAGGATGATTATCTCCTTTGAATATAAACTGACAATCTCCAAAAGCTTGAATAGGATTTTCTGGAGTAAGTCTAGCAAAATCCGCTCTTACATCTAATCCAGCAGCACCTACAGTTTCATATTTAGGTAATTGTTTATCCTTATTCATTCTTATTACTTGAACTTTTACTTTCGCCATATTACTTTCTTTTAGATTTTATACCATTTAGTGATTTAGAACCTTTGCCCTTACCACTATATTTACCATCACCCTCTTTTATCTTAGATTTAATCTTAAATATTTCATCAAAGTCATCTTTTGTCTTCCAGAGAAGGTTTTTCATTCCTGAGTATTTATATCCTATAGAATTTGGGGTAATATTCACTATTTCTATCTGAATGTCTTCCTCTCTTCCTTCGACTAGAATAATGTCATTGATTATTAAATCTTCAGATGTCATAATAATTCTTCTTCTGTTACCCTACAGAATTGGAATTCTGCATAGAATTTATTAGCCAATTCATTTAAAAATTCTGCAGTATATCCAGATTTTTCCTTAAACAGTTTTTCAACCTCTGCTTCTCTTTTATCAAATTCAGATTGGGAGGCAAGCCAATCAAATGGGCCAAGTTCACACTCACAATCATCATAAATATCTATAAGTTTATAATATAATGCTTCTTCTTCATCTGTAGCTTGATACTGTTTCTCAATTTCTTTAACTAAATTATCAGCATCTTCCTTATTTCTAAATACTCCTTCTATTCTTTGATATTTATCATCATATTGAGAAAAGAAAGATTCTACTATATATACATTCATTTTGAATAACTTTTAATTAATTCCTTAATATCTTTATTAGTAATAACTTTATTTACCTCTCCATAAGATACATATAGCATATTATCTTCTTCACTTCCATCAGTGATTTCCATAAAAGGCATATCTTTTGCTGCATATCTATTTAATATCACCCATCCCTTCTTAGCCTCTTTTGGGTAAGACATATCATATACATGAACATCTTCTGATATATCCTTAAATAGCTCTTTTAGATCTATATCTTTTGTAAGACTATTGTAAATAAAGTTTATTTTCATATAAATAACATTAAAATTAGAAACATTAAATACGAGAAACCATTAAATCTAATCTGATTTTCTATAAATATCTTCAACCCTTCATCAGATTCTTCTCTAATCTTTTCAACTATAGTATCTACATTTTTGTAGATACTATAGTGAAGGTATACATAAATTCCAATAGCTATTGCTAATACAATTTTAATTAACATGTTTATAATACTTTCTAGTTATATCATGTATTATTAGATCATAGTGATTAGCGTGATCTAGTGTATTATCAATTATATGAGATATTTCATATACAGCTTGATTGGTGTTAGGATTAGAAAGATCTCCAAACTCTTCTTTATAAGATCCGATTTTAATGAATTTAAATAATCCTAAATCTAAATGTTCTGGAATAGAATCTAAATAATCAGACCAATAAACAGCAATGAAATGTTGTTTAGATCTTGTTCTTAATTCTTTTACAATTCTATTTATCCTATGAGCATCATTAATTAAATCATTAAATATAATCATAGAATGATTAGATTTTAGATTATCTAAAATATCTCCAACCTTAGTATTGAAGGTAATGTCTTGAATTAAGTATTTGTCTGTAGAATCACAGATATAAGGTACTATATAATCCATTACTTCTCTTCAATTGATAATATATCTGGATCTGAATCTAACATTTCTAAAAAATCATTATCTATCATAGTGGAATTTTCTAAAACTTCTGAATAATTTTCAAGAAGAATTCTTTCTGCTTCTTCTTCAGAATCAGCTTCAATAGTAGCCTCATTAATTGAGTACCATTTTTCTATTGTTCCAAATTTAACCTTATACTTCATATTATAATTTAGTTATATCACATTGTCCACCACTACAAGATGCACCTGCCATTTCATCAGCATTAAGTAGTACATTTTTCCATTTAACTTTAGTCCAATCAATAGGAGTATAATTCTTAGTTATATCACACCAATCATGATAAAGTTGAACAGATTTAAGAGCATTAATCATTAACTTATAATCTGATATAAAATACTTATCAGCATATTTTTTCATTCTTCTCATGATCTCTCTTTTGGCATTAAGATTAGATACATGATTAAATGCAGTTTTGTCTAGATATTTCTTAACCTCTGCAACTGGAATCTCTACACTATTATCTAAAAGCTCTTCAATAAATTCTTCTGAATAATTTAATTCAGATAATAGTTTAGTCCAATTTCTATATTGTTGATAAGTTGCTTCTACCCATTTAGAGTGTGGTTGAGAATCTAGTTCAGAATCCTCTGATACATTAATTTCCTTAATATATTCTTTAGCATCGGCAGAAGTAGCATACAACTTTTCTCCTCTTCCATTAAATGTGTCACAAGCTTTCCATAAATTTCCAAATACTTTTTCTGCATCAACTATTAATCCAGAAGCAAAGATAATTCCTTCTCCATATTTACTGATTAATTCAGAAGGTAATAATACTTCTGTATATGGAGGTTGATTAAAGTCTAGATCACCTGATTGAGGAATGAATGAAACTCCAGCTAGTGTATGTCTATGATCATATATATATTTAGCAACAGTATCCCATTCATAATCCGGAACTATAACAGTGTTAGATACATTATTTTGAATAGGATTGTTTTTTATCCTATTTCCTGCTGCAATCCAATTATTATATAATATATGGACTACATCTAATTGTTTTGTGCCTAAAAGTTCTGACTTTAATACTACATCATCATCTTCCTCAATGGCGAACATAATACAATCATCTGTATGATTATTAGACCATACTGACTCTACTACTGACTTAGGATTAAACTTCTTATAAACCTTACCAGCTTCCTCTTCCTTATTAACTTGTACTCTTCTAATATATCTTCTTGCGTGAGCACCATGACAACCTGGAGTATTACCAGTCATAGAAGAAAAATTACCATCCATATGTATTCCATTTAAATCGCAAATTTAAATGCGTTCTCTTATGAACTGCTACATGTCACCATGTAGATTAGACTATATCATCATCTTTCTCAACTGAGTTAAGATGCTTCCCGCTTCCATCACCATTAGCTTGTGATGTACTCTCTTTCGAGATAGTCGTTGAACCTTCTCCTAATATAGGAGCTTGGCTGCTGATTGACTTTATAGAAAAATTTACTAATAATTCTTTATCATCATTTTTAAACTTTTCTTTAAGTGTTTCCAGCAATTCAAGAAGTTTTTGTCTTATCTTTTCAGATAAGATGCCCAATAAACTAATTTTGCCTAAATGTAGTTTTTGATGACATGAATCACATAAACAAATTAGATTATCAGAAAAATGTGCATCTTTAGGTTTATCAAACAAATAATAGCTAATTATGTGATGTGCATTTAAATTATATTTTTCTGCACATCCACAAATAGCACACTTATTGTGGTCTTGAAGAAATTTATTAGAAATAGTTTTCCAACCTCCTTTATAACAAATTCCAGATTTAGACCCTGTAGTATAGAAGTGATTCCTCTTCCCACTAGATACTAAGGATCTATAATCTTCATTAGACATTATATCAAAGTTATCAATATTTAAATTTAAAAAATTTCCATCTTTAGGAATCATTACATATCCATCTGGAAAAGGTCGCCTGTTATATAATTCCCATAATATTATATGAGCTTTTACTTGTCTTCCAGAAGAAGCTCTTGGATGATTTTGTATTGATATAACATATCTGGCAATTTTCCTATTTTTATCAGCGTAATTAATCACTAAATTATTCCTTAATTTAAATTCAATAGCATCCTTCAATTTTGGAATGTCCCACCAATGATTAATATCAGATTTATATTTTTCTATAATTCTTGAATTATAATCAGATATCTTAGGATATGGAAGTGTTATATTATTTTTTCTTAGATAACTATTTATATTTCTAATAATATTATCTTCTCTAGGTAAACCTATTAAATCACACACTTCTCTTGCAGAAAACATATCGTTTTCTACTAGACTTTTTAAATTTTCTATTTTCTCTAATTTTAGTATTAATTCTGTTTTCATATTTCTTATCTTTTAATAATTACAAAGATAAGAAATTACAACATTTAAACCTAATTATTTAACAAAATTTAACTTTTTCTAGGCTTAACAGTAGTACATCTACTAGACTCATTTATTCCTAATATCTTAGCTATTTTAGAATTTTGTTCCTTGACAATTCTTGCCCCCTCTTGAAGAGTTTCTTCATGTAGTAGAACCTCAAGATTGCACATAATACCACTAATTGAAACTCCAATTAATGGATCATTTTTAACTAATTCTTCAGTAACAGATCCTAAGAATGGAAAGCTTTGATACGCAGCTTGAATAGTAGCAATTGTTGCTGCATCTTTACATGCTTTGTAAAAATCCTCCTCATTATCCATTTCTTTACCAGAAATAGTAACTAAATTACAAAATTGCCACCCGCTCTTACCATTAATAGTTGGCTTAAATCCAATTTCCCCACAAGGATTACAGCCTAACCCTTTATCACTTCTCCAATAAAATCCTGGTTCACCAAACTGTTTAGTAGCTTTAAATATTTTAATAAATGTTTCCCAAGATGTGGAATCTCTCTCTAATACAGCAGAGGCATTATACCTACCTCTTTGTGGATTAGAATAAAACCAATCTCCTGTCTTAGAATTAAACATATCCTCATCATCTGGATCAAATAATATGATCACAGCTGATCTTCTGACACCTCCAGATAATACAGAATCAGCACAATATGCAATAATGTCTGTAACATTTAGTGGAGTTAGTTTTTTAGGTCCCTTGTAAACTCTATCTAATAGATTTTGAATATTTATAATAGCATTTCTTAATCCATCAGGTCCAGGAGCTACAAATCCTCCTGATATTAAACTACCACTAGGTCTAATTAAAGAATAATCAAACTTAGGATACGGAGTTCCTTTTATAAAATAATAATTAATTATCTGCTGAATAGCTAATGCCCATCCTTCTATAGAATCTTCTATTTGAAAAGTTTTAGTTTCCTCAGATAATTTATCTAACATCTTAGGAAGCTTAATTACATGTTGTTTCTCAACACTTACTCCAGCTCCACACCCACACAATAAAACCCACTCTATCTCCTTAAATACTTCTAATCTATCTGCATATGTAAAAGCACAATTATACTGTCTACAGTGCTTATTTAGTATAGGACTACCTCCAAATTGCAATGCTCTTTGAGATCCAAATACTTTTTTAGATTTGTAAGATTCAAAAGCTTCCATAAAGTCATTGGAAAACTCAGCATTCTTAAATGCTTCTGGATACTTTTGAGTTAAATATGTAATATGCATATTCATAATTCTATCTACCGATTCTTCAAAGGTTTCTTTTCTTCCTAAGATAGAATTATATTTAGCATATTTACTTTGAAAGATAAAGTCGTTTAATGCTTCCTTCATTTAACAATTAATTAACATTTGATTTAACAATAAAGTTTTCTCTGCTGTATTGATAATATCTTTACTATCATGAGATATAATATCTGTAAATGCATTGTATATTAGGAATAAACTGGCTTCTTCATCTTCTGGAATATAATAATCAGAATCTTCTTTAATAAATAAGTCCTTATAAGCATCAACAGCAGTAGCAACAGATAACTTAGCCTTACTTAATCCTGAATTATATTCATTTCTAAGAACAAAATCACACCAATGGCCTAATTGTTGTTCAATAGATGCTTGACTTCTGTCTATATATGTATTCTTTAGTTTCTTTAGAGTGGCCTCAAGATCGGAAGTCAATTCCATGATATTTTTAATAGGAGAATAGTCTAAATGTTCAGCAGGTTTAATTTCCTGAACATTTAAGAAAGAAGGATTAAACACACATAAATTAGTGCAAGCCATATTTAATCCACCTCTATAGATTTTATATACAGGCTTTCTTACATCCAACCCATAAACTAAACCTATTACTTCTTTATGATTCTCAAAAGACCAATAAGATTCAGGTAATATTGCTTGTATATAAACTCTATTATAGGTTATATCCTTAGTATCTTCTGTAAGAGTTATTTGATCAGGGAGCTTTACTTGACAGATGAAGTTGTCTGTAAATTTAGACATTTTATCTATAAATGGTTCTACATAATCTCTGGTGGCTAAGTAATCTTTGTTTTTGATTTTAGTAGCCTTACCTTCTAGTAATTTATTTAATGTAATCTCCATATTTATTTAAGATAAAAATAATTTCCATTTACATCAAAATAATCGTCTACAAAAGTCTCACAGTCTATATATGGAAGAATTTTGTCAATAATTTCATGAGAAATATTTAACTGGTAATAAAGATATGACTCTACTGCATCTTCAAAATTGGAATATCCTTCAAAATAATCAAGATATTTTCCAAGAATTGAATCAAAATCAACATCTAGGAAATCTGCCCAACTATTATATCCTGGTTGTGCTTGAAAATGCAGACCATGATAAATAACTATTTGGTCCCAATACTTATATTCATCAAGTTTTAAACATAGTTCAAAAAATTCTTCCATCTCTTGTTTATCTTCAGGAGGATCAATACCCAAATACTCATCATCCATAAATTCATCATCTAAACAATAACTTTCAGCTCTATCATCAAGTGTTTTGGGAATGGCTTCCCAAAATTCCTCAAACTTTGTATACTCATTAGTATCAAAAGTCTCATTATCAAAATGTAGCTCCATATTAATTCAATTTAATTCTTCCTTCTAAGATTTCTCCCTTAGTATTAACAATATCATAATCTAAATAAGCATCGTTATCTCCAAAATTAGCCCCAGTCCACTCACTACTTCCTAACATACATCCTACAGATCTATATCTAAACTTAAATCCAAAGGTGGTAGCAGATTGATGTAGATCACCTTTGATAAAATTAGCCTTAGATATTCCAAATTTATCTAACATAATATTTAAAATATTTAACTGAGCTTTAGGATCATTATTCACGGTTAATGGAAGATTCTTAAACATATTTAAATCATCTTTACCATGAGTAATAATGAAATTCTCATTATATACTTTAAATAAACTATATACCTCATCAGATATATAAGTTTGAACATTTGGATACCTATTATTTAATAAATTCTCAAAAGACTTTTGGCAAATCCATTCTCCAGTTCCTCCATGATTACTTTCTCCTACTGCATAATATCTAATCTTCTCAAATTTAAGATTAGCATGAATAAGATCAAATAGATAAGTCATGGCTTCCATAAACCATTTGTAAATCTCTTTATCTCCTTCTTGAATTTGAGGTAAAATATGTCCACCTCTAGAAGTTTGACCCCCAAATCCGTCAATAGTATCCCCTAAATTAGCCACAATGATTTCTTCAAAGTGCATATTTAAGAACGGAGAAATCATTTTATCAATTCTTCTCTTAATTTCAGGAAGATCATAAGGATGATAGAACGTAGAAGTAGGTTTCAAATAACATCCAATGTGCCAATCTGAGGGATATAATATCAAAGTCTTTCCAGAGTTTGGAATAGGAGACATTCTCTTTATTTCAAATCCTCTAAAATCTATATCCTTAGTCCACTCTTCAATATTAGATCTTTCTTGTTTTAACTTCTCAATCTCCTTTGCTTGATCAGTAATAATACTGTTCTTATATTTAATTTCATCCTTTACAGCACTTTTGGCAACTCTGTCCACAGAATATTGGAGTAAAAGTTCTTTTAGCTCTTCTTCTGTATGAGACTCTACAAAATGAGGAGCAAATGGTTTACAGTCTTTGGTGATTTTGAATGCTCTAAGAACTTTCTTCAACTCATTAATATTAAATTGTGGGAAAGATTCTAATACCTTTCTAGCACTCAATTTAGCACCCTCATTAGAATATTGGAAATATAGAGTTTGCATTTGATTCAAGGTTAAACTTCCCTCAATAGGATCTTTACCATGAACTAATATTTTATATCTATATTCTTTAATCTTACCGTCTAATCCTCTAACACTCTCTCCAACAACTCTCCCTTCGAATTCATCTTCTTTGTCCTCTACACTAATGATTACTTCACCCTCTTCTTCAACATTCTTTTTCTTCTTTTTGGCCTCATTATATACATATGGAGAAACTCCTGAATTTTTAGCTAATTCTTTATACCAGCATCTTAATCTATCTAATTCAGATTGTGGAATAACATCCTTACAACTAATATATAATCTATTATAAATATATTTTTGTGTTAATCCATAATTAGATTCTAAATCTTCAAATGTTTTTATGCTAGAATCATCACAAATATTAGCTAAAGCCTCTTGAGATATTAATTTTTTCGCCATTTTCAAAATACACTTTTAAGGCAGTTACGCCGTTAATACTTTATGTTTGTAAAATTATAAATAAAAAGAGGCACATGATGATAACTAGATCACCATGTGCCTCTGAAAGAAAGTCTAATATGATTGATTATTCTTTTTCAAGTCCAAATACATAGAATTCTCCTTGTTCTGCTGATTTAGAAGGTGTATAGATACATCTGAATAAGATTTCTCCATTCTTAGAATTTTCATCCTCTACAACTTCTTTGGTTTTTCTACAAATATAATCTCTCTTGTTAGCTGTAGTTAAATCTTTTGCAATTGCTTCAGCTTCTGCCTTAGTAGTAGCTTCGTTATTTACAACTTTACCAATTTCTCCAGTTTCGTCGTTATACTCACATACATTATATTTGGTTTCCCATTTAGTTTTTCCTTCTTTCTTATAAGAAATTACGCTATAAGGGCGAAGTCTTGTATCCTTTTGAGCTGGATTTTTAACAATGTAAGCACCACCACCAGAGGTCATTTTCTTAGAATCAATAAATTTTTGACAGAACTCAATAAACTTAGCACTTCCAAATGTAGGTTGTCCTTCATTTTTCCATTTTGTAGTTGCATTGTGTTTGATCTCTAAGTTAAGGTCTTTCATTGCTTCCTCTTTATCATACCCATAAACAATTTCAGTAACTAATTTTGCCATAATCATTAAAATTTTAAATTAAACTATTATAATTAATAAATATATTTTCCCTTAATTTTATGATACAAAGATAAGGGAAATCTTCATACTTTCCAAATTTTATTAAAGAAAAAATTTCTTAAATTCACAGAAAAAATTTCTTAAATTTCTTGGATTTATCTAACTCATTAATATTTATCTACTAAAATGGAAGGAGTAAATTTAATATCTTACAGATTTCATTTTTAAAATCTTCTGCTGTCTTTAGCCCAAATGTATTAACCTTATCACATCCTTCTGCTAAAGATTCTGCAAACGGTAGAAAATTCACAAACCATTCCTTATCTAAATCACATAGTTTATCTTTAAGAAGCTTTGGGATAAATGCATCCATTGTCTCCTCTGGATGATTCTTCTTATAAGCCCTAAATATTGCATTTAATAAAGATACCAACACTAATCTATTATCTAAATCAGGAACTGTTAGTAATCTAAATCCAAATGTTCTATTTATAAAAGCTTTCTTCTCATCATAGGTAAGTAAATTAAAACTATTACAGGCATCATTAATCCTGTATTCATTCAATTCTTCTTTTTCCATGATGTTATTCTTTTAATAATTTCTCTCTATTATATTCAGCATAAGCTGCATATTTCAAGAGTTTTGCAAATTCCTCAAAACCTTTCTCTGCCCATTCATTAGTTACTCTAAAGACGGAAGTAGAATAATTGGGAACTGTTGATACTACAATCATATTTAGGTTTGTAGTAAATTCCTTTAAATCTATATTAAACTTTCTTTTTACATACTGCCTTAAAACCCATATATACATACCCATCTGGCGATAGTAATGATAGTGTTGGAATGATCCTTCTAAGAATTCTCCAGTTTCATTTCTAATACTTCCGGGGAACATATAAACAGCCTTTCCAGTAGTCTTTAAATCATTAAGTGTTAAATATTTGTTATCTAAATCTATGCTCCAGTTGTCTATTTTGATCTTTAATGCTAAATCTTGAGAAACTATCTCTGCATTTGGATCAGTTAAACTATTAGGAAACTTAACTGTTACATTAATAAATATTGCATCTTCATTTCTATTGATTATATCATATCCCATAAAGTTGAAGGCATCAGGACGTAATAGATTCATTGCATCTTCATTCCTTCTTAACTGTTCTATACAAGATAATACAATTGGTCTAGTGGTCTTATCTAATACAATTTGTTCTTTAGAAGGCTTAAAAGACTGCAATCTTTTTAAATATTTATAATAATCCCAACCACTTTCTAATAGAGTTCTTAATCTCTTTTTAGTTAATTGATTAGTATAATATCCAACATCCTCCGATGCAAATATAATAGATTCACCTATTTTGTAACAATATTCTCCTTTTTCGTTTTTCTTATTTCGGTAATAAAAGATTCTATCAATCATCATTCCAGCTTTTGCAGTTGGTTTTAACTGATCAGAGATTTCAAAACTCTCTTCTTGAAGAATAACTTCATGAACTGCAGTTCCAACTGAAAGTGATGTAGATGAAGCAGATTGTAGACCTTTCAAGTATGTTTCAAAAGATCCTCCTTCATCTGGATTGATTAACTTTAACTTAGAATTAGATATATAATTTCTATATTCTGAGCTAAAGTAAGTTTCATCATCTATTTCCTTACATTCAACTGAATCATAGTCTGGTATTATTTCAAATTTATTTAATACTTCTTCAGAGATCATTTATTGCTGAATATCATAAATGATTCTTACTTCATATTCAGAAATGAGTTCGGATAAAATACTATCTTGATTTAATATAGATCTTACTTTTTCTAGTAGAAAGTCTTTTACACAAATTGCAATTTTGTACTCTCTTTCTAAATAAGTAGGGCAATATACCATAACATATAAATCGTAATAATCGAACTCATTATCAAAATCTTCACTTTCTAGTATTTTGTCAATAATATATTCTTTTAATATAGCATTTGCAATAGTGCTACAATCGAAGAACTCATTACTTTGACAAAGTTGTTCACTTGCATCCATAATACCATCATCAGAAACAGGAAGATCAATTATATCCTTTATAAATTGATCATCTACTTCAAATATCAGCTCTAAGGTCCTTTCTAAATTGCTCATATTTTTCTTTTATTTCATTATAATTTAATGAATAAATCCTAAGATCTGTATTGAAATGTCTATTGTGAGGAGCATCTATTAGTAGTGTAAATACACCTGACTTATTACAACTCTTAAAATTAGATACTGAATCATCAATAAATACATCACATTTACCTTTAATAAGTCTTGCTTTATTACCATGTTGATATAACATTTGATAAATAGGCTTATTCGGAAATCCATTTTTACTTAACCACTCTTTAGTATAAGATTTTGGATTCACTCTTTTAGTACAATATGCAACTATTGGAGATTCAACATCTCTTAATTTAGGCACATTTAACCAAAAATCTTTATTATGCCTCAATTTAAAAACATTTCTAGTAATTACATGATCTATCAATCTATAAGGATGATGATCTGTATCAAACCATTCTTTATAATACTCCATCCAGGAATTTATTGTATCATCAATATCTATAATAATTCTTAAATCTTTCACTTTATTTTAAAATTATAAATCTTTTTAATATGCTCCAAAAAGTCTTCTACAGAGTAAGTACTTTTCATCATATTACACTTTCCACAACAAGGAACACAATTATCTAATGTATATCCGATATTAGAATCTATTCTATCTATCCCATTATGTTTAAATTCTACATAAGATTGTCTAGGCTCCTCTCCACAATATTCACAATTTTTAGTAACAATATTCAAGAACTCCTCTTGAGATAGATTAAACTCTAAATTTCTTTTAATTGCTCCTTTTTGATAATTGTAATATAGTCTATTTTTATCTGCTTGATTATTAGGTAGTCTCCTTCCACAAGTTGGGCAGCCTCTTCCAGAAAGAAAGGAATCTGGTCTAATAGAGAAGTCCCCATGAATTGGACAAGTTATTACTATGTTTACTTTTTGCCCTTTATAAATAGACTTTTCATAGGAATATTTATCACCATGAACTTCTTTAGATTTTTGTATGAATTCCTCTTGTGTTAATCTTCTTTTTTGATTACTTTGATTATGTCCGCAATAGGGACAACCAGTTTTACTTCTTAAATGGGTTTCTGGAGTAGTGAAAAATTCTCCATGTATTGGACAAATTATACACACCTCTGTTTTATTATTTACATAATCTACTTTAGAATAATCAAACTTATTATTGAATTTTTCAGATGCTTTGGATATAAAATTTTCTGCTCTTTTAGTCATAAAATTGTAATTTAATTATTAATTAATATTACAAATATAATAAAAGAGAATTTATTATCCAAACTAAAAATAATACATTTTTAGAATTTATTATTAATTTAATTGTGTTAGTTCCAGTTGTGGTGCTATTAATATTTATTTCATTGAGACTTAGCAAAAAGAGCCTGATCAAAATAGGTTCAGGCTCTTATGTTAAGGTATTAGAAAAAAT